TCAAAACAACTTATTTATATAACTTATCCATCTGAGACGGGTAGGTTTTTTAGTTATATTTACTAATTTAAGTATAGAGTTTGGCTCCCATTTTTCACAAGTATCATATTGTGAATGGTATCGCAAATTACTACATAGAGAATAATTATCACATTGATTACAAGTTTTATTCTCTAACAAGTTTTTAGCAATATCATTTATCACAATATGTTTATATCTCCATTTTTAAATTCAACATGTTTTAATTTAGGTAAAAGAAGAGTATTAAATGCAATATCATAAACATATTCAAATTCTGCTGTTGTAAAAACATGAATAGTTGTTGTCCACGGAATGTCCTTTTTCTGAACTGCATAGTATCCAGCATTATAGGCAGCAAGAGACATATTCTTATCTTTAACAGTGTCCAAAAGCCACTTAAAACATGATAAAGCTTCTTCTGTATTTTTCTCTATATCAAAGAAATCAGCTCTAGTCCAAGTTTTTCTACTCCCAGAATTGAGTTGAAATAGTCCTCTATCCCACGTCCCATTTCTATTTTTACGTTCAGCATTAGGTGTAAATTCAGATTCTCTTTTTGCAAGAGCAAAAGCTGTATTTATAGAAACATCATGCTTGATTGCTTTTTCAATAATAACATTTGTTATTTTTCTTGATTTAGTATATTTATCATAGAATCTTAATACCTTTTCATATTCATCTGGCCAGTTTTTTTCTAAAGATATAACTAAATTGTTTATATCTTGGCCATTAATAAATACATTCATATTCACGTATTCAATTTTAATTCTTTCAACTTCTTTTTCTACTATAATTGGGAGTGTAATTACTTTTTCTTTAGCAGGAATAGAAAATGCTGTATACATTATAATCATGAGTATAATAAACAGATTTATAGTGAGTTTTCCATATTTTAACATTAATTCTCCTAGTGATATTATTTATGCTTTTATATACAAGATAATAGCATGTTATTAGCTGAAATCAATAAAAACTTAAAAAATAAAGATTTATTATCTTTTGTATCAAATAACTTTAATTTCTTTATAAGGTATCTTTACAAAACCGTTGAAAAAGTTATACCTTGTAGTGTTAAAAGTATAAATGGCAATGATATTGCTAATATGGGTATCATCATAGACTCTTTATTATCTAATAAATATGCTTTTGATTTTTTCTCTCAAAACCATGATATGTCACTAGACACTACCACCGGTGAAATAAACATAGAATTTCATGAAGATAATGGCATCTTTAATATAAAAATATATAGAGATAGTGTCAATTCATTTACTAATTTTGCATATACACTAGAATCTTCTTTTAGTGATTTTGCACAAAAATTTGAAAAAGCCATGCTAGAAATTAAATCATCAGGTTTTAAAAAGAAAAAAGAATTATCATTTGCTTCTACAGATATGAAAGCTTTAAACGCTTTCTTGAAAAAAGTTTATTTAAGATTTAGTTTTAAAAAAGCAAGTAAAACTAGTGATTCTTGGAAAATAGAGATATTCTCAGATACATATAGTTTATTTATTAAAGATATTGTAAAAAAGAGGGTATTACAAGATGATGAAAAACTTGTACAATTTCAAATAGATTTTTTAAAAAAGCACGCTAAATATATAGTTGATTTTTTTGAAAGAAGAGGTTATTATATAGATGAAATGTGGAGTGCTAATTTTTATATAATATTAATGGCTAAAAAAACTCAAGTAAAAGATAGAAAAGATATTATTATAAAAAAATTTGATACTCTTGAATCAGAATATGATTATTCTTTAGATGATTTTTATCAGTTAGTTATTAGAAAAATGTTTGAATAAATGGAGGCTAGTTATGATATTTTTTAAAGACAAGTTGGAAAAGTTTTCATCAAGAAAATATAAAATAGTTGTATTTTGGAATACAATGTCATTTATTGCTCTAGTAATTCAAGCCTTATTATCATATTTAGGTAAACCAACAGTAGTTCCAACTGAAATTATTATAGGAATTACAGGAGCATTAAATGCTGGTTATATGGGTGTTAATCTTTTAGAAAAGAAAACACCTAGTATAACTGAAAAATAGGAGGAAATATGTTTAATATATTTTTTGGATTGATAATTATAGGTCTTGTTTCTTTTTCAATTAATCTTTTCTTTAAAATAAAAGGTGATAAGAAAAATGATATTTTTGATTTGATTGTAAACAGCTTGTTTAATAAGATGACAATAGTTTGTTTTTCAGGTGCAATTGTTATATACTCAATTTTTAGTCTCTCTCCATATTATGCCTCACAAAGTGATTTGTATTTAATTGATGCCTATAATAAAAACATTGTCTTATACCAAGGTTATGTTGATGAATATACATCCTCGGCGCAAAAACAAATAGAAGAATATCAAGCAGCTCAATCACAAATGGCAAGAACAGCAACTGCTGTCCAAATGCAATTTTGGAGTCAACAAATTGATGCTATAGGTAATAGTATAACAAATAAAATTAAAGAGTTTAATGATATGATTGTTGAACAAAAGGTTGCTATAAATAATGCACAATCAAGAATAGAAGGAAGGGAAAGAAACAAGTTCTTTTTTCTAATAAAATAATATGTATGAAACAACAATACCAAAAACTGGCAGTAAAAACGGCGATATAAGATATTTTATCTTCTTTAATGATCACATGTCACCTATAGAATATACATTACAAAAAGTTCAATGTATGAAAAGATGGTGTGATGATGTTAATAAAACTTATGTCACAATATGTCTTATATTAAAGGATTATTTTTCAGGAGAAAAAAGTCGTGAAGGAGCATCAACTTATGTTGATCACACATGGCAACTTCAACCTAATGAAGAAATGGCTCAACATCTCTTATTAAGACTTATGTTTTCAGCAGGTCAACATTTATCATTTAATGATGAGTGTCCATTTTAGAGATATCAAAAGTATAGTATAATAAATTCACAAGGAACTATTATCTGAGTATTAATACAACAAAGTGAGGCATCTATTAAGGCACAATTATATTCCCTTGAGACTAAAGATTTATTATTCAAATTTTTTATGGACAATATGAAATACGATGAATCAGACAAAACATTTAACTGCCTTGGTTTTAAATCTAAAAAAAGCAGAGATTTATATTATCTGATTTTAAGTAAATGGAAAGAAGAAAAAGAGTGTTTTGAAGAGATGAAAATATTATTTTAAAGACGCCTAAAATAGGAGATATTTACAAATCTGATAATAATGAATATGGGTTTTTATATATTATTATTTTAGGTAAAAAATCTTCATACAATATGATTACTAACAAAAGTCTCCAAGATTATTCATATGCTATATATGATAAAAACATGAAAAAAGTTGAAGATTTGATTTTTTTTACAACTGAGATAAAGCAAATATTAAAGGGCTTTATTTTAGTAAAATCACCTCAAGAAAGAGCTAAAATATTATTATCAATTTAGAGCTTTTATGTAGCATAGTATAATAAAAGTATGTCTAAGATAGATTCAATATTGCGTATTGCCAAGAATTATTATGATAATACTGAAGACAATGGGAGTCAGAGATTTAAGATTTCTGCCATTATAACTGATAGTTTTGGGCATATTATCTCTAAAGGTAATAATTCTTATTCTAAAACGCACCCTATACAAACAGAGTATGCAAACAAAGCTTCGAGACCTCACAAAGTATTTCTTCATGCAGAAATATCAGCTCTTGTTAAATGTAGAAAAATCCCTCATAGTGTTTATGTTGTAAGATATCTTAAAAATGGCATGCCTGGTGATGCCAAACCATGTCCTGTTTGTGAAATGGCTCTTAGAGAGGCTGGTGTAAAAAAAGTTATTTATACATCAGAAAGTGGAATTGAAGAATACAACTTGGCATAGTTATTATGATGAAGAAAACATTTTTTGATAAATTACAAACTCAAATCTTTAACCAATGGATTGTTCATTATGATGACAATAATCAAACCTATATTTATTGTTTAGAAACTCCTCCTACAAGTGCAACAACTTATTTTCATAGTGGACCTTTTTACAATGATGGATATTTTTTCATCCACAAACAAGGTGAAGTGTTTTCATCAGATAAGTTAAAACAAATAAAAGATTCTAGAGATATTAAAATAGATACAACTTATTTGTTAGGGTGTTGTAAATTATCGGATTTAGATATTAAAAGAAAGTTAGACAAGTTTTTAGCTAAAAGGTTATTACATGGATGAAGATAAAGAAGTTGTAGCAAGTATCATAATAGATTCAATTATTTCAAATCTTTATCAAAGTCAAATGTCTGATGAAGAGTGTGATGCTGTTCTTTATGGAATTATTGATACAATGATGGAAATGCTTGATATAGAATATAAACAAGATTTTCAAGATATATTTAAAACAGTTATTCAAGAATTAGAAGAAATTGGGCAAGATGATGATGAAATGGATGCTAGTGTTGAAAGAATAGCCAATGAGTTAGGGTGGGAATGGGAATAATAGGATTAAAAGAAGATAGGAGATATAGAGCTTATTTAGTATGGGCAACAAGAACTGAGTTTATAGAAGTAAAGTCATCACCAGAAGTATCTGAAGATAATATAAGAATTGAAACAACTGACTTTATTAAAAGATTTTTATTGCCAGATTATATGGGTAATAAAGTAGATTTGCTTATATGAGGTGTTTATGAGTAATGTATATGCTCCAACTACTTTTGCTTTAGAATGGTGGAGTAATGAAGAAAAAGAACTATTAGGTTATATAGGAGAGTTATATTTTGATAAAGATATTGTTATCATAAAAACAAAAAATGGACACACTATAACTTTAGGAACAATAGATAATATTACTCCTGAAATGAAACTGGCCATTACAAAAATAAAACTTTTGGAGTAGAAAATATGAGTTATGCTCCTATTTATGATATAAATGAATGGTTTACTCCAGGGACAAAAGATATTGGAATTTTATTTTTGGATGGTGATAATGTAAAGATTAAAACAAATGAGAATATTGTTTTTAATATAGGATCATTAAACGATATGAATGATTCTTTTAGAGTGGTTGTTGCAAAGATTAAATTGGTGGAGAAAAATGAAACTTTATATAATAAGCCCTAATGACAAGGGTGAAGGTATGTATGCTCTTATAGCAGAGATGGAGAATATCTCTTTTCACATTATTGTAGTAATGAATTTTTTGCTCACTGTGATTTAATTGGTAGGAGAGAAGAAAGAAAAGAGATGTTAAAGTCTCTCTATGGAGAATATGAAGTTATATTTTTTAATAAACAAAACAAAATATCAATAAAAGAACTTTTTGAAAAAAATAGGGAGTGGTTTGAAAAATTATCAAATGTTGATAAAAACGTCTCCTAAGGGGAAAATATGTATCAACAATATAGTCTAAAAATAATCTCAATAATAGGCTTAGTAGCAACCATAGGAATACATCTTTTTGTTTGGTTAAATCTTTCTATCTCTCTTGTAGTAGTTTTATCAATCATTGTAGATACAATAACAATTATTGCAATAATTTACTTATTACAACAGGTAATTTCTCTTAGACTAAGAATAACAAAAGACCCTTTAACAGCTATTTACAATAGGCTTTATTTTTCTTATGCACTTGAGAATGAAATAATTAGAACAAAAAGAAACAATCATAGTATGGTTATGGTTTTGTTTGATGTTGATGATTTCAAAAAAGTGAATAATAGTTATGGTCATTACGTAGGAGACCAAATACTAGTAGAGGTGGGGAAAATAGCATCAAAAGTTATTCGTCAATACGATACATTTGCAAGATTAGGCGGAGATGAATTTGCAATTATACTTCCTGAAATAGATATAAAAGGAGCATTTGATATTTGTGAAAGAATAAAAGAAAAATTAACTTCAACACAATTGAATCATAAAACACAAATAACAATATCAATGGGGTTGGCAGTTTTAAAAAACCATCATGACCAACACACAATATATCAAGACGCTGACCATGCAATGTATCAAGCAAAAGATAATGGAAAAAATCAAATAGTAGTTTTTAACCAAGGAGAATAGGTTGCAAATTTTATATGTGGATTTTGAAACAGAGAAGCTAATTAAAACAGTTGAAATAGAGAAAGAAACAGAAATAGAAAATGACCCTGTTTTAGCAGGTGTTCAGAAAAAACTATCTCCTGAAATGTTTGATATTTACAAAAAAACAATAGAGAATTATTTAGAAGAGTCTTTCATTTTACAAATGAAAGAAAGAAATGGCATAATGTATTTGGGAGAGTAAAATGATATATATACCTGAAAAGTTTGTAGTAGGTTTTCAAAGAAGAGTAAATCATGCAAACTTTAAAACTAGCGTTGATAATGACAATGAATATATTCTTGGCTTTGCTTCTTATTATGATAATAAGGGTAAGTTAAAAAAAGAAGGCAGCTTTAATAGTTGGAGGCAAGAAGAGAACCCAATTCTAACATTTGATAATACTCCTACTAATGGATTTAAACTTTTAGGGCATGAAAGTAAATACTCCAGTTGGTCAGGAACTGGGCGCTCTATTTTTAGTGTAGAAGACCCTAGAGGTTTTGTCCTCCAAATCAACTCAGGAAATCTTATTGAAATTATTCGTCAATGTGATGTTAAATACGGAAAAATAGAAAACAAATGTGTTTGGTCATGGTCAGGAGCTGATTTAATTCTCGCCCCTGAGGGAACAGACATTTACAATGAAGGAATTGAATCATTTAGAATTAAAAATCAATCCACCTCTATAAAAGATATTTCACTAGGTGATAGTGTCTTATTAAAAAATGGAAATAAAGGAATATGGTATGGAGCTCAATATGTAACTGAACACAAACCTTATTATGGGAGTTATAGAACCAAGAATCTAGAAATAAATATAAATACACAATCTAGAAAATTTCTTTTTCTAGAAGATGGAATAGATAAACCATATATTTATATCAAACCATCTTTTGAAGTGTCTGAAATAATTAAAAAAACAGGCTCTCCTCTCACTCCTGAACAAGTTTCTATTATGTTTAATGAACAAGTTAAAACAATAGGTTCTCAACTAGAGAAAAAATATAAATTAGAACCTAATAAATATCCAGACATTGAAACTAAATGGAATGGCATGTATAGTTTTGAAGAAAAGCTTTTATTCTCTCCAAATAAAATAAAGGATAATAATGATTTATTAAAAAAAGTAACTGAATTAAAGTCCTCTGATTGGGCAATTTCTTTCTATTCAACAGATGAAGATGAAAGAAGACATCAAAAATATATTGAAGAACAAAGGATGAGAAAATGGTAGATTATTTAATGTTATATTTTTATCTGTATTCACCCCCAACTATTTGCTTAATAATGCAAGGAGTATAAAATGTTTAAAAAAAGATTATTTCCACAGTTTGGAACGATGAAATATAAACTCTATAAAAAGTGGGTTAAATTTCAATATATAAAATTCATACTATCAGATAAAAACTCTGATTGGGATTTTTATGCACTTTTAAATTTAAATATAAAAAAACTAACAATGATGGGTCTTTATTTTGCAAAATGGGGAGTTGTCATTGATGTAGAAAGAAAAAAACAAGTAAGAACAATTTGGCAAGCTCGCCATTATTTACTTAATACAGTAAATGCTTATGATATTATAGAAAAACGAGCTCAAAAAGAAATAACAGAAAAATATGGCTCTCCATTTAAATATGGAGAAATGATAACAGAATCTAAAAAAAATGGAGATTATATTTTTAAAGGTTTTATTCTTGATAGTCCAAAAGTAGAACCTGATAAAGAAAAAGAGGTTAGAGATTTATACCACTCATATACAAAAAAAGAATATCCATTTATGGACGAGAATGTAAAGAAAGCATTTGAAGTAATATCTTCAAATATATTTACCTGGTGGGATTAGGTGTTAGAAGTGATTACTGGGGTTTTCAATCCTGCTTGGGAGATGATAAAATGTAATTGCTCAAATGGATTGAAAACTGGTGGAGAAGAACCTATAGAATGTGATAGGTGTGAAGGGAATGGAGTAGTTTGGAGGCATAAAAAATCAGGCCTTGTAAAAAACTATCCAGGTGGTAGAATTGTAGGTAAATAGTTTAGAGACTCTCCTTGTATAGTATAATTGATTAACGGAGAGAGAAGATGAAGAAACTTATAGCTTTTGCCTTGGTAACCTTTATGACAATGTCTGCTTTTTCTATATCTTTTTATGAAGGTATTTGCCCAGTTATTGTTGAAATTGGTGATAAAAACTTGAAAGTGGCTAAAGAATATAAGGTTATTCTCAACGAAGACCTTACTTGGGAAGCTAAAAGTGGAGAAAAAGGGACATATTTTTGGACTTATGAAATTATTCGTAGTTCTAATGTAGGAACACTTCACTTTACCTATAACAATGTAGAGTATAATTTCATACAGGATAAGAACAAATATTGGTTCGTTGGGTATGATTCTGAGCATAATTTGGGTCTTCACCTTGATTACGACAGAAGTGTTTAGAGACAGAGAATCTGTGGTATAATCAAGACGATAACTAAGCAGATTTAGATGAAAAAGATTTTGATGGTGCTTGCTGTTGTTTCTGCCTTCGGTTTTATGAGTTGCGCTAACCCCACTGGCCCTGAAGCTCCTACTGTAGAGCCTGTTGTTGACCATGTTACTCCCACCTCCTGTTGAAGAGCCTACATATACTTCTATTGTAGGTGCTTGGGAGGGTTCAGATTCTGCTTTTACTTATGAGATTAGTGTAACATCAGTGACAGAATTTAGTGTTAAAATTTATTACGAAAGTGGTGTAGAGATTGTTGACGAGGCAGTAACAGGAACTTATATCATAACTGGAACTACTATTAGTTCAGTGATAGTATTAGGAACTTTTGCAAGTTCAACTTGGATAACTACCGATTTTATCACACTTAATATAACACTTTATGGTGGAGATACAATTACTTTCGCTCGTCAGTAATAACAAGAAATCCCACGATAAGGGGGATTTTTTTTGCACTAAATGTAAAAAACTAATAAGATAATCTTATGAAAAAACTAACAGAATTTAACCAAAAATTTGCAGATATTATGAATAAAACTAAATCTATTCCTAATAAAGATTTAATAGACAAAAGCTATAAATCAAATGCCCGGAAAAAAGTAATGGTCTTTTCAGCAGAGTTTAAAAGTATTGATACTGTCAATAGTAACACAACTTTAAAAGATAGGTTGGTTATGGCATCATCAAGTATAGGTGACCAAAAGCTTTATACTGCTAAAAAGATTAAGATTGATGATATAATAAGTGATTTTACATCCCTTATTAAGGGTGAGATAAAGAATTTTGTCAGGAATCGCCCCCCTGCCGATTTGACAGTTGAATACTTTCCTGATGACAAGTTATATAATGCTATTATTATTGATGATAATGGAGTATTTGATAGAATTGTTTCTGAAAAAGTTACTAAAAAGTTAAATTCGTAGCTAAATAAAGCATATTTATATATACGACGCAGGATAAAGTAATGGTTACTTACAAGCCTCATAAGCTTGGACATGTTGGTTCGAATCCAGCTCCTGCTATTATTTTTTGGTGAGAGGCATCATTTCTTGGGGTTTTCGCATATTTAAGTTACTGTTTATTCGTGTGGTTTTTTATCGGAACTTGTTCATTGCCCAATGATGCCTCTCACTTCTTATTTTAGACACTTCCTTTATATGGTATAATATATCTATAGGGGAAATCAATGAAACTTCATAACTCAAATAATTCAGTTACTACCAATACAAATGCTACATCTTTTACAATCAAAACCACTGCTAAATCATTCAAAATTCTGTCAGATAACCTTTATTCTGACAAGATTACTGCCGTCATAAGAGAGTATTCAACTAATGCCTATGACGCTCACGTTGCCTCTGGAAAGGCAGATAAACCCTTTATTGTTCACCTCCCATCCATGAATGAACCTTATTTCTCTGTTCAGGATTTTGGTCCTGGTATGAGCGATGAGTTCATTAATACCGTCTTCTCATCTTATTTTGATAGCAACAAGGCTGACTCCAATGAAATGGTTGGAGCCCTTGGTCTTGGTTCTAAGTCTGCTTTTTCATACACAGATACTTTCACTGTTGAATCAAATCAGGGTGGAAAGTATTCAACTTTTGTATGTTTTATTGCAGATAATGGAAAACCTCAGGTTAGTAAAATTGGTGAGAATGATACAACTAATGAAGATGGAATTACTATAAAGTTTAATGTCAAGAAAGATGATATTGATGAGTTTTATAGAAAGTCAATGAATGTTTTCCGTTTCTTTAAAATCACCCCTGTTTTTACAGGAAGGAATATCTCTATAACTGTTGATAAAAACCTCATTAGCTTTGATGATTGGAATCTCACTGATGATAAAGGTTATGAGTTTGGACATTGCCTTGCTATTCAGGGAAACATTGCCTATCCAATTGATACCAAGAGATTGAACAATCTTAGTAACAAGCATGAGTTTGTTTTGAAGAATAGTTTTAGGCTTAGTTTCGAAATTGGTGATTTGGATGTGGCGGCAAGTAGAGAATATCTTTCTTATGATAAGGCAACATCTGAGGCTATTAAAAATAAGCTTGAAAAAACATTCAATGAATTTTATGACATGGTTGTTTCCAAGGTTAGAGAGGAAGTCACACCATGGGCTGCATCTAAAAAGTTTAATGAAATTGCATCAACTTATCATATCAACGATATGCAGGATTATATTCCTATTATTTACAAGAATGAGCCACTCAAGTTCAGGTTTGAAGTTGATTTGGCAGCCTATAAAGATATTGATGTTTTTCAGTATACTTGCAGTCCATATTCATACAATGGAATTAGTAAAAGAGACGCAAAAATAAATTATGGAAAGAATGTTTTTCTTCCTTCTGATAATACTATTTTTGTTTTCTTGGATGAAGTGTCAAAAATTGCTGGCTTTAGAAAAGTAAAGCATATGGTTACGAGTGGAAAAACACTTTATTTCTTTACAAAATTTGATCAGACTATCATTGACTCTTTAGGTTCTCCTAATTACATTCTTACTTCTTCTTTAGAGAAAGTTAAGACTGTTAGAACATCAACCTCACCTAAACAGTATAACTTGATTCCAAGTGTTTCATCTGGTAAAAGTCTTGTTTCTGGTAAATTATACAAGTATAGTGATTTGCCTGATGTTGTATACTATGTATCAATGAATAGGAATAAAATTGAGGAAAATGGTTCTAAAATTCATAAATCTGTTTATGCTAAAATAATTGAGAATGCCGTCAACCTTGGAATTTTTGGAAAAGATACTATGGTATTTGGTCTTAATAATTATCTGATGAAAAAGTATAAAAACGATACCAAGTTTGTCAATTTTCTTACTTACATTCAGGAAGAGACTAATAAAGTAATTCTTGTAGAAGAGGAGAATATCAAGAAATATCACCAGATTGAGCTTTCTTTAAACAAGTGGAGGGAGTCAACTCTTAACAATACTTTATACAAGAATGCCTCTCTTATTACTTCTCATGGTAATATCAAGAGAATCTTTGACCAGGTTATTTCTTTGAAAAATGAATTGGAAGGGATTAAAATTAACCAAACTGTTTACAATATCATCAGAGAAAAGCACATGGACTTAAACATTGAGTTGATAAAAATTGATAACATTGTAGACTTTTATCCAATGCTTGACTTCGTTGAATCCAAGATTAGGTCAGTGTATAATTACCAGATTGGTGGTGATTTAGCAAAATTGAATGCTTATATAGAGAGTGTTGAAAAATGAAGTATGTAATTACAGAGAATAACATAACGGTATTCTTGGATAATAAACCAGTTATTGTTGATAAGTCTAATGAAATGTTTGAAGAAATTAAAGAGGCTATTATAGCAGGAGAGAGTGATTATCAGATTAGATATTTGATAGATCCTTCTGCTGTTGATAATGCCAAGAATATTTTGTTAGACCCATTAAAAAGCATATATAGATAAGGAGGTATAATGACAACTAAAGATATACAACAAACACTCTCTAAAAGAGAACAAGATTTTCATAAAAATATGGTAAATATAAGATATGCAATTATGGCTGTTAATGATATTTTTTATTTTTATGATAAAGAGATAAAGCATGATTTTATATTTGGTGAAGACAATGTCTTGATGTTAAAACTTGATAATCAAGATGTGGATAGTTTTATAGAGGTAGCTGAAAAACAGAGACCTAATTTAATTATCAAGAAATTATATCCTGCTATTTTGAAATTAAATTATGCTATTTAGCATATTTAATTATATAGAAAAAGGTTAATTCTATGAAGGCCAAGTAGAAAACCTTGCCGTAATAAGGAAACTCCCGGAAACGATGGAGAAATAATTGGAAAATAGAGTGTAGGCCACACTCTTTTTTTTTAACTAAACATGAGTTGTAATACTGATGTTATTATTATTGTTATGATAACTCCCATAATAGCTTTTACTGTCCAGTGTATATATCCTTGGATTTTTTCAATATTTTCAATATTATCATTAGACCTTCTATATAACTCTTTTATATCATTTTTATTGCCCAAGGCAAGAAGTTTTACTTCTTTAATTTTTCTTTCCAAACTAATTTGCAAGGCTCGTCTTTCTCTTGCTTCGTCTATTTTAACTTGAAGGATTTTATTTTGAATGTCAATTACTGTTTTTGCAACTTCAGTTCTTGTTGCTAGAGAATTATCTTTAAACTCTACTACTTTTGATTCTTTCATAATCCCTCCAATTTTACACTATTATCTTTATTTAATAAAGATAAAGTGAGGATAAATAAATGATTTTTAATAAAGTAATTAATGAAATTACCATAGATGCAGGTCAAGTAGGTTCACATTTTGTTCAAAAAGTAGAACCTGAACCAATTATTCCTAAAGTTAAAAAAAAGAAAAAGAACAAAGTTTTTGGCTCATGGTTTACTAAACATGATAATTTAGCTCATTTAAATAAAGGGAAATAATGGAACGGTTGCCAGTTGGGTTTATTTCTTTATGTTTAAATTGTAAAAGTAGTCAAGTTAAACTTGAAATAAGATCTGATGGTATTGATTTCCAGTGTCAAACATGTGGAAACAAAATGTTCCTAAGACATGGAGAGGCATTTCAATTTCAAACACCTGAAGGTGTTATACAAAAAAAAGTTGCTGACTTTGAACAAGAGTTAGATAAACCACTTCAGAAAGAAAAAATTACAAAGAAATGGATTGAGGGGGAATAAATGTGGTGGAATGTTTTAATAATACCCAGTGGTTATAGATATAAAGTTGCGCTTGGTAAAGGTGATTTTGATATACTAGCAAATGAATATAAAGAGATAAGTGAAAGAATACAAATAAGATATATTTTTATGTATGAAAAGAGTATTGCAAATTTAGGATTTGCTGAAAGAGAACAGTTTAATAAAGAAGTGTCAGATGAACAAATTTTATTTGCAAAAAAACACAATTCAACAATTGTTTCTAATAAAACATTAGAAATGATAAAATCAACAGAGAATGAACACGTAGATATTTTAGTTGATTTAGATGTTGATAATATAAACGATTTTAATCATACATATGATTCAGGAGCTACAGGAGCTATTGACATACTACAAAATAATAACGGTATAATGCTTGTTCGTTCATCATGGAATGAGATTAGATCAAAAATAGAATCAGATTATAGATTTAATAAATTAAGTGATGAAGGTAAAAAAATTGCTTTAGATAGAGCGAAGATAGAATCAAGAGATAAAGATTCTGAAGTTATTTTTAGTTGGATAAAGAGATTAAAAGCATCAATAAATAAAACTAAAAAAACAAATACTTATGCAAGTGTTTTTGATGGTTTAAAATAGGAGGGAGTATGATATTTGATAAATTAACATGGGCTGTTGCTATTATATTAGGAATTGCCATAGGTTTTGGTTTTGGATTTTTATCCAAAACATTAGCTGATAAATTACAAATAGCTCAACTATCTGCTGAAAGAGATAATGCCTTATTAGCAAAACAAACAATGCAAAAACAATGGGAGGTTGCAGTAAATGAATTGAATGCAACAAAAGTTGTTTTAAACGATACATTATCAGCTCTAGAATTATTAAGAAAATATCAACTTGTGGATGATAAAACAAAAAAAGATATTGATTCATTAAAAACAACTTTAAATCCTGAAGGTGAATTAACAGACAAGACAAAAGATTTATTTAAATCAATGGTAAATAGATTTAATCAATTAAATGGAAACACTAGCGCTATGATTACAGATGCAACACAAACATTTGATTTAGCTCCATTTATAACACTAAGACAAGAAGCAGAAAAATTATATAATGAAACACAAACAATGGTTCTAGAATTAGGATTGGGAGTTAAAAAATGAAAAAATTATTATTCTTGCTCCTTCCATTTATACTTACAAGCTGTGTTTCACTAGTTCCTAAATCTAAATTGAATGAATGGTCTTTACAGAATGGTTATATATTAGCTAAAGATATTCCTGTTGTAGTTATTCCTAAAAGAGAAGCACAACCACACCCCATAGTTCCAAAAATTATGGTTGTAGATGCACAAGGAAATGAAGTGATTTTGACTGAAGGTTATTTAATGGAAATCATTGTAACACTATTTGGAACAGTTGAAAAATATCAATATCTTGTAGAAATATATGAAAGAGAGTATTTAAATGCAGGTGGAAAAGTTATGCCTGATTTAACACTAGAAGAATTAAAAAATCTTTATAAATCTAGATTATCAGATATTGAAACTGGAGTTGTAAAATGAAAAAGGTATTATCTATAATTGTTTTATTAGCTTTATTAATTTCATGTTCTAAAAAACCTTTAACATTTGAAACTAGTCAAGCAATAATTGAAAACAATAATATAAAAATTATGAGTTTTAATATCCAAGTATTTGGAAAATCTAAATCAGGAAATAAAGAAGTTATGCAAGTTATAACTTCTATATTAAATGGATATGATTTAGTTGCTATTCAAGAAATAAGAGATGTTTCTAATGACACATTAGACAATCTTGTTAAAACCTTGCCACCTAATTATAAATTAGTAATAGGGCCAAGAGAAGGAAGATCTATATCAAAAGAACAAGCTATTTTTATTTATGATGATAATGTTTTAGATTTCGTTCAAAAAGAAGAATATAATGACTTAGAAGATGTTTTTGAACGTTCACCTTTTATTAGTGATTTTAAAACAGATAATGGTTTATTATCATTTAGGGTGGTTAATGTTCATCTAAGCCCTGATAGTGTTGAAAAAGAAATAACAACTTTATCAAAAATAGTTATTGATTTATTACAAATTTATAGAAGTGGAATAATTGTTGTTGGTGATTTTAATGCAGATGGAAGTTATTTTAATGAAGAAAATTTGGTTAAAAAATTCCCTGATGAGTTGTTTAAATCTGTTATAACAAATGATATGGATACAACCATAGCCATATCAAATAATACTTATGATAGAATTATTATATCTAATACTTTGAGTGTAAAAATAAAAAAATCAGATGTTTTTAATTATGAAAGTCTTTTACTACCAAACATGTCATTAAAACAAGTTAGTGATCATTATCCTGTTTATGTAGAGTTGGAGTATTAAATGTTTGAATGGAGAGATGTATATAATATACCCAAAATAGATGAACAACATAAAGTTTTGTTTAATATATTAAAATATTTATATGACTCTCCATTACATGAAAAAAATAAAACACCAAAGAATCATATGAAAGCATTATATGATTATATAACTTTTCATTTTACAGAAGAAGAAAAGTATTGGCAAGAAATATCACTCCCTGAAGATATGGTTAAACACCACCAAGCTCAACATAAAATTTTTACATCTACTATTGAATCATTATTAAAAGATAAAGCTTTTCTCCTCCCAATGAATATATTAGATTTTTTAAAAGATTGGATCATTGATCATATGTTAGGAGAGGATAAAGAATATGCAAGGTGGAGTGAGCATAATGGAACTAAATGATAAATTTAAAGTTTTTATTTGAAAGTGTTATTTAAAAGCATATATATAATATATGAAATACTTTTATGGCAATTATAGCAATACCAAAGATTCCTTAACTAAAGGTAAAATTCTCATATATAATGACCATGTCATGGTTTCATATACCTCTAAAATGAATCAAAATTATTTGATTAATTCCTTTATTTCAAAATATAAATTAAAGAATATTTCTAAAAGTGATATTCTTTTTTTAAATTATACTCATGAAGGAGAGAGAATAGTTATTTCACCTGCAAGACCAGTTGATGACACTCTTTTTGAAAGAGATTATGATAAAAATGTGAGGTTGATTAAATTAAATCTTGAATAATAATGATTTTAATATAGCAATTACAAAAAACCTTCTTGAAAATAAGATTTGTAACTCTCATACTTGGTGTAATTACAAAAATAAAAAAAGATATAATACTTGTAGACAGTGGTCAGAAATGAATTTAGCATTAAATTTTAAATGGTCTTCAGTGAGTGAAAAGTTATTATCTTCTAATTTTTCAAAATCTACAGAAGATAAGTTAATAAAATATTGTTTAAAAGATATAACAGATGAATATTAAAATAACTAAAAATCTTCTTGAAAACAAAACATGTAAAAATTGTGAATTAAATTGTTATTGTAATATAAAAGAAATAAAGTATAATACATGTTTAAAATGGAAGGAACAGACATGTGATTCTGAGGTATCATGGAAGAGTTTACATTTGAATTATATTGAAAAAGAAATTGAAAAATATTTAGAAAAAGAAGTTAATGTAATAGCAAATGATGAAATACAATGGGATTAAATGACAGAAATAGAAGTTACTAAAAAATTATTATTAAATCAGTCATGTGTTAATTGTAATGCAGGAAAAGATAAGTATAAAAATAATTGTCTAAGATATTTAGGTGAAGGTATTGGAAAACAATGGTGGCCAATAGCAAAAGAAGGAACGTGTGAAGACTGGCAAGAAATTAGAAAATAATGCAAAAAATTTATTATTAGATAAAACTTGTAAAAACTGCAGACAATGTCTTCCTATTGTTAAGCATAAATATTTACAATATTATAAAGATTTTGAAAAAGTAACAGGAATAAAAGAGAAGGATATTCTTCCACACTCTATTATAGATGAAAGTATTTTTGTTTGTAGTTTAACAGATAAGATTATACCAAAAGAATTAACATGTAACAAATGGACAGGAGAGAAATTTTGAAAGTATTAAATGATGGGTTTATTAATTTAATTGATTACATGGGAAGTGATCAACGTATTCTCCAAGCAGCAAGAGTATCAACAGGTGCTGAATCAAAGGGAGAAGAGAAAGATAGAGGGTTGATTCAGTATTTAATGAAGAATAAACATGAGACGCCATTTGAAAAAGTTGTTTTTGAGTTTCATGTGAGGTGTCCAATCTTTGTTGCACGACAATGGGAAAGACATAGAATTGGTAGTTTTAACGAAGAAAGTGCACGATATAAAGAATTTGAGTGGAGCACTTTTTCTCCTATATCCTGGAGGCATCAAGGTAATAAAAACCATCAATCCTCTTCTGATGCAAAGTTTACAGAAAAAGAAGAAAATATTTTATTTACAAGTCTTAATAAGGCTTATGAAGAAAGTAAAAGTGTTTATGAAAAACTCTTGCAAGAAGATGTTGTAAGAGAACAAGCAAGAACAGTTATGCCAGTTGGTCAATATACAGAATTTTATTGGACTGTTAATTATCGGTCTCTTATGAACTTTCTTACACTAAGAAATCATGGGCATGCTCAACCTGAAATTAGAGATTATGCTGATGCAATTGAAACAATGATTGGTGGTTTAGATTCTTTGAAATATTCTTGGGATATTTTTCTCAAGATAAGACAAATAAATCATCTTGTATTAGATGGTGTTAATAAATACAAAGATTTAGAAAAATTTATGAATTATTTAAAAAATTTCGAATAAAAAGCATATTTATTAACATAAAGGACGTAAGATATATATTATGAAAACAATAGTTTGTTTACAACAAGTCAATCTTCCCACATCACTCCTCCATTCATGTAATGAAGCCGGGAGAGCAGAAACATGGGGTTCTGAGTTGTAAACAGCCTAATAGCGAATTGGTCTTTAACAAGGCATTCGGCTTCGGCTGGATGCCTTTTTTTATGCTTAAAATAATGTTTGTTTTTGTTTAGAGAGATTAATTGTATGGTATAATTAATCAAGATTCTTTGAAAGAGAAAACTTTTATTAATGGACCTCGCAAGAGTAGTTAATAGAGTAGCAGGGAAGGAATGATGCCATCATGGTATAATGGTTATTACAACTGCTTGGTATGTAGTTAATTCAGGTTCGATTCCTGATGATGGCTTGAAATGCTCTTATCTTCTAATGGATTAAGAATCGTGTCTTCTAAACACAGAATCTAGGTTCGATTCCTAGTAGGAGCTTTTTGCCTGTATGGTGTAATGAATTAGCACCGAAATCTTCGAAATTTCTGGCATAGGTTTGATTCCTATTACAGGCATAAACATGGTCCCTTCGAATAACGGTTAGTTCAAAATTCTTTCAAGATTTAGACACGGGTTCGACTCCCGTAGGGACTATCATGCAAAATTAACTCAGTTGGTAGAGTCCGAGTTTTCCAAACTCGTGGTCAGGGGTTCGAACCCCCTATTTTGCTTTCATCTAGGTGTAGGGCAGTTGGCAGCCTGTTTGCTCTGGAAGCAAAAAGTCGCTGGTTCAAATCCAGTCACCTAGACTATTTTTGGTCCTATAGATCATCGGTTAGATCGGTGGGTTTTCAACCCACAAAGTTCAGTTCAACTCTGAGTAGGACTATATCAAGGGCGTGAAAAGGTTTCGACTGAATTGTTAATTCACTTCGACGTAAATGCACTAGACTCGAAAGAAGTGGTACCTTAAAAGGTTGTAATGGTTCAGGACCCCGGATCATTCCCGGGCACGTCCAGATTTTGCAAGTGTGGTGGAATGGTATACACGTTAGTTCGAGAAGCTAATGCCCAGAGGGATTGAGAGTTCGAGTCTCTTCACTTGCAACATGTTCCCTTCGAATAATGGTTAGTTCAAGACCCTCTCAAGGTTTAGATACGGGTTCAACTCCCGTAGGGAATAATACATGGCTCCTTACTCCAACGGAAGAGAGGACCGGCTTAGAACCGGTATGTTGAGGGTTCAAATCCCTTGGGAGCTATATTTCTTGGTCACGTAGCCCAACTGGAAGGAGGCAACTGGTTTAAGCTCAGTACAGTAAGAGTTCGAATCTCTTCGTGACTATATCGGTTCTGTAGCCCAACGGAAGAGGCAGCAAGCTCAAACCTTGTAAGGTGTCGGTTCGAATCCGACCAGAACCACTAAAGGCATGTAAACACCTCGAATACCTGATAACCTCCATGAAATAATGGTAAGGGTTAGGAACAATATTCTAAACGGATAATCTATTGACAGAAAAGTCAATTTCAGAATCAGTAACCTGAGTAGCTTTCATATCTGGTTTGAAGCTAGGCCAGCTTCTAGTAAAAGACTCAAAAAGTCTACAGTAAAGGGTTCTGCTTAACTGCAGAGAGGAGTTCGAGTCTCCTTGAGAGCTAACCTGATTATGCAAGCGGTCAAGCACACTTTTGTTATAGGGAGTGGGGATAAGAATTGTGAGTGGTTCTCGAAAAGCCAAATTCAGATTCTTTATGAGAAGCAATGATGAGAGATGATAAATTAATTTGGAGTAATTGGCCAGTTTAATATCATTGAACAAAAGAGTTTATCAAATATGAAATGGTGAAACGTACGATAACACCAAAGTAATATTAAACGGTGGTTCGAATCCATCATCGGGTCTTTTTGGAAGAGATAGTTAGGAGGGCGTACTAATGCTGTTTTGAAAACAGATAGTGACTGAAAGGCCATGCGGTTCGAACCCGCACTCTTCCGTTTTTTTGGGGGATTAGCTCATCTGGTAGAGCGTTAGCTTTACACACACAGGAAATTAGATAAATTGTTGAAAAAAATAGATGATTGGGATAAAAAGTATTTAAATAAGGGCCTGTAGCTTATCTAGCAGAAGCACCTGATTTGCAATCAGGATATAGTCGGGGCAGCACCGATCAGGTCCATCATGCCATTTTCGTATAAAGGCTTATTACACCACTCCTGTAAAGTGGATATCTGAGTTCGATTCTCAGAAATGGCTTATCTTTTTATATTTTTCATACAAGATAACTATATGAAAGAATATGGATTTATATCAAAAAAAGATTACAAAGGTTCATGGGATAGATTATTAGGTATAAAAAGATATGAACCTTTTCTCAGAAATGCTAATATGGTTATTGTGTTTTATACTGGAAATAATATGCATATTATGTTAGGTGGAAAAATGATAAAACTTCCCATTAATCAATGGCCTGATAATTATTATCCTCTTGGTAGCACAATAAAAGAAATTCTTTCCAGTATATTTGATCATAATATTACAATTGTTGGTCCTATTGCTTAGTTTATGGCCGGGTGTCCCGAAAAGATTTGTTTATATTTTTATATGGGTTCAATACTTTTTATCGTCTTATATATAAGATATGGATTTAATAACAATATAAATCCTGAGATTATATCACATCCTGCAAACTGTCAATTAATCTCTCAAAGAAAAAATAGTTCAAAACATATGAATTGTTCAATTACTATTGAAGAATTATAAGAAAGAATAAGTAAGTGGTAAATACATACCATGATAGCCAAGTTGGTTAAGGTCGCTGTCTGCAAAACAGATTGCTCTTCGGAGGCGTGGGTTCGAATCCCACTCATGGTTTTTCTTGGTGGTAGTAGTTCAGAGGAAGAACGCCTGACTGTGAATCAGGAGGTCGAGATATCATAATTCTCCTATCACCCTTTTTTTGTTTTTATAGTTTAATGGAAAAAATAAATCTCTCCTAAAGATTAGATCTCAGTTCGATTCTGAGTAAAAACAAAGCATATGTAATTATATATGAAAAAGTATAAAGATAAATTACTAGTTATTCAAAACTTTAATATTCAAGATTTTGGTTTTAAAAAATCTAAATCAAGAAAAATCATTGCTAAAAATGAAGATATTTTTATAAACTGGATTTTACAAACATTAAGAGCAATGGCAGAATGTCCTGATAAAAAATATAATACATGTTGTATATATATGAATAATCATAACAATAATATTTTGAATGAATATTTTAGTCCAATGTTTTGGCTTTCTTATTCACCAACAACAAATGATGAATTAAAAGATAGTGAATATGGTATCGATTTAAATGATCTATTTGAAATAGATTACCCTTAATTCGATTGGAACAGAACGCTGTCTCTGAAACAGTATAAGTGAGTTCGATTCTCACAAGGGTATTAAAAAGGAAAAGAAAATGAAAAAATTACTAATTATTGCACTCTTGTTTTTAACTCTTCAGATGTTTTGTCAGAATTATAGTAAAGCATATCAAGCTGAATACTATAAAGAAAAGATTGACGAATTCGTTACTTTAAGTATGATCTATGATCCTGAGTCAAGAAATCTTATTATAATCTATGAAATTAAAGATAAGATGCTTGATGAAATTGAAGCCTTTATTCTTATGAGAGATAGAATAAAATTATTTGCTAAAGATAAAGGCTTTTATCATTATGTAACATATAGTAATGATGTTATTAAACATAGAAACAACTCTGCAGAATTTACAAGGTTTATTGTTTTTTATGAATAATATGATGTATACGCAAGTTAAACTTATTAATGGTAATAGTCAAATCACATCATGGGTTGAAACAGATAAAGTTTTATTAAATAGAAAAGTGACTTTATCTGGATTAGATGGGTGGTGGGAAATAACAGAAATCTATCAAACATTAATTAAAGAAAAATTTGATAAATTAAATAAAGCAACATTTAACTCAATCATCAAGCATATATAATAAAGGGGTATTACAATGACTGGACAAGAAATGTGGACTAAATCTTTTGAAAGACCCAGTAATTATTTTTATTTATCTGCTCAAGAAAGATGGGATATTGATGTTAAACTTGGTCTTATAGAAGATTTTGATTATGTAGTGTCTTCTGAAGATAAGACAAGATTTAATGAGTATTTTTTACCAAATTTAGTGATGTAAAAGTAGCACAAGAAATATTAGCATATTTATAAAAAACTTAGGTGTATGGCCCAGCGGCGACGGCGGTAGTCTCCAAAACTATTCTGTAAAAAGCACGGGGGTTCGAGTCCTCCTACACCTGACCATGGAGTGTTAGCTCAGCTGGAAGAGCATCAGGCCGTTAACCTGAGGGTCGGAAGTTCGAACCTTCCACACTCCGTATTTTTTTAACCCTGGAGACATAGCTTAGGGGTAAAGCAGGTGGCTGTTAACCACCTGACCAAAGTTCGATTCTTTGTGTCTCCGTTTTTCACGCCTGATTAACATAATGGTAGTGTTACTCGTTTACACCGAGTGAGTGGGAGTTCGATTCTCTCATCGGGTATACCCTATGATTTGTAGTGGCAACATTACTGGCTTTGACCCAGTTGTCCCTGGTCCGATTCCAGGTAGAGTAATAAGGGGATAAATATGTTTGGAGTGTTTTTTACTTTGGCTTGGACTTTTATAGCCTATGTTATAGTCGTTGCAGCAAGATTTTTACTTGCTATGATTTATAGCGTAAAATTTAAAAGTTATTTTCTAAATACAAGATGGATAACAAACCCAATATGTTGGTTGCAAATTACTCCTCACTCTTTTGTGAAAAATCATAATGACTTTTTAGCAAAGGAACAAGATGAATTAGCAGAAGAAACGTTAGAGGAATTGTTATATATGAGTGAGAGTAGAAAAGAATTTTTTCCTGAATTTGATGATATTTGGGATGTGATAGAAAGCTTTAGAGATTGGAAGAAATAAGCCAAAGGGTTTGGTCGCTGCTTGGAAAGCAGATGGTAGATGAAACAAGCTATGGGGTTCGAATCCCCATTCTTCCGTTAAAACAAGGAATTTCATGTTAAATGTAGACTGGTCTAAACAAATAGCTCGAGAAGTTATCAAATCAATAAATAAAGGAAAAGAAATTGGCAGAGTGTGAAAAATGTAAAGATGAAGGTTGGGTTTTAATAAAACAAGTTCAAGATACTGTTCACCCTGGCTATGATATTTTTAAAGCTCTTTTATATGTAGAGTGTGAATGCAAAAAGAGTGCTTAGATGCAAAACTTCTTCTTTTAGAAGCAGAGTGTAAAAAGTGCAAATATTATATAATATTTGAACCTTTCCTTCAAGAAGGACATTTAAGAGAAGGGATTTGTTTGTTAAACAATGATTCATTAAAAAGTGATAAATTAGGTAATTATAGTAATGTTGAATATAGAAAAAAAGAATCATATTGTGAACATTTTGTTAATATATAAACAAGATATAATATGTCTAAAAAATATATTTTATTGTATGTAATATACATATCTATCGTTACATTTATTACCTATACTTTTATTTATAGTGAAAAAATAAATCATATAAAGCAAAATTATAGAAATCAACTTTTTCAAATAGTTGAAGTGTCGTCATTAATAATTAATCCTGATGATTTACAAGTTCTTGTATATGGTGAAAATATAGAATATAGTTATAATGAAATTAATTCTAAATTAAGTAGAATTAAATCTATATATTCTGATATGATTACCTATCTCTATATTTACATTCCTTTTGAAAAAGGGATTGTAAAGTTTATAAATGATGCTGATGAAGATGTTGCTTTTTATGGTGATGAATATGATGCATCATTATTTCCAGTAATGCTTCAGGCTTTAGATACCAATACTTCTTTAGTAGAACATAATATAGTATATGATAAAGAATTTGATATTTGGGTTTTAAGTGCTTTTGCTCCTCTTTACAATAAAGATGGAAAACAAATAGCAACTCTTGGTTTAGATTCAAGTGCTAATAATTATTTTACGGTTGCTCAACAAGAAATAATAATAATTTTTTCATTTTCACTTGTTATAGTGTTGTTAAGTCTTGCTTTGCCATTGTCAATTATTTATTTATATAAAAAGATTAAAATGCAGATGTAGGAGGAACCATGTTAGGATTTTTACTTGGTTTAATTATTGGAGCTTGTTCAGTTTATTTATTTAAAAAAGAAATAGATAATTTTTTGAATAAGTTTAACAAGAAAGCATAGTTTATAGTGTTAGATTTGCCACCTTAGCTCAGTTGGTCAGAGCACGTGATTTGTAAGTAAGATTGCACACCATATTAGTAATAATATGTGTGAATGTTCCCTAATTCGGTGAAAGCTTTAATATGCTAATACCGAGCCAAGCAGGATAAGAAATTATCTGGGCGTGTGTAGAGACTATACAGGAACCATCCCACCATTAAGTTGAGGATGAAGATAAAGTCCAGACCACAAACTTCGAAAGAAGGTGATGAAAATCATAGTGGTAAGAATCTCGGGGTCCACGGTTCGAATCCGTGAGGTGGCTATTGTTTTTCGGAATGTAGGCTAGTGGCGATGCCACCTGGTTTGGGACCAGGTATTCACCGTGGGTTCGAGTCCCACCATTCCGATATATGGTTTTTATTATTATTTTTATGCTCATATTTTTAATTTGCCCTCTTGTTGGAAAAGTTATTTTTAAAATAATGAAAAAAGAAAAAGATTACAGCTCAGAATTAACTATAGGTTTTATTTTTATTTATGGTATGATTGCTATTTATTATCTAATAAAAAGCATAATTTTATATGTTCAGCAATAATTCACTCCTGGATAGTGTAGTGGTAGCACAACTGACTTTGACTCAGTTAGCAGAGGTCCGAATCCTCTTTCAGGAAAATTTCTATAATAGAGGGATAAATGCGAATCATTAGAGATGCTTCTCAAGAAATTGAAAAGAAATTGATTTGTAAAAACTGTGGTGTTGAACTTGGATATTTACCACTAGATGTTCATGAAAGAACGAATCATGATTATGGTGGTGGGGTGTATACAGTAAAATATATTACTTGTCTTAATTGTGGAAAAAAAAATGATTTGTAATTGGAAGCTTGTGATAATGGTAGTCGCCCGGCTTTGAATACCGGTGATCCGAAAGGATTTGAGAGTTCGAGTCTCTCAGCTTCCGTAAGTAAAAGGAAAAAAGATGAAGAAAATTGTAATCGCTATGGTTTTAATTTTTAGTGTTTTGATTAATGGATTTGCACAAAAGACTATTGACCAAATGGATGGGTATGATTGGGTTACTATGAGTGATGCTCAACATACATATATGATTCAAGGTTATTTTCTTTCATGTGTTACAGTATTAAATATGATGTTTGAAAAGGCTCAAGCCACAATGCCAGAATCTCAACTTGGGGATTTCATGCTTAATCTTGAAAGACAGTTTCTTTATGATGAGACGGTTGGTCAAATGGCAGAAATGCTAGATGATTATTATTCTTCTCCAAGTCTAAGACAATTTACATTATACAGAGCTATCCCATTCCTTGCAGGTAAAGAATGGTGGAATCGTAAAACAGGTAAAGTTGAATCTAGTTTAAAGAATGGTATTTAAACTTTTATAAAAATCCAGTAAAGATATAATATGAAAAGTATTATTATTACTGGAAATAAAAAATCTCCTTCAAAAGAATTTTTTGTTGGTGAATATTATGAAATAGACATTGTTGTTGATTATTATAATAGAGAAAGTCATTTAGTCAAATGTGTTGAAATAGAAGATAAAATTGTATTTCAAGATTTATTTACACAAAAATTATATCGTTCTCCTATCTCCCAATTTGATATTAAAACAAAACATGCAACTAGTTTTTCAGACATGAATGATTCAAGAAGATATAATACAATTGATTGTGTTTTCAATGAGTATTTTACAAGGAGTTAATATGTTGGTTAAAATTGAACATGATGAAAATGGTGAAGCATGCTTTACAATACCAGAAGAAATTATTAAAAAGTTTGATCTCCACCCTGGAGATGAAGTTCACTTTGTAGAAAGAGATGATGGTTCACTTGAAATGACATTTCCAAAAAATGCTCCTATAGTTTAACTGGTAAAACAACTGTCTCGTAAATAGTAAAAATCTGTTCAATTCAGATTAGGAGCTGTGTGTTTGATAAATTGATAAAGAAATTTGATCTTTTTTTATGTGCTATTGGTATGCATGAACCATCAGAATTTAAAAATGAAGTAGAAAGTGGAAAGTGTCCTGTTTGTGGTAAAAAATTGGTAAAAGATTCACAAGGAAATTGGAGAGATTAATGCGGTATTAACTCAGTTGGTAGAGTGTATCCTTGCCATGGATATTGTCAGGAGTTCGAATCTCCTATACCGCTTTAGGATGTGGTTGTTATAGTGCCTCTGACAAGGTTTATAACATGGCATCGTTTTAAACAAGTTATTTGTCAGGATAGATTGTTTAGAAAAGTCTTATAGTTTAATGGTAAATACACAGATGATTTTGGTTCAAATAAGATCATTTAGAGAAGATTATGAGTGTGGTATAATAATTGTATAAAGGAAAAGCATATATAAATGTGTTAGATAACTTGTCAGGGTGCTGGAATTGGAATACAGGGTGGACTTAAAATCCACTGCCTTAGGGATTGGGAGTTCAAGTCTCCTTCCTGACATATATGAAACATAAGAAAATTATTGTAGATTTTTGGTTTGAAAATTATTTTGATCCTGATGTGGCAATTGGTACTCTTTGTGGAAATACTGGCATTATAGATACTATTGATAGTGCTATATCTCCAAAAGGAATAAAAGCAGGAAGAAAAAATTTTTGTATATGTCCTAATGGAAGAGCAATGAAAGAGAAATTTTAGAGTCTTGTATCTTATGGTATAATGGAAGTAACATGGAATTTGATAAAACTTTTACAGATGAATTAAAAGAAGAAAGACTTAGAATAGTTAAAATTAAGACTGGATTTAAAAACGTTGTTAATGTTAATTATGTTGATAGTCATAAACAAATCACTCCATTTGGAACGAGATGGGGGAGAGGAGTTGTAGTTAAAGACAATAGTGGATATGATACTATTATTGGTTCTTTTTCTTCGTCTCACTCTGATTTGAAAAAGTCTATGCAACCAGGTGAAACTACTGCAGGAACATTTTATTTTGGATATGATAGTTTGACAAAGACAATGTATTTAGAGTATGGTTCTGATAGAACATTTGATTTTAATGATAGAAAGATTATTGATGCCATTATGGATGGATTAAAAAATAGCAATACAGTATTTAAGAACTTTATCATTTAGAGTCTGGTGTAAGTGTGGTATAATTAAATAAAGAATATGGTCGATTAGCTTAGAGGATAAAGCCTTGGATTTCTAATCCAATCATCGGGGGTTCGAGTCCCTCATCGATCAAAAAGAATCTAGTATTAGATTCTAATAGTTTACTAGGAGTAAATATGAAGATTGTATCGTCAAAGAATGGAAATGTGGTGTTTGAACATGTTGGTCGTAATGGAGAGGCCAAGAGTCTTTCTGTAAGGGTAGACAACGAAAGTCTCAAGTTTATCAAGAGTAATGCAAGCAGCATTCGCTATGATAGCACAAATGATGCTATCAGGTATGTAGGTAATGGGGTTCATACCTCACTTGCCAGGGCAATTTGCATGAACATCAACCCTGATCTTGATGCTGGCAAGAATATCCAGTTTGCTGATGGCAACAAGTTCAACCTCAAAACCAGCAACTTCGAAATCTCTGAATAATAATTTGGGGCTTCGGCCCCATATTTGGGCCATTATTTGGGCCATTGGCGCAATGGTTAACGCGGAGCGCTCATAACGCTAGGATTCGAGGTTCAAATCCTCGATGGCCCAAGAAGGTAAAAAAATGATTTATAAATTGACTGAATTAGGTAAAAAGAACGAAAAAGATATTATAAAAATAATTTCAACTAGTGGTCCTAGAAACTATTTAGTTGGAAATGATGATATAGAATTCAAGAATGGTTATGTTGAATTTGAAATAATTCCACCTGCAGTTGATATTGTTGGAAGAATAAAAGAAAATTTGCTTGAAAAGGCATATATAGATGAGTGAAAGTTTTACAAAAATTCCTTGGTAAAACTTAGACATGCATGAAAGTGTATAGTCAGGTGAAGCACTTTTAAAGAGTTTTCGGTGTATTAAAAACTCTTTTTCTTTTGCAACATTAGCTCAGAGGCAGAGCGGGGGATTTCCAATCCTCAGGTCAGGATTTCAAAATTCCTATGTTGCTATTCTGAAATTATTATAAATCAATCTTATTTTTAAGTTCGATTTACACTATGCGCTTAATTTATCTAAGATAATTATATGGATAAAACATATATATGTAAAATTTGTGGAAAACAATTTAAAAATGGTCAAGCTTTTGGAGGTCATGTTGTTGTTCATTCTGAACAATGGATATCCTCAATGAATAAAGTTGCAAAGAAAAAAGTTTTACAAAGAAATATTATAGTTAAATCATGTGAAAAATGTGGAACTAAATTTGAAGTAGAAAGAATAGTATCAAAAAATGGAATAGAGAATATTTCAAACAAAGAAAAGAGATTTTGCTCTAGAATATGTGCAAATGGTCATAAAGTTTCAGAAGAAACAAAAAAGAAAATATCAAATGGAAGTATGGGAAACACTTCTTGGAATAAAGGTTTTAATAAAGGCTTAGGCTTTAATAAAGGTTCAAGAATAAGTTGTATATCATGTGGAAAAGAAATTATAAAAAACATTTCACAAATGTGTTTTATTTGTTATAAAAAGAGTGGCCTACATTCATTAAAAATGAAAGGAAAAACAGGTGGCCTAAGACATGGCGGTGGGCATGGTAAAAACGGTTGGTATAAAGGTTATTGGTGCGATTCTTCTTGGGAACTTGCTTTTGTTATTTATAATTTAGAAAATAATATTTCTTTTATAAGAAACAAAGAAGGTTTTGAATATACTTTTGAAGGAAAAACATATAAATACTATCCGGATTTTATTTTAGAAGATGGTTCATACGTAGAAATTAAAGGATATAAAACTAATCAAGTTCAAGCTAAAATTGATCAGTTTAAATATAAATTACAAATTTTAGAAAAGAAAGATATGCAAGCATATATTAATTATGTAAAAGAAAAATATGGCGAAAACTATATTAAATTGTATGAATAAAGTTGGATAAGTGGGTTCGACTCCCATCTGGCGCTAATTTTTAATAGGAGATGAAGGTGATTGATAAAGATCTTTTCAAAAAAGAACACATCAATGTAAAAATTGGAAATCGTTTTGGAGATTATGATCAGGTTATTGATGAGTTTTTTTTCAAAAAGGTTAAAAAGTTGAAGGGTGAGATTTCATCTTCTGATGGAAGTGAGTATAAGCTTATTTCTAATAATGGGGATAAGTTTGTAATAGATTTTATATTGGCTGAAAGAGAGTTTGAATGTTTGAATGAAAAGATTGCTTCATTTGAAAGTGTAACGATTAGGTGTTATGGAAAGGTTAAGGAGTTAGATGGAGAGGATTATTTATCCATTGATGATATTGATGTAATTAATGAAACAAATTACGATTTGGAGTAAATAATAAGCATATTTATTAGTATATAAAACAGTTATTTAAAAAAAGAAAATATCGGGTGTTTATGCTCGTTAGAATAGTGTGTAGTGATATACATAAAGGGAAAAAGGAATGTGACTCCTCCCGCTGTAGAAATACAGTTCATGTAAACAAGCCAACTTTCCTATGATTTCACCTCCAAGTGGAATTTTTAGAGACATTAGATCATGGAAGTTTTCGAGGCCAACGGTGTAGAAAACGGTTATCGCAAGTAACACGTGATGTGCTAAACTAATTATCTATGAGAAAGAATGGTAGTTATTCGGTATGAGTCGTCGCTGACGAGTGCTGATTAGCAGTTTGATAGATTTGAGGGAAAACTTAGTCTTGAAAAACTACAAAGTAGGTTTGCCGCTGAAATGTATGCAAAGTGTTGTATTCTGTATCTCAAAAGGATATGGAGCAACTGGTCAAGCACTTTGTGGTCACGATAATTAGCCAATTAAATTTGGCACTAGTATTTTTGGAATTAGTAATTAATGCAAAAGACTTGACCAGTAATAAGTGAAAGTGGCTTAACTCTAGACTTCGAAAGAAGAATCTAGAACACAAATGTTCGCAAGACAAATGTGTTTGATTGGAAGGTGCATGGAGGATCTTAGCGGATCTTAATTGCTCGCAAGGCAACCAGTAACTAGAATGTTGACTAGCTTGTTATGATGAGAGAAACGCCGCTCTCTAAAAAAGGCAGCCATGCTACTGAACATCCTTGAGGATGTGGATAAAAACTTAACCAAAGGTGTAGCAACCAGAGGGTACGAGTTTGAATGAAGTGGTATAGAGCATGTAATCTCAGTGCTCTTAATTTAATTCTCCTTGAATAAGGAAGAATTTTTTATTGGTGATAATGGTTAAATGAGGTTCGATTCCTTTAATCACCATCAGCTAGGAATCTTTGAAATGCTTGGTTGTGCAGCCATTAAATACTTTTGTCTCCTATCACTGATAGGAGATTTTTTTTGCATACTTTACTCTAGAGGTTATGATGATAAATTATAGACTTAGTTTTAGAGGAAAAAAGACCAAGACTGCTTTGTTCAAAAATAGTTTATATAATTATATAAATAATGGGGTTACTAAGTTTTTTACTTATGATGGTGAGGTGTTAGAGTTTAGTGGTGAAAAAGAAGATTATGATAAAGTGGTGAAATTCGCAAATTATCATAATGGAGAGGTTGTTGAGGCAAAAGAATGATAAAATGGAAGAGGACTGGAAATAAAGAATATCCTAAAGAAGAACAAGAGTGTTTTATATATTTTTTTCATACTGGATTTGAAAAAAGTGTCTTCACAACTGAAAAAATAAAAGAGCTTGATTGTACAGTGACTTGTTTTTCAGGCTCTGGTGGATGGTTAGGAGATGAAGATGTTTTATGGATATCTATAGAAGAATATGAAACCGGTGACATTCCAGAAATACCAATTTCATATTCTGAAGATAAATGTTTTATGAAATGGGATGACCCTAGATTAATTATTAAACAAGTAAAATTGAAAGAAGATTATTTACTTAGAATAAAAGAAATATCTTATGAAAAACAGTTTTACAAAGATCAGATTTTTGGTGTGGTGCAAGAATTAAATCTACAACAAAGCCAATTTTGGATAAAGGATTGTTTAACTCCTCTATCACAATGTATTTATTCTGAAGGACAGAATTTAGAACAAACATGGTTACCAACAGAATTATGTGAGGTTGTTGAATAAAAGCATACAAATACCTTAATTTATTAAAGATAATTAAGGGGAATGATGAAAAAAATTTTAATGATTGACGATAGTCCTTTTTTATATGCACAATTTAAAAATATTTTTTTAAAAGATTTTAACTTTGAGTATTTGCAGATTTTGGATCCTTTTAAAACACAAGAAACAATTGATGAATACAAACCTGATTTAATTATTTTAGATGTTAATTTTAATCTCCCTATAGATGGGTTAGAATTGGGTTTATTTATTAAAAAAAATTATGATATTCCAATAATTTATTTTTCAGGAGTAGGTTTAGATACTGCAAAAGAAATTATTGATAAAGTTAATCCTGAATGTTTTATATTAAAGTTAAGTTATTCAGATGATCTTATTAAGATTATACTTTATAATATTATCAAAAAGGTTGAACGTGCTAAAAAAAATAATACTGATTGATGGCAATATAACTACTAGAAAGACTACCAAACTTATATTAACTTTACACGGTGGATTCGAAGTTATTGACTTTGCTAACATTGAAGATACTATTTCATATTTAAATAATAATAATAAAATAGACTTAATTGTTTCTGATATTGAGTTTTCTGGTATTGATGTATTCCAATTTATAAAAGAAATAAAAGAAAAAGATATATATAAAAGCACACCTATACTTATTACTTCTAAAGATCAACACTCTTTTGAGTTGCAGAATCTTTCTTTTGCAAGGCTTATTGATGGGTGGTTAATGAAACCTTTTGATGAAAAAGTATTGATGCTTTTAGTTAAAACATATTTAGGTGGAGGTGTTTAAGGTGTATAATATAATATGATTTATATAACAGGTGATACTCATGGTGATTTCTATAGATTTACAACAGATAATTTTCATGATGGAAAAAATTTGACAAAAAATGATTATATGATAATAACTGGTGATTTTGGTGGAATTTGGGATGTAAATTTTTCAAAATCACAAGAAGATTATTGGTTAAATTGGTTAAATGACAGACCATGGACAACACTTTTTGTTGATGGAAACCATGAAAATTTTAATAGATTAGACAAGTATTCTACCTCTCCAATGTTTGGAGCTGAAGGTGGAAAAATTAAAGATTCAATTTTTCATCTTAAAAGAGGTCAGATTTATACAATAGAAGGATTAAAATTCTTTTCTTTTGGTGGTGGTTTTTCTATTGATAAAATAGAGAGGAAAACTGATATATCATGGTGGGAAAGAGAGATGCCATCTTACAAAGAGTATAATGATGGTCTTGCAAACTTGAAACTTGTTGATAACAAAGTAGATTATATTATAACACACACCTGCTCAATGAAGGCATTTTATGAAATGGCCAGCAAGTATGACATGACTCATAAGGTAATTGATGGTGAGACAGTTTTGAGAAAATACTTTAATGAGGTAGAGTATACAATTGAGTATAAAAAGTGGTATTGTGGTCATTTTCATATTCAAGATGTTTTTCAAAAAGTAGAGTTCTTGTATAAGAACATAGTAAAGATAGTTTAGGTAATTATGAGCATCAAAAAAGAAGTTATTAAGACACTTATGGAACAAGCTAGAAATGATATTTCTTTAGGTAATATTGTTGAAATGAGTCAAAAAGAAGCTGATGATATGAATGACAAGTGTCTTAAAAAAGCTATTAAAAGACTAAAAATGCAATTGGAAAGCATATATAGATATACATAGTGCAACGCTATGTTTATCTCATCAGTTTCCCTTAGAGGGGTCATTAAATCCCACCTCGACTTACCTCTAAGGGAACATTTTTTAAAAAGGAGGAATACATGCTGTAGACATTACCACCCTAATCTCAAAGTATTAATTCGACCAAAAAACAAATTAATATTAGGAGATAAATTATGAACGAAATGAAACGAGAAATCAAGTCCCTAGCTCAGGAAATCAAATCAACAAAATTACAGTTTAAAGCATCTCAGAGAGAAGTATCAAAAATATGGTTAGAGAATAACTTTAATTCTAATACTTGGTATAACAAACCTGAGACATATCATTTAATTGAAAATTCACTTAGGTTAATGTGTTCAAAACAAAATGAAGTATATAACTTGAAAAAAGAATACAGGTTAAAACACATTATTTATTCAATGCTTAGAGGAAAAACAATTTCTCAAATAGAGAATAAAACAAGTGATGACAAGTATCAAACTATTCTTAGAACCAATCTATACAATGAAGTTAAAAAAATATTATTAAAGCTTGAAAAAGAGTGGTTAGAATAAGCATACATTATTATGTCCAGCAATGCTGGACATTATTTGCTTCTATAGCTTAAAGGTAAAGCAGGAGTCTCTAAAACTCTTTATCTCAGTTCGATTCTGAGTAGTAGCATATGAGTAAATCTTGTAGTGGTTGTAAACATTTAAGTGTCTATTCTTCAGGTAAGTTTTTCTGTGGTAATGCACAAAAAGCTTATGATTCTGGAGTTGAATTTTTTGGTGATAGTCCTGGTTTATTTCGAATAAACAAATTAACAGACGTGCATTGTTCAGTATATGAAAAATGATGATAAATATAATATTATTTAAAGATATTTTATATTAATAAAATGGAGGAATAATATTATGGTTGATAAAGCAATTTTGTGTGTTGATGATGAAGCTATACTTTTAATGGCACTTACTTATGAACTTAGAAAAAATTTTGGAGATACATTCATTTATGAAAAAGCTATAAATGCTGACGAGGCCTTTGGAATAATTGAGGATATTAAAAAAGAAGGAATTCCCCTTATTATGATAATATCTGATTGGTTAATGCCAGGAATTAAAGGAGATGAATTCCTTGAAATTATTCATGAAAAATATCCTGAAATTAAAGCTATAATGATAACAGGTCATGCTGACCTTGAATCACTTGAAAAAGTTAAAGCAAACCAATCAGTAATAGGCATACTTAAAAAACCATGGGATGCTCTTGAATTAAAGAATTTAATTAGTAGTATAATATAGGAGTTTCAATTGATTTATGTTTATAGGTTTGATTGTAAGAAAGGATGTAAAATAGATTGTAAGATGGAGACTGATATTAAAGATGTTTCTAAATTACTTAAAATGACATGTCCTGTGTGTGGTGCGAGAATATATAAGAATGATGAAAAGACAACTATTATTAATCCAAAACTTAAAACAAAACAAAGTAAAACAGAAGAAAAAGAACAAGAAATAGAAAAAAGATTGATTCATAAAGAGAAAAACAAAAAGATAAAAGAGAAAGGAGCTTCTGTAGTATAGCGGATAGTATACAAGATTGCGAATCTTGTGGTGGTAGTTCGACTCTACCCAGAAGCATAAAAATATGGAATATATAAGTCAAGAAGAAATATATAAACTAAATCAATCTCATATAACAAAAGAAGAAAGAAAACTTCTTTATATTTTAAAGCTATTCAAGTTAAATAAACCAGACCATTATGAGGTATTCAAAAAGTCACTATCTCAACAAGAAATTGAATATATAGAAGATCTTATATTCAAAAGAGAAGGAGAAGATACAATAGAAACATTGGGTGTTCATGATTTAAATGCAACCATAATGAAAAAAGTTGAAAGAGCTATTGGTGTAATTGATCAAAAATTATTAACAGATTTTAGAATAATTATATGGGAATCTTAATTTAGATTTTACATATCATGTAGTATAATAAGACCATGAAAAGGAGGAAATCATGGAAGCCATTCTTCAGAATCAAGTATTGAAATTGAACAAAAACTATCAGCCCCTTGAAATTATCACAGCAAAAGAAGCATTTTCTCTCCTTTGGAGTGAAATTGCAGAGGTTGTTACGGTAGAAGATGGGTCATATGCAAATCATACATTTGATTCATGGGCTGAAATATCTGAGCTTAAAGAAATGCTTGGTGATTGGACTGACCTTGATGAATGGATCCATACTCCTTCTTTAACTCTTGAAGTTCCTAGAGTTATTCGTGTTTTGACATTTAGTGATATTCCAAAATTTGGACTCAAACTTACAAGAAAGAATATTTATTTTAGAGATGGAAATGTTTGTCAGTATTGTGGTAAAAAGTTTTCTACGATTGATCTTAATATTGATCATGTTATTCCAAAATCCCAAGGTGGAAAAAACACTTGGGAAAATTTAGCATGTTCTTGTATTAAATGTAATCAAAAAAAGAAAAACAGAACACCAGAAGAAGCAAACATGAAATTGATAACCATACCTGTAAAGCCAAAACACAACCCTCATTTGACGGTTCATATTGGACATGAAAAATATTCCTCTTGGAAGAATTTTATTTCTGAAATATATTGGACAGTTGAACTTGATCAGAGTTAAACTTCAGAAATAAAACGTATTTAAGACACTTTTTGACTATTTTATATAAATCATGATATGAAGTTAATAATAGAATATGATGAAAAATATCATAATTCACCTCAGCAAAAAGAAAGAGATGAAATAAGACAACAAGAAATACAAGAATTATATTCTGATTATAAGTTTAGAAGAATTAAAGATTAATAAGAGAGGCCGAAAGGCCTCTTTTTTTTGCATATATAGAATATGGAGTATTTATATATAAATAGAATATTAACTGTTTTTAATGAACTCGGGTTTAATTATTTCCATATGAATGTTGCACACACTATTTTATTAAAAACAGAACCAGATATTACACAAAATGCAGTTTTTAAGAGTTTTCAAAGAGCAAGATGTGATAAATATGTAACTGAGTTGTCATACATTGATAAATATAGAATTGAAGATTTTTATAAACTTTCTACACCTCTAAAAAGTAGAGGTGTTTGGTATTTTCAACCGAATAATTTGAATAATATTATAACAAGGTTTCCAAACTGTGTAAAAGAAGAAGACTTCCCAAGATATGCTAAATACTTATTAAATAATGAAAGCGAAATAAAAAGAAAACTATTAACACACTATCATACAAGATAATAGTATGGAAGATCAATCATGGACTGGATGTCCAAAATGTGGATATACTTTAGCAACTGAAAGTTTCTCATCTAATGGAGAAGCCTCTATACAATGTTATCTATGTTCTTTTTATGAAGACTTTTCAGATATACAAGTAGGATATTATGATTCTAAAGAAGAAAAAGAAGACTATGAAAAAGAATTACAAAAAAATAACCACACACCATCTAAAGAACAATTAATGGCTGCAAAAAAAATAACAAGAACATTATCTAGTTTAAATGTTAAAATAAATAAAGATGATCTTATTCAAGTTATTGAAACTTCTGTTATAAATGGAGTTGCTGATATAAATATATTTTGTAAAGAAATGGTAAAAATTATTATATGAAATTAATACCTGAATATTCTTGGCAAGATTTTGAATTATATAAAATTACAAGATATATGATATGTGTGTTTGAAACAGATATATTAAATCAAGAATATTATATAATATATAATAATGATAACAAATTAGCTGGCGTTTTTATTACTAAAGCTGGATTTGAACAAATTTGGTTTTTAAAAACACAGAAAATGCAACAACAAGCAATTAAACATTGTATTAAAATAATATTTGAAGAAGGTAATGGATCTGTTGAATTTAGATTCATAAAAGAAATATATGAAAGCTGAATGTGAATTATTCCCAGATTGTAAATTTGCTAAAGAGTATATTCAAGATGAAAAATCCCCATGGTATATAAAATTCTGTAATGGTGATTTTAAATCATGTAAAAGGCATATTTATTGTTGTAATAGGTTTAAAACAGGTGGTAAATCACTCCCTGTTAATTTTGCACCAACAGGATCATTATTTTGAATAAATGGAAAAATATAAATAAAATAAAACAACAGTCTTGCATGTCAATAATGTCAATAATGGCAAAATCAAACAATATGAAAGTTGATGATTATGTTTCATTTAGGTTGGCTTTAGAGTTGTTAAAAGGGGTAAATAATGGCAGAGAAAATGAAAACTTTAGTAGCTTTAATTCTGGACAAATCAGGATCCATGCAGCATATTACACAGTATGCTATAAATAATTTTAATGAACAACTTCAAACATTAAAAGAACAAAGTAATTCACCAGAGATAAAGGCAAAGAAGGTTTTACTTGCAGCAGATCCTAACGATGTAGAAGATGGAATTGAAACAAAGGTTTCAATTGTTTTATTTAATCACAGTATTGACACCATCCTTTTTGATGCTAATATTGATAATGTTTCTGAGATAACAGAAAATGAATATATGCCATCAGGCAACACTGCTTTGTTTGATGCAATTGGTGCTACTATTGATAAATTTCTTGGGCACTATGATTTAACAGATCCAAACATTGGGGTGTTGTTTGTTATTATAACAGATGGTCAAGAAAATAGTTCCAAGAATTATTCTGGCAAAGAAGGTTCTAAGAGGTTAAAGAGTGTTATAGAAGAATTAAAGGCCACTGGTAAGTGGACATTTACATTTCTAGGAACATCTGATGCTCTAGATCAAGCTGAAGAAATTGGAATTAATAATAGAATGGCATTTGAAGCATCTGATATTGGTCTTAAGACTATGTCAGTTGCACAAAATGAAGCGACCGCTCATTATTATAGTGCAAGGAGAATGAATAAATCTACAAGTGTTGAAGATTTTTATTCATCAAAATAAATTATTCTTTTTAATTAAAGACACCTTTTTTAGGTGTCTTTTTTTATTTTTCTTGTTATTTATCATAAGATAGTTTTAATAATGGAGGAACTACTTATATGATTATAACAAACAACCTGAAGCGTTATCTGAAATTGTATAAAATGAATGAGGAAAATGTTGACAATGATCAAACTGATATTATTGCTGAACAAATGGAAGAACTATATTACAAGTTAGATGAAGATGAACTGGCTTATTTAGAAGAAAAACAAATTATATAACATTTTATTGAAAAAATAACAAAGATAATTTAATATAAATACAATCTATAAGGAGATTATTACTATGATGAAAGACTTTTTAGAAGGACTAGAGGCTAACGCTGGAAAGATTATTTCTGAAGCAGGAGATGCAGGTGCAGAAGGCGGACAAACTTTCGCCGATGTTGCAGTTGGTGCAAAATGGGGATATATTCCTCAACCAAAGGGAGCAACAATTTCTGATGCTAATACAGGAAAAGCTGGTTTTGGTTCAGTTGGATCAAGCCTTTTGTTCATTAAAGAACACAGCCCAGATAACTGGGATATTGTTGTTTTCAAGTTTAATAAGGGTGTTGCTATGGGAGCAGCTTCTGATAAAGCTGCTGCCGCTGCTCTTAGAAAGAGAGGACCTACTGCTGAAGAGGGTGGAGTTAAGAAAGAGGCTAAAGAAATTGCAAGATATATGGCTCTCACAGAATCAATTCTTAATGGCAAACCAATGAATGAAGCCGCTGCAAAAGCTGCCAATGTTGAAGGATGGACAGAATTACTTTCTAATACAGATTGGAAGGTATCAAAAACACTCAAGGGATTAAAGTTCTCAGAACTTCTTGACAAATGTGTTGCTGTTGTAACTCCAAAAGAAGGTGGAGCAAAGTCATTCCTTAATTAATTAAAATTTTAATCCTCCTCGCAAGAGGAGGATTTTATATTTTCTTAGGAGAAACAAAATGGATCTTAAAGAATTTTTAAACGAAAATCTAACTTCTCAAGAAACAATTGATGAAGGTATAAAAGAAATAGCATCAGGACTTGTTAATAAAATTAAATCTGTATATAAAGCTGCAAAAGCGTCTGTCGTTAAAATAGGCGATAGAGTTTTTGGTATTTTTATTAAAAATGGCGAATCTGGAATAACAGATGGAGCTGGTATTGAAAGAGTTCATATTACTGAAAAAGTTGAAGGTGGATTGAGATTTTATGGTCTTGGATTTACAAATGGAACAAGACTTTCTAAATCTGCAAATGAATCAATTTTTACAGAATTAAAATCAAAATTATTTGAAAATGATGATCCATTAAATATATCACCAAATGCATCAGATCAATCACCTGATGATGAATTTAAAAGTGACAAAACTGCCAGTATAAAACACATGTTTGGTTTAGGTGGTCAATTAAAAGATACTAAAATTGATCAAACATATAAGCAATTTTATGAAGGTAAGCCAGATGGTTCAATTTCTGTTGAACAAATGAAAAATCTATTTGGAAGATTAGCCTTTCAAGTAAAATTTAGAACAAGACAATCACAATACATTCCATCAATTCTTGTTTTTGGTTCTCCAGGTGAAGCAAAAACTGCTATTGGTTCTCAAGTTGCAAGAATGATTGGTGCGAGATATAAATCAATTGAAGTTGCATCTATTTATACTGAAATTTTCGGTGGTATGCCAATATCACAAGATGTATATGATGTAGAAACTGGAAGAACAAGATCAGAAGGTAAAATTACAAGAAAAATTGGCAATATGCTTTTTGAAGGTTCTGAAAAAGATATGGACAAATCAAAAGGAAAATATGGACTTGTTCAACAAGTTTTAGTAGGTGATAATGGAATTGTTGGTGAAATAACATCATCACAAGAACAAGGAGCCTTATTAGCATTACAATCAATTTATCTCAAAAGAACATTAACTGGTGTTTGGGATGATTCATATAAATCAGTTAAAGGCAAACTTATTAATCTTGGATATGAATTTGAAGGTAAATCAAAGAATGAAGGAAGAGTGTATTCTGGTGTCTATATAACTGAAGCTGATGGACAAAAAGTTACTCAACAAAAGAAAAAGATTGTTGAGCTCGTTCCTGTAAAGGGTGTATTACCAGATCCTGGAAATAAAGATCCTTGGGTTCTTGCTCTTGATGAATTCTCAAGAACAGATAAAAAAATGTCAGCTGTTATGAACCTTCTTTTAACTGGTGCAATTGGTACTATTTACTTTCTTCCATTAAAAACAATTGTTTGTGCAACATCTAACCTTGGTGGTAAAGGTAGTTCAGATGATTCAGACGGTGAAGAAGTATCAAAAATAACTGGTGCTATGTTAACTCGTTTTAGTTATGTTGTAAAAGTTCAAGGTAAGATTAATGATTCTGTTTCTTATATTATGGGAAGTATGACTAAAATGCCTTCTGATAAAGAAGAACCTGATTATGATCCTCTTGATGATACTGAAGAATGGGAAATTAAACACAAGAACTTTGAATTAACTCCAGAATTAGCAAGTAAATGGAAGGGTATGATCCCTCCTGCATTATGGTTAAATTATATAATTAGAAATGGATTAGAACAGGGTCAATATCATAGACAATCACTTGAGAGTTTCCAAACAGGAACTCCAGTTAAAATTAATCCTCGTGTTGTTGATCGTGTTGCAAAAAATGTTTCAATGGCAGCATTACAAGACTGGGAAAGTGGTGATTTAGTAAAACCAGTTGGTATGGCAAAAGCACCATCAAAAGAATGGTATGAAAAAGAGTATAAAAAAGAAGAAGTTCCAATATTTGATGCAGAAGAAAATAAATGGACAAAGAAAATTCTTCCATCAGCTCAAGCCTATTATATGATGATAAATCAAGGTAATAGAAGATATTTAGAAATATTGAAGGCTTCATTAATGAAGGGTGGTCAAGAAGTTCTCGCTGATTTAGAATCTTCTCATGAAAAAACTCAAAAAGAAATGATTCTTGGTGATACTGATCAAATATTAACAAGACATGTTGAAACAGCATTAAAGTTTAATAAAGATGATGATAAACTTGCTCAATTAGAAACTGTTGCTCGTTCAGCAAAAGATATTGTATTAGATGAAATGCCTAGAAAAATTGTAAAAATTGGTAATATTGAAAACTATAAAAAACTTATTAAGGGTATAGATTTAAAGAAACTTGGATTTAACAATGAATACTGGTATCTTGCAGCTAATATATGGAGATTCACAGATGATGCAATGTGTTCTGGCGATGAAATTGCAGGTCTTGCTATATCTCTTGGACAGGCTTTAGCTGATTCAGAAAATGAAAAAACATCAGAATTTATTGCAACACTTTTATCAGTTCTTGCAGATGATGTTAAATATAAATCAGCAATTAGTAAGCTTGATAATATTGATCTTAAAGATTTTAATTTTGATGATAAGGGTGATGATGATGATATTGATGATATTCTTGGTGAAGCTAAAATATGGGAAGCAAAATTATTGAAAGACAGAGGATCAGCTAGTCATTTTAAAAATGGTGTTAAAAAGTTTATTAATATTCAACTCCATCAATTAAAAAGAACTGATTTCTTTGATGATTTTAATTCTTATGTTACTACCCTTCCGGGAACAAAAATTGAAAACTATCTAAAGGGTATTTGGATGGCAACAAGAAAAGAATGGTTCATTCCAGTTGAAGTTCCAGCAGAAAGAAAACAGGATAAAGTAGCAACAGAAAGCATATTTATTGAAACAGGATTAAAAAAACTTTTTGAAAATATAAGGGGTTAGCAATGTTTTTAGATATATTAAAATATGAAATGTTAACTGAAGAAACAAGAATTTCTTCACTACCAAAAAAGTTTTCTAATTTCTTACTTTATTTAAGAGCCGCAGAACCAGTAACCTATGAATTATTAAAAAACTTTACAGATTACTGGTGGATGGAAAATTCAACTGGTGAGGATGGTTCTGTTAGAGAAGCCACGATGGGTGTTGCTATGCATCAAGGAAGATTACAATTTTATATTGGAAAAGGGTTTTATAGTAGACTTTCAATATCACAATTAGCATTCCTTATGTATCATGAATTAGCTCATTATAAAAGAGGTCATTGTAACAATAATTTTAATCTTGGTAAAGCTAACCACAACTTGGCAAATATTTGTGAAGATATTTATATTAATGAAGATGCTAATAGAGATGGTTATTTTGCTCTCGTTCCATTAAAATTTGTTGATGGTGTTTTAATGAAAAAATCAGGAAAATATCGTGGTGCAACAGGTCAAGGTATAGATAAATATGGTAAAGTAAATGGACTAACATTAAATGAAAAAGATTATATGCCAATAGCTGACTCAGCTGAACTATATGTATACCTCTCAAAAGAACATGATAAACAAGGTAAACCACCAGAGAAAAAACCTGGTAAAGATGGTGAAGGTGGTAAAGGTGGAGAAGGTGGTGAAGGTGATCCACCTCCTCCAAGATTTCCTAAAAGAGGTGATATTGTTAAAGGTCCTGATGGAACATATGGAAGAGTAAACAATGTTGTTGGAAACGTTATAAAAGAAATAGAACCACTTACAGAACAAGAGGCTATGGATATAGTCAAGAAAAAAATTTCTTTTATGGCAATAAAAACACGAAAAAATATGATGACATTAAAAGATCCAATTGATATAGCTTGAGGAGATAATATGAATATTTGGGAAAAAATAGCTAAAGAAATAGATTTCGTAGAATATATAAATCTGAACGAATCTGCTCCTCTCGCTGTCAATTGGAAAGCTGAGGATGTAACAATTTTAACAAATGAAAAACCAAATGAAGGTGGCAATGGTGGACAACCTTCACCAAATGGTGGATCAAAAACACAAAGTGTTAATGATGGCCCAGCAAATCCAACAAATGGTGGTAAAAAAGGTGAAAAAGATGAGAAAGATAAGAAGGGTGAAAAGGGTGATAAACCAAGCAAGGGTGGAAAAGGTGAAGAAACTAGCAATCCTGTTGAAGATGATCAAACTGGCGAATTAGAAGGTGGAAAACCAACTGATGATAAAAACAAGAAAGGTGAATGGAAAAAAGGAACTGGTAAAAAACTTCCTGGTAATGAAAAAATGGAATCAATTGATGATCACAATATAATGCGATCAAAATCTGATGGATCAAAATTAGATGATGCTCTAAATAAAATACATGAAAAAATGTCAAGAAGAACTGGCAAAAAGAACCCAGATGATTGGGTTGGGGCGGCTGGCGATATGTTTAGAGATGACATTAAAAAGGTTGTTAGAAGACGCCTTCCAATGGATAAAATCAAAAATGAATTAGCTGCCTTTAAAGAAGAAATATCTAAAGCTGTGATGGATGACGAAACTTATCAATTATCAGTTTTATCAGGTTCTTCAAGAGGTGGAGAAGCTGATATAAATAGACCTGTTGAAATTAAAGATACTGATACAGATAAAAAATCAGCTATACTTTTCTTTTGTGTAGATACATCAGGATCAATGGGAGATGAAGAGTTTGAATTAGTGTTTGGATGGTTAAGAGAAATTGCAGAATTCTTTAAATCTGATTCAGCAGGATCAGGCGGAATACCTGGTAAAGTTTATATTATAGAATATGATACTAGGGTATATACACCAATTAGAGAATGGAGAAATGATAAACTTCCAATGGCTCCAAGAGGTGGTGGTGGAAATGCTGTAAATTGTGTATATAATTTTTTGAATAAACACTTTGTTAAAACTGATACAAGGGGGAATCTTGTAACAAATAGCTTCGTCTTTAAAGAAAGTGATTCACAACTTTTTGATAATGAAGATAAAAAAGAATTCTATGATATAGAACATGAAATAGAAACAACTTATGTCAAAGATGATGCTAGACAAGAACAATTAAAAAAACTAAAGAGCAAGAACTTTAAATATGGTGATGTTTTAAAGGAATCTTTTGATTATGCAAATGTTCCATTCTTGTTATTTTTTACTGATGGTTATGATGACGTTCCTAATGCTTTTGGACCGTTATACAGAAATAATCTTGGAAACATATTATATGTTATAACCTCTAAAGCATGGCTTGGAAACATGAGACCAAGAAACTTTATTTATTGTGATATACATGTAGAATCTTTTAGTGATTCTTTTGATACAGATGGTAATTTAGTTGATAATGGACAAGCAAATCGCCGGGGATAAGCATATATAGGTATATGAATTTAGACCTAAAAAATGTCTTATTAGCTAAAACTGGACTTAGAGACAAAGTCATATCTGTAGATGGTTTAATAAAAACATCTACAGATGAGGCCTATAATTTACTTGTAAAATCTGGATATACTTCTAAAATAGTATTTTTCCAAAAATCTGTTAAAATCTTTAAAAACCTCCTAAAACAATTTAATACAAATGAAATTTATAAGTTCTATAGACCACATGGTAAATATAGACGCCATAGTAAGATCTTAAAAAAAGAAACTATAAATCTTGTTTTATCCTCTAAATATAGTAAAATCAAAAAACAAATAGAAGAGAAAATGCATGAAAATACTTATACTTGAAGACGCTAACTCAAGAATACAAACATTTATTAAACATTATGGAAAAAAACATGATTTGTATTTTTTTGACAATATAACAGATGCAAAAGATGCTCTAAATTTATTAGGTCCATTTGATGTTATATTCTTAGATCATGATTTAGATGATAGGGTTTATGTTAATTCTAATGAGGCAAACACTGGTTATCAACTTGCAAAATGGATGCAAGAAAACAATATATCTGCTGAAGAAATTATTATTCATTCAATGAATCCTGTAGGAGCTGACAATATTAAAGCTGTGTTGCCACAAGCAAAAATAATACCTTTTATAAATTTATTCTAAAGTTGGAAAAAATGCAAGACAATGAAAAGGCCAAGGTTCTTTTAGAAAATGGATCATATTTAAAACATATTGTTGATGTTTTAGAAAAAAATGATATTCATGATTTTATGATTGAAGAATATTTCTCCCAAGAAATAGAAAGAAAATTAGAAGAAACAGATCGTTGGTTAATAAAAGAAAACTGGGATGGAGATGAAATAGCTGACTTCTTAAGTGATGGTTACTCAAGAAATGATATTGTTTATGCTGATATTGAAGAACTAACTCAAGAATTAAAAATAGAAGCAACCATAAATATAGCTCAATATTATATTGATAAATATTTCAATAAAGATTCAGATTTATTAGATAATATGATTTTATATATTAAAGAATGTCAATAATAGATGAAAAATTTTTACAAGAAAAAATAGATTCTCGTGATTTTACTTGGTTTTCTACTGGTGGAAATAGATCAAGAGTAAAAAGATTTTTTAAAACGACACAATTAAATTCAGCCTTACTTTTTGATTTATGGAATGTAAGATCCATAAGATATGATTTAGTAAGTATGCAATCTCTTCCAGAAGATCTGGTTATAGAAATAATTTGTGAAGCTGGATCAAAAAAAAGAGATATAACAAAAGCAATGTATATTGAAACATTGCTTAAACAAAAAATTACTCAGGCAATTATAACTCAACATATACAACAAGTAGATTTAGGACTATATCTTGTTGCATGGGAAGTAATACCAAAAACAATGCTTTTATATAGTGATTTTGATGCCTTTATGCAAATTGTCAGTGGGATGAACAATGACTTCTGGACTTTTCAAAAAGAAAGGAAGGGGGCTGTAGTATCTATAATAAGAGCAGAACCATCTAAATTAGATGAGATAATCCATTTCCTTTGTCCTATGCCATCTCATGTAAGTTTTGAAATAATTTCTGCTTTATCAAAAATTGTTTTCTTTTCTGATGAGTTGGTATCTTTTTTAAGATCCTCACTTGACCAAAGTACATTCCTTTCGGTCATGGAACATATAATCGTAATAACTGTTCTATCAATTCTAAGGCAAGATTTCTTTTAGAGAGTTGATATTTATGGTATAATATATTCATGAATATCAAGTTTGATTTTAAGTATTATACTTGGGGTTGAGAGTATATTTTTTCAGATTATTGGACCAGTTTTTATGAATAAAGTTATGGTTTCTTCGGCAAAAGCTCTTCTTGAAAAAGAATAAAGCATATTTATAGATTTAGGAGTATATATGATCATAGGGCAAGACTTTGACAAAATTACTCAGGTTAGCCTTGATGCTCTAAAACAACTATCTAATAAAAAGCTTAAAAGAGTAGTCATTATTCTTGATGAAACTGGTTATGAAACAGCCTTTATTTTTGAAGATAAAGATGTATATACTGCATCTGGATTTTCCATTGGGTATAACGGAGAGGGGCCAAGAGGCCTTTATTCTGCCATTAAAATGTTCTGTCCTGATGCTATTGGAGAGGATTTTTTCAAAACAAAGATCTCTACACTTAAGGGTGGAAAATGGGTTTGGAGTCCTGAATATGATTTTGTAGAAATAGTTTAGAGAATACATTTATATAGTATAATTACATAACAAACATTTGGGGGATTTATGACAATTACAGAGCTTAAAGCTCGTATTCGCATGATTATTAAAAAGGGTTTTATACAGCCAGTCACACCATTCATTCATGGCGCTCCTGGAGTTGGAAAGTCAGAATCTGTTTATCAGATTGCAGAAGAGCTTGGAATTGGCTTTATTGACTTGCGCCTCTCTCAGCTAGAATCAGCTGACCTTCGAGGTATCCCAGTTCCTAACATTGAAATTGGATCCTCTAAATGGCTTCCTCCTGAAACTATTCCTTTTGAAGCCTTTGCCAATCTTCCTATTCCTGAAACTTATCCCATCAATAAAGGTAAGAAATTTAAAGATGGTGGAATTCTATTTCTTGATGAATTCAACCGAGCAAGGTTTGATGTTCAGCAGGCCGCTTTCCAGCTTGTTCTAGACCGTGCAGTTGGTCTTCACAAAATGCTTGATAACTGGTATATTGTAGCCGCGGGTAACCTTGGTGAAGATGATGGAACTGATGTCAATGAAATGGACTCAGCTCTAAACAACAGATTTGCCCACTTCACAGCTACAGTAAACGACAAGGTATGGCTTGATTGGGCAGAGAAAGCAGGTGTTCATCCTGATGTAATTGGGTTCATCCAGGCTAAACCTGGCTACCTCCAGAAGAAGATTAAAGAGGACGATAATGTCATCCTTACTCCTCGTTCTTGGAAAAAGTTTTCTGATATTCTGAACCAGAATAGTGATACTGATCCTAAAGACGTTGCTGAACTTGTTGGTGCCTCTATTATCAATGGAGCGGCAGCCCAGTTTGTTACATGGCTTGATCAGAAGTCAATTGTCTCTCCTCTTGATGTCTTGACAAAATACAAGACTATGAAAAAGCGGATCAAGGCAATGCAGAGAGATCAGGTTTATGGTCTTAACGAAGAGCTTTCTGGTTATATCTCAAAGAACTGGAAGGGAGCAAAAGAAGGTGAATATGAAAAGGCCTTCCTTGCCGCTCAGGCTAATGGAGAAAACAAAGAAACTGCCAAGAAAACTGCTAATGCAAAAGCAGATGCTCTCCTTGATGTTTGGCTTGAGAATATTCATGCTTTTACACAGGAGTGCCTTGAAAAGGATATCTATATTGCCTTTATGCAGAATGTAACTCGCAAGTGTTCTAAAGAAGGCAATGACTTCATTGACTATTACCTTAAAAAGTACATTGCTGAATCAAAGGATATTGTAGCTGCCTTGACTAAGCGCTAAACAAATGGGGGTCATTACGACCCCCGTTTTAATTTAGAGATATAAAAAAAGTAGTATAATTATAGTAGGAGAAACTAATGGCTGAAGAAATAAACACTACTAAAGCAGAACTTACAGAAGAGCAGAAAAAATATATTCACGATCAGGTTGATTCTTTTAACGAAAGAATGAAAGTGGATAAGGTACGCATCCCTGCAGAAGTAGAAGAAGTTTCTCTCCGCTGGGTAAAACACGCTCCATTTCTCTCTGAGTTTCTTTTGCGTTTTAATTATTTTATGACTGAACAGATTCCTACTATGGGTGTTAATTCCAGAAGGGGCAGAATCAATCTTTATATGAACCCAAAGTTTATGCGAGGTGGACAGTTTCTTCCTCGTATGCAGTGGGTTGATGACAAGAAAAATCCTCTTAAAGAAGATAAAGCAGGAAACCCTATAGATTCTAATGGAAAGGTTCTTCCTAAAGAGACAGTTCAGCAACTTCCAGTTTTTGAAAAAGATTCTAATGGAAACATTAAACTTGATCCATTTGGAGCTCCAATTATAGAACAGTATGAATCAGCTCCAATGACTGAGGAAGAGCTTGAGGGCGTACTCGTTCATGAAATTGAGCATCTTATTAGGTGCCATGGAGAGCGCGCTCTTGAAGACCACTATATCTGGAATATAGCCGCTGATATGCTCATCAATGATGACATTACAACCATGTCTATAGGAAACAGAAAACTTGTTCTCCCTAAGGGTGCCGTTTATTTGGCTCAGGCTACAAAAGACGGATACACTGGTCAGAAGATAACAGAGGAACTTTATTTCTGGTTGCTTGATAAGCGAAATGAATATAGAAACCAGATGGAAGATTTGATCAAACAGGCAGGTGGTGGATCTGGCGGAGAGGGTGGTAAATGTCCTCATTGTGATGGAAGTGGAAAAGAAAAAGATGACAATGGAAATGAGACAGATCAGCCTTGCCCACATTGTGCAGGAACTGGAAAACAGCCTTCTGGAAATGGTGATGAATTGTTTGATGCAATCTATGGATCAAAAATTGATGATCACTCTGTAATGGAAGAGTCTGATTCTCTTGCTGAACAGGCTATCAAAGAAATTATTGATACTGCTCAAATTCGTGGTTGGGGAAATATGACAGGCTCAGGTGTTACAAAGCTTGAAGAACTTTGCAAGGGAGCCAAGATAAATTGGAAGACTCTTTTGAGAAAATATCTTTCAGCTGCTGTATCATCACCTGGAAACATTTATGAGAATAACTGGTCAAGGAGAAATAGACGTGGTCTTCCTCTCCCTGGAATTAAAAAACTTAGTAATAAGGTTGTTGTTGGTATAGACGTTTCAGGTTCAATTGGTGATCATGATATTCAGGTATTCTTTACAGAAATTGAAAAAATTGTAAAGGATGTTGGACAACTTACAGTTATTCAGTGGGATACTGAAATAAAGGATGTTTGGAAGGAATATAAGAGAGGTGATTACAAGAAAATCAAAATCACTGGACGTGGCGGTACAGACGTTCAGAAAACATATAACTGGATGAAAGAAAATAAGATGGATCAATATCCTCTTGTTATGTTTACAGATGGTTGGTTTGATTATGATTTTGATACTCAGCATGTTAAAACTGTCTGGTGTGTTACAGATGAGAGTAGATGCACGGTTCCAGGTGGAAAGAATATCTTTGTAAATATAAAAGATTATCACAAATGACTAAATGACCGGATCCCCCAAAGATAATTCTTTGGGGGATTTTAATGGAAAAAATACAAACTCACAATTCTTCTACAAGATCTGAAGATGGAATTAAATTCATAACAATAAAAGGTTCTTTAGATAGTTTTAATGTTTATGATGTTTCAAATTATATTGGTGAGATATTATCTACTGCTACTGAACAAACAATTGTTTTTGAATTAGAAGGGTTAAATTTTATAACTGCTCATGGCATAGTTTCTTTTATAAATATAATAGAAAACTATAAAGATAAAAAAAATGTTTATTTAAAAGATGTTAATACAACAATATTAGAACAATTCAAGCTTTTGGGGTTTTATGGATGTTTTCATTTTATTACATCAACAGATGAAATTGCAAATATTTCAAATGTTTTATTTCCGAAAACTTTAAATTGTCCATCATGTAATAATAAAATTATTGCCACTAAAAGTGGAAAATTTAAATGTCCTGCTTGTAAATCAACTATATCAGTAAATAAAGAAGGTAAAATAGATGAAGAAGAATGATTTTTTTGATAATTTAAATGTTGTTTTTGCTAACTCAGAAGAAAAAGAGGATTATGCTTTTACGAAAGCGGTTATTTATAGAGATATTAAAACTGGTAAAATAGAAAGTATTCAGGTTATTAATACTGAATATAATGAATTCATGGTTATAGAAAGAGATGGTGAAGCTTCATTTATTAATATAGGTGATGAAGTAAATGGAGAAAAATAAGTGGATCTAAGAAAAAACTTTACAGAAGAAGAATTTGAACAATGGAAACAAGGATGGTTTGAAGAAAAAGGCTGTCCTTTTTTTGCATGTAGTCAAGCACTATATAGAAAAGTTTGTGGAAAGACATTTTTATGTGGATCTCTTTTTGATTATGATGGATATAAAAATGATAAGTGGATAAAAGTTTGTGATATAAAACTAGCCCAAGATGAAGAGAATAAATTTCCAACTAAAAATTGTCCTGCTTGTATGGGGGCGATGACTTTAAAATCAGACCATGAATCAGGAATTCTATATTCAGATAGTTGGTGTCCTGTTATTAATAATTGGTATGAAGAAGCCGGGATCAAAGTTTTTAGAAAAAATGAAAAATATGGAGTTACATGGGGAGCTTATATCATACCTCTTGTTGGTGAACAAGCTTATCTCGAAATGATAAAGGATCCTAAAAAATTCAAGGAATTTATGGAAAATCCTGAATCATTCAAGGATAATTATGAATGAAATGATAGCTGAATTATATAATAAATATTTATTTCGTTATATGGATTTAAGGGATATAACCCCTGAATGTGTTAATATTATATTACATCAAATTGAAACACATAAATATTTTCTTAATCAAGAATATAAACAAGAAATACCTCTATTAACAACTTTTAATTCTTGGATTGAATATGTTTTTGATCCATTTATATATAATGTTGAAAAGAGTGATGTCCTTATATATACAGATATTAATGTTTTAGAACTTTTTGTTATTGTAATGAAAATATGGGATGATATGAAAAAAGAAATACCAAAACATGAAAAACACATTCATATTTACCATGCTATGGATAAATATTGTTTTAATCTAAAAAACTATCCTCTTATTAAAAAATTTTTTATTTGGATGAGACATAAGCATAATTATATATAACGGAGAAAATATGGACTTGAATTTAGAGGAAGATTAATTACATTATGTGGAATTGATCATTCAGGTAAAAGCACAGTAGCAAAGCTTTTAGTTAAAAAACTAAATGATGCAAATATACCAGCAATTTATACATTTCAGCCTGGTGATAATGATGGTGAATATAATCAAATGTTGCATGATATGTGTAAAACAAAAAAATATGACCTAGATCCTCTTTCTAATTTATTTGCATTTCTCCTTGATAGATCTGAACATACTTCTAAAAAGATTATTCCAAACTTGGAAAATGGTGTAGCTGTTATATCAGATAGATATTGGTATAGTACAATTGCCTATCAGTTTTATGGAAAGCAATTGTTAGAAAAGTATAATCTTTCAATGGATCTTGCTTATTGGATGAATAAAGTTGCTTCACATAATCTAACACCATATAAGGCTTTTTATCTTAATCGTGCACAAGAACTAGTCAATGCAACTGAAGATGATAATCAAGATCTTTTTGAAACTGAATCTTCTCTTTTTAAACAAAGAGTAAAAAATGGGTATAAATTTCTTGTGTCTTCAGGTGAATTACAGGAAATAGAAGTAGATTCTGATCCTGAAGTAACTCTTTCAAGAATTGTAGGTATGATGTGAGTTATGAGGTTTGTTCATTTTTAGATTGTCCATATCATCCTAAAAATGAATTTAGAAAAAAGATGATGTCAAGACTAATGTATAAAATAAAATCTTTTGAAAAAAGAGCAATGGATGTTTATTTTTTTAAGGATATTTTTGCTCCTATCAATAATTTATATGAATTAGAATCCGTTCCTAGAGAATGCCTCATTTGTTCTCATTTTGTAAAAAGAGATATGAGATTAGAAAGCATATCTCAATCTGCAAAAAAGGAATTGTTAAATGAAGATTTGCAATGAGATAGATTGTCCACTTCACTCTGATTACACAGATAGTGAAATTGAAGAAGTGGTTAAAGATGAAAATAGCAAGGGTGGTTATTGGGCAACCACTGCAAATCAAGGTCCAGGATTTAGTGTATATTCGGGAGGCAATGGTGGACTTGGTCAATCTTCTACAGCCGTATGGACAACAGCAGCCATATCAACGTTATCTACAGCGAATATTGTAACTCTTGGTAATAATGAAGAAATAAAAGTTGATAATGGAATAAAATTTAAAACTAATATATTAGAATGTAATTTAGAATGTTTGTTTTGTATATATAATAAAAAAGTTGATATGAAAAATGAATTGATTGTTGCTAAAACAAAAAAATTATTGGAGAAATAAAATAGTTTATACACAAACTGATGATCCTGTACCATATATTATTACAACTACGGATAATTCAAGTCCATATATAGTTAATGGTAACAGCATACCATATTATACAATTTCAGCAACTACATCCACATTTGAACAAGAGATTTACCCTAAAATACCAAATTCGTTAGGTCTTTTATATATTGAAGGAGATAAGATTCTTATAAGAAAAGTAGATGGAGAAATAATTCTTTGGGTATTATGGGTGAAGGAGATGAAAAAACATCAATCAAACTTGTAACAGAAATTGCTAAAATGCTATTATTAAAAGCTAAAAAAGCTATAAAAGATCATAATAAAAAGCATATATAGATTATATAAACAAGGAGAAAACATGGCTGGATTTGATGAACTTAGTGAAGAGGTTTTAGGAGACATTCGCAAAGGCTGGGAAAAGATTAAGGTTCTTGCAGAAGAAAAGAAGTCTATTTCAGAAGATATTGCTGAAGAAAAGAAAGAGATCTCCAAGAAATGTGGAATTGCAGTAAAGGATTTGAATGCAATTTTTACTGTTGTTTTAGCCAAAGAAAAGGGTGAATGGTCAGATGAAGATGTTTTGATTGCTGACAAAATCGCTGCTAGAGTTACTCTTAGTCCTCCAACTAAGCTTAATGAGTAACTCTTTTACATAGTCCTCCTTTACTTTTTGCTCATGGTGTTTATGCACCATGAGCTTCTTTTTTTATAATAACTTATACTATTATCAAATTTTTATCAAGATAATTTTATATGATAAAAGAAAATTATGAAGTTTGGACAAATGATGATATAGATAATTTACCAAAAGGTGAGAATACAATAAAATTAGTTGATCTCCCACCTGCTATTATATTAAAAAGATGGTATAATTTAGATAATATTTGGAATGAAAATCTTTATTTTTATAAAAAAGATAGAAAGACTGGATTTTTATTTGCTGTTTCAATTGGAAGCACTAATAGCGGAGTTACTTTTATTACTAAAAAAGCATATTATACTGAAGATGATAATTTATATGATGATAGTGATGATGATAGTTATTTTAGTTTTAAAGAGTTAGAACTATCTGATATAGATTCTTTACAAGATATGTTAATGTCTATTTTTGAAAAAGATATTGATATTGAAAATTATAATATAATGTCATTACTTAAATAAGAGGTATAATATGGATGAATTAAAAAAATATATAATATTCAAGATGAGTTAATTTCTGAGGTTTCAAAATCATTTGCAGACTCATCCAAGGAGAATGAATATATGAGCTATAAAGCATCAAAATTAGTAGAGAATTTATTAAGAGAATTTGATATGGCAGTTGGAGCTGTCAGTTCACCAATGACAAATGATCCATATAAAAATGTAGATCCAAAACTATTGAAAACACAACAACTTATTAGAATTTTACAGGATAATGCCTATAAAATGATTGATTCACAAAGAGTTGATTCTTTTTCAAGTGAAAATAATTTAACACCAGACATTAAAGAATTGATAACAACAACGTCAGAACCAGTAATTAAAGTAATTGTTAAAAAACTTTATTGTACGTGGTTTGGAGAGCAAACAGAAACAGCAGTTGTAACTCCTCCTGTAGTAGAAAAAGAAATAGAAATAAATGCCGTTGTTATTTCTCCTCAACAAGAATCTTTTATTATAAAGAAAATTGTTGGAGATGAAGTAATATTAGAAGATATAAAAGGTAATTCAAAGTTAGTATCAAAACAGATATTAAAAGTTTGGATGAAATAAGGGGAAAATATAATGGATTTAGCATTAAATGAATTCCTTGCACAGCTAGGAAACGAAACGGTCTCTAGAATAAATAGAGAAACAAAAGTTAAAACAATTCAACCAGTAAAACCCGTAAAAGAAGAAAGACAAGTTCAAATGCCACAACATCAACCAAAAGAACAACCTAAAATTATTGAAGAAGAAAAAGATATAAACGAAGATTTTATTGAAACAGCTTTAGATTATGCTAATGTTATTATCAAAACTGTTAGATCAAGTTTTGAAACTCAGGCTGAAAAAAGAAAAGTTATGGAGTCAATAAGATCAGCTATTAATTTATATTTAGGTGAAGAACAAAAACAACAATCTTTCTTTCCACAACATCAACAAAAAATAGTTGAATCTGAATATTCAGGAAAATTAAAAATGAATGACTTCACTGGAAAAGAAGTTGATTTTCAACAAGAGTGCCCCAAGGGTATGATGGAAAATAATTTAAATATAGGTTTAAAAGAAGGACCTGATGGTAAAAAACAAGTTGATCTAAGTAATTTAAGTCAAAATGATATAGCATCATTAAGAATATTAAGTGGAATAGATAATATAAATTAATTGGAGTTAAAATGTCAGAAATAGAAACTAAACTAGATGAAATTATTATAGAAATTAAAGAATTTAAACAAATAGCAAAAGATCAAATCGAGGCACTTGAAGAACTTGTTTCTTTGTTTTCTAAATATGATCAAGAGTTGTTGATGGAGAATGATGAAATTAGAGAAGGATGATTTATCTAAATTAGGCATAGGACAAGTAGTATTAACATATTTTTCTGAATCTCATAGTGGTGTTACTGGATATGTTTGGGTAAAATTAAATAAAGATAAATATATGTGTGCCGCAAGAATAGATGCTCCAGATACCATCGTCTCTCTTTTACGTTCTTTAACTTATAATGAAGATCAAGTAGGTGAAAGTCATAGAATTGAATTGGGTAATATAGATAATGTTCCTGAAAATCAAATAATAAATGCAATTAAGCATATATTCTAATATGATTAGTGCTGATATAAAATTTGAAGGCAAAAGAGATAAAGATATTATTTACCAAACAATACGTATAATTCCAAATAAATCTGCAAATCTAAGATATTTTATGTATGATAGATATTTAACCGGAAGAACATTAGATGATTTTTTATCAGCTATTTATTATGGCGATGGAATCAATATAAAGTTTAAAGAAAAACATAAATTTAGAAATCAAATAACAATTAAATATGATATAATTAATGACATTCCAGTTGATTTATCACCTAAACAAATTCATATAAAAACAGAATCTCCAGCTTTTGATGGATGTATTTATTGTTCTCACTTTAATGAAAATAAAAATGGTATTAGCCATTGTACATATTATAAAATTTTCTTGAAAAGAGTGAAAAAGTCATGTGTTGATTTTTTTGAAAAAGACCGTTAATATGTATATTCAGATATAGCATCTAACAAGTCTTCAGCATCTTCCAAATTAGATTTAGCCACTCCAATTAAATCATTGTAATCAATAATTTTATCTTCTATCTCCCAATAATCATCTTTCCAATTATTTAAATCATCTATTTGATCATCAACACTCTGTTGATCAAAATCATCATTAGCAATAGGTGGTTTTATTTTCTTTTTATATGTTGTGCTGTTAATTAATAATAATGGCATGGATGAAATATCTCTTATATTACTAACCAATTCTTCAAACTTATCCAATGATTGATCTTGTTCTTTTTTTAAAGAATATACTTCATTTTCCATTTCATCTGTTTGATTTGTTATTTCTTTAATACAATCTTCTATCCATGATATTTCTTTTATTATATCATATTTATATTTTGTTTGGTATATTATAAAACACTTTAAAGTATCATAACTATAACCAAATCTTTTCATACCTTTTAATTGTGCTGATAACTTTATAACGAAATCTGGGCGGTTAAATATATTGAAAAACAAATAACTAAAATGATCTTCATTTAAAGGTATATCATAATTATATAAAGATTTATAATCTTCTTTTGTTGAGTTTGTATATTGTGTTATTTTAATTAAATCTTTTTCTTTCATTTTTTACCTATAAAAATATCTTTAATTAAATTTTTTTTATTTGCTTCTGTTAATTTACCAACACCAGCATATTTAATAATAGCATAATTTCCTTCTAAATCTTGAATTACATATTTTAAGTTATCTTCAAATGCATTATGATATATCTTATTTTGATCATCAACTGTTAATATTTCTCTTATATAACATATTGTTTCATTTGGAATAAATAAATATTCTTCATTGTTTTTAGTAAAATAATCAATTACTTGGGGATTTTTCAGAATACTTGTAAATCCTTTTATTTTGTGAAAAACTCCATATATATATTCTTCATTAATAACAATTACTACATCTTCTATATTCATTTAAACCTTTTTAAAAATGGTATCAAATAAAAACACTTTATCATCTTTTGTTAACATTCTAATACCTCTTTTATTTGTTATAGCATAATTTCCTTTCAAGTCTTGAACTACATATTTATCACATGCATTGTCTAGTTTAAGAGGAAGTTTTTCTTGACTTTCAATTGTTATTATTTCTTTTAAAAAACATATTTCTTTATTTTTAATAACATAATCTCTTAATTTACAATTTTTATAAAAATCAATTAATTCTTGATTTGTTAAAATATTTACAAATCCACCTATTTGATTAAAAGTTGGATATATCATATTTTCATTTGTAATTACTAACAAATCTTCTATTTTCATATCTTTCCTTGGAATATTCTATCAAATAGATATACTCTATCACCCTCTTTTAATTTTTTAGTAGCAATACAATCAATAATTGAATATTCACCTCTAAGGGTACGAATAATATATTTAGCTCTCGTTTCATATTCTGATGGAGTAAGAGCACTTACTTGTTGTCCTGTTAACATCTGAACAACTTGACAAATTACTCCATTTCTTTGGTCAGTTTCATCATGTTTTTTAAAATAGTCTTCTGCTTCTTTATCTTTTAAAATATCATAAAAACCTACAGTTTGGTGAAATGATGGATATACTTTACCACTATCTATAATTTCAACTAAATCAGTTATTGTCATACCATCCTCATATTTCCAAAACTATCAAATTGTAGAGCAAATATTCCATTTTTTTTACAATTCTCTAATTCCCATTTTGAAAAACTAGGTCCAGCAATTATACTTTTTACTTCTCTTGTTCTGTATAATTGCTTTTGAATAAAATGAGAATATCTTTTTACTTGATCACAAACACCAATATCAATATTTACTTTTTTTAATTCTAAAACAAACATTGGATTCTCCATTGGAATATTACTAACTTCAACTTCATAAACTAAATCTGCTCTTTTACTACCATCATCTGTTCTTATTGGAAATTCTATTCCATATAATCTTAGTTTATCTAAACCAAGAGTTTCTTTTAATTTATCATGCCAATCATTAATAAACTTGCTTTGTATTTCTTTTTCTAACATTTTTTACTCCTTGTCATAAATATAACCTTGTAATGTTTCACCATTAGACAATTTCATTATATTTATTATTTTCTTTTTGTTATCAAAATATATTTCTATATAACCTAAATCATATCTATCATCATTTAATGAAAATAAAAGTGGATAAGTAACTGCTAAATAAGTTCCTTCACTTAATTTGCCAATAATATCTAAATCAGATATTTTTACTCTTTTTTTGAATGCTGATTTTATATCATTTTTTATATCTTGTTTTTCTTTATCAGATAAAACTGATATTTTATTAATGTCTCTATAGAAAAAACTTAATTCAGATAATTCTTTAGCATATGAATTATCATCAAATACTCTTCTTATTAAATTATTCAGGCTCATATTCAAATACTCTCTTTATTAAAGTTCCTTGTGGATTTGTATAAACAGGAGCAACTTCTACAATATCATCTGTATCAAAATTTGAACCAAGTCTCATCCAACCAATAGATGTACTAACTTCATCAGTATATAATACATCTATATATTCTCTACCATTTGAATTATAACCAACTTCTCCAAACCAACATATAGTTCTATATAAAAAATCTGAATCATTAGAAAATGCTAATATTCTATTTGATAATTTATCAAAATCCACATTATCTCCCTTAGTAGTACTTATTTTTATAAGACTATATTTATACGTTCACCTGGTGAACAGTAGAGTTCACCAAGAAAACAGCCTGTTCATCTGGTGAACACATCCTTACTTTGTTCAATATTTTTAATATATTCATCAGTTATATTACCAGCTTGTAATTCTTTAGCAAAAACACATAAAGCTGTTGAATCAACAACATTGTCATTCATTCTCATATCAGGGAGTTTTTTTGTTCCATAATTTTTTAATATTGGAATATCATAACCTCTATCTATAGTTGCTTGGAGCATTTCTTCTTTCTTGGCATTACCCTTACCAAACCAATATTTTTTTAATGTAGTTGGTGGAATGATAATAAAATTAACACCTAATTCAACAAACTTGGCACGTAATAAATGTGATAGTCCACCCATTGTCATAACTGATCTTCCCAGTGCACCAAAAGCAAGACCTTCTATTGCTATATAGTTTATCTTATGTTTATTTATTAATTTTTCTATCTCTTTTGAAATATAAATAATTCTTCTTGTATTATCAATATCTGGAGCACAAGTTTCTTTTGTTCTTTCTGTTTCTATTAAATAATAATAAAAATTGTTTTCATCATAAATTGTAATGCCAGAACCAGTTAAGCTTTGATCAATCCCACAAATTTTCATATTTTCTCCTTTAATCTATATATTTATCTTTATACTTCTAAGATAATAATAATGACAAGGGGAAAGAAATGTACGATTCTAAACAAGAAGCTTGGAATGATTATGAAACAGAAGTTGAAAATGTATTTGATATTGAAATTGATGATACTCCTTCATCAGATATAGTATATAATAATACAGAACCAAGAACAAAATACTATTATACAAATCAAAAAATTATGACAAGTGCTATACAAAAATCTATTAAAAGATTAAAAGAAATGATACAAGATGGGAAAAATGCAGAAGATCCTTCATCAACTATAGAAGAAAATTGGGAAAGCAATTTTAATGATGTAAAAAGTGATTATCCTATATGGAAGGATTATATTTATAGTGATGATTATAATAGAGAGTATAATGTTCTTTCAGAAATATTTTGGAATGATTTTAATAGAGAGTATGAAGATGAATTAAGTTATTTTGATGATTGGAGAGATTGGAATCAACTTGAAGGCCAAATAGAACAAATAATAGATGATATTAAAAATATTCCAGATAAAATAAATAAAATAAAAATTGATATTGGTCGTTTAATAATATCAAGGTGTTTTCAATGAAAAAATCTAAATATTACTTGAATAAATGTTTTCAAGTTAGTCTTGAAACTCATATATTATCTATTATTTATTTTTATAAAGAAACTGAACATGATTTAATTTCTTTTACTATTAATTTTGGAAATAATAGAATATATACACAAGATTTGTGGCCAAAAACACTAAGCTTTGATCACTTAACAATGAAAGATATTCAACATTTGTTTATTACAAGCATATTTACTGGGTCTTTTAAAATAGATACAGAAATGAAATTATAAAGGCATATATAGTATATGATGAAAAGATATTCAGCTTCTGGTATTAAGACATATGAATCATGTAAATTAAAGTATCATTTACATTACAACAAAGAAATAAAAATAGATAAAATTATTAGTGCTGACACTTCTTTTGGATTAGTAATTCATGAGATTGCAGAAAACTATACTGGTAAAAATTATCCTGAGTTATTAGAGATTGTTAATAAATACAAGAATGATTTAGATAAAGAGTTTAAAAATATTCTCCCTACAACTATAGATAACATGTTTAATTGGTTAAGGAAATACTCCAAGTTTGAATCTAAAAACGAACAAGAGTTAGAATTAAAAACAGATGATTATTGGATATATGGTTTGGCAGATAAAATATTTGAAAAAAATAAAATGTTTGTTGATTATAAAACTGCTAAAAGTAATTTCAGAGAGAATCATCTTTTCCAAATGCAATTATATAATTTAATACTTTCTAAAAAATGGAATTGTGATCCAAGTAAAATTAAGTGTATAATATATTATCCAAGAATAAATGAAGAAGATAAGATATTATTTAATAATACTCAAATAGAGATATTTGAAAAATCACTCAAGAAAACAATTCTTGATATAGAAACGAATACAAAATGGCTTCCAACTAAGGGATATCATTGTAGATGGTGTGAGTATAAAGAATCAGGACATTGTCCAATACAGGAGAAAAAATGAGTAAAGAAAAACTTATACTACAAGGTGAAGATCCTATTCTTGTAGAAAAATGGGCTGCTTATTTAGCACTTTGGCCAAGTAAAATTAAATGTCAAGAACTTGCCTTAAAAAGTGGATATAAAGATGTAAGATTCTATAATCCAAAGACAGCTATAACCATATCTCCATATCAAAAAGATAGACTGACAATTTATTATAATGACAAGAATAAAATATACAAGATTATTGAGGGGTAAATATGATAAAAAATCCAAAAGCATTAATGACTTTGGTAAGAAATAAATTAAATGTTGATCAACCTTTAGAAGAGAGAATGAAGTGGTTTCATGAAAAGGGAATAACTGTTATTGAAAAAGATGGTAGATATTATTTAAAGGCAGATCCAAGAGGTCATCATTCTGAGTTATCAGACGTTTGTAATAATGTGATATTTCATAATCAATATTTATGTGCATTTCCAGGATGGATAGAACAAGAAACATCATGGACAGATTTAAAAAAGAATGAAAAATTTGTATTAGATGATAACACTATTTTTACAAAACCATTAGATGAAGGTCATACTATATACATGTATTGGGATGAAGTTGATATTGAATGGAAGTTTTCATCTACTAAAAAACTAGAATCACCATACGCTGTAATTGTAAAAAATATGGTTAAAAACATTATGGCAGGTGAATATTGTTATACTTATAACTTAAGACTTATAGAAAGTGGAGATAATAAAGGATTGTATCTTGAAAGTCTTTTTAATCATAAAACATTCAAAGAAGAATCTTTACAAAGACTTGTTCAATTTGCTACAAGATTTGAAATAAAACACACTGATTTATTTGTTATAAAAAACAATCTTGAAAAAGAAGATTTGCCATTAATAGTGAGAGATGTTTCAGGAAATAAGTATAAAATTACTAGTTTATAACAAGATATATTATGAAATTTGAAGAAATAAAAAACCTTAACACCCCTAATAAAACATACTCTAAAAAAGAGATTAAAAAATCTAATAAAATTAGTGATATAAAACTTATTAATAGACATGGAAGCCTTGCAATTATATTAATGAATCCGCATACAAATGGATCCTTGAGAGATTTATCTGTTATTGTAAATGATGGAGAGATAAATTGCTCATGGGTGGTTAGAATAACATTTAATAATAATGAATGGTTATTGTCATTAGCACCATATAGTAATATTGAAAAATCAAATATAGAAATAAATGTCTTTCAAACAATATTAGACAAGTTTGAAAACTATAATATAACTGGAAACCTTCACACAGCTTTTTTGAAATCAAAAAACAAAAAAGAAATAGAAGAAGTTACCAATTATATTATATCAATTTTTTCAAAAATACAAATAAAAGGCATTGAAAATTTTGAAATAAATAAAAAATATCAAACAGAAAACACTACAAGTGAATATAAAATTATACATGAGTTTGTTGAACTTCAAGGTGATAAATCCAAACTTAAAAATATAGAATTAATTAAGATAATATTAGAAAACTCTCCTACAGATAAAGAAAAGGAAGATATTCTTTATCTATTAACAAGAATAAATGAAAACAAATCTATAGACGTAGATCTATTAAACTCTCTAAGCACAAAATACTGCACAAGCAAGCAAAGACTCCAAATAGCAATTAAATTTATGGCTTAATGAATATTTCTCTAAAATAACATAAGATAATTAATATAGTTATATGTGTTATTGGGGGTTAAATATGGATGGGCAATTTGTGAATTTGATTAATTTTGGGGCCGAGTTACATAAAAATGTAGTTGAAGAAATAGAAAAAGAACATAATATTAAAGTAGAACAAATAAATGTTCCTGCTTCTTTAAATCTCAAGAAATATTCTACATATATTCAAGTGCATGATTTAGTAGAAAATAATAAAGATTTATTCTTTCAAAAAGATTTCTTTATTTTAAATCTTCCAGGTCTTCCAATATTCAGTGCATTCCTTGTTACAGAAATACATGCATTAACTGGAAAATTTCCAATTTTAGTGGAATGTTTAAAAGATTATAGCAATGATGGTATTTTTAGTCATTATAAGTTTAAAAGATTATATGATTTAGAAAGAGAAAGGGTTCAATCAAGAGAAAAATATAAACAAAATGTTCGTTCTGAGGATAAAGAATAAATGAAAAGCGTTGAAGATTTTTTTAATATTATAAATGAAAAGCTTTGGAGAGACAATATTTCTTCTGAAGCTGAGGCTCATTTTGATAAAATGATTGAAGAACTCATTGAAAATAAACAAGAAATAATAAATGAAGTTGTTCAAGATATTAAAAGAATTGAATCAATAAAAGTTAAAGAAAGTGAAAGCTTTGAATATTCTACTTTTAAAAAATGGTTAGATAAATATATTGTAGAAAATATGCAAAACTTTCTGGAGAACTAAATGGATTTATCAGCCCTTGTAACACAACTCCTACCTACAACACAAAATAAACAAACTATTCAAGATCTCCTCCCTACGCAACAAACCAATAGATCATATCCAGATACAAAACCTATTCAACAAACAAAACTAAATATAACTGCAAGTTTATTCTCTGCATGTGAAAGAAATGGAGAATGGATATTGTGGTATAATTTAGAATGGCCTGGATTTATGCCATTAAATCAAAGACAAGCAACGGAACAACAATTAAGGAATTTTTATGATTATTTCGTTGAATTAAAATCATATCCTGGCGAAGAGAAATACTATAAATTAAAAAGTATTGATAAAAAAGATATGAAAATTATATTTGATGCTGATTTGTGGATAAGAGAAAACCTTTTAGGTGTTAAACAAACATTCTCTCCTCCACTTTCATTATTGTATAAATCAAGAAAAACACTACCAACACTAGCTTATATAACTGCAGGAACTGGGGAATTAAGCAAGTTCTTGTGTGATAGATTTCAAACTTATTTAAAGAATAAATCTCAATTATTAAAACATAGAGAATTTGGATTCTTGAAAAAAGTTGGAATTGAATTATTTGACTACTCTTTTTCATTTAGAGATATGACATATAGAGCTACATTAAAATTTTCTGTTATTCTTGCATCACTTGCAGCTTATATGATATGGAAATATCAAAAAGACCTTAGTAAAAAAGAAATAGACTCCCTCCAAAAAAAGGCTTCTAATATGAAAGATGTCAAAGGCCTTGATAAATATATAAAGAGGTTGTAATGTTATCACTTACTTTTGATGGAAAAATAATTTTTAATAAAAAAAGAATAGCTAACAAAGAGTTGGCTGATATTCTTGGAAAGTTTTTAATGGAATTTATTCCAAGATATATTACAACAAATGGAAATAGTTTGCCTGAATATATTAAGATAGTAAAAGATGAAGATGGATCAATATGTTCAAAAGTTAAATATGAAAATTCTTATGGAAGAAATGGTGTATCAACAGATTATCTTGATAATTATTCAGAAGATATATTTATTGAAAATATTTTAATGTATATATTTGAAAATAAAATAAAATTAAAACCAATAGGACATTTTTAAAGGAGACACAAACTGGCTTTTGAAAAAATAACATATAGGAAGAGGTTTACACCTAATGTAAAGAAAACTAATTTACAGTTACAACAATCAGCTAAAATGAAGAAAAAGTATTATACTGAAAATTGGGATGATATAAGAAGAAAGGTGTATCAAAGAGATGGTTATAGATGCGTTCTTTGTGGTCATAAAGGAAAACTAGCAGCCCACCATATAGTGCCTGTAAAAGTAAGCAAAGATAATTCTTTATCAAATCTTGTTTCTGTTTGTGCAAAGTGTCATAGAAAATTAGAGTCAGTTGGATTAAAAATATTACAAGAAGGCGGATCAAGATCAGATGTTAGAAGAATAGAACTAACAATGATAATGGAAAATAAAAAAGAGAGGATGCAAAAGTATCTAGATAGGAGTAAAAATGACACCAGTAGAAAAGAAACTGATGGCGGCAATAGTAATGGGGTTGGAACAGAACCAGAAGTTATTAGTGAAGGTAAAAGCAATGGAGGATACTTTGGAGACTGTAGCAGAGAGTGTGAATACTCTTATTGAAATAGAAGCTCAAAGAATAAAAAAAGGGTAATATGAATTTATATTTAAAAGATGGAACTATAAATTATGATGATTCATTTCAAGAAATAACAGCTCCATTATTATTTTGTTCAAATAGTGTTGATAAAGATCAAATGGATGGCTGGGTGTATTCATTTACTGACAATATAATAGTAGCTGAAACTGGGTTTAGCTATGATTCAATGATAAATGCAGGATGGACTAATGGCAGTGAATTACCAAAAAATGAAAAACAAGAACTAATAATTAATATATTTGAACAAATTCCAAGAATGAAAGTTTATAAATAATTGGATAAACAAGGAGACTATAATGGAAGACAAAGAACTAAAAGGCAAAACAAACACCTTTAATAAAATTCAAACTCAAGAATATCCAACTGATTATTATACTGGCGATGTGTATAATGCTCCTGGATGTGAGGATTTTGCAAGTGCGGTTAAAAATCTTGATCAAAGTGAATTAGCAAAATTAAATAAAAAATTACAAACAGAACTTGAAAAAGGTCTTAATCCAAAATTTGCAATTAAAAAATAATGGCCAATGTTTTATTCCAAAAACTTTCACAGATATTACAAAAAAATTATGGGCCTAATTCAAATGTAATACCATTTGGAATAGGAAGAGTATATTCATGTGCATATAGAAACTGGCATCATGATCCTAAACCTTTATTGTTTATTATAGGATCTGATGCCTTTTATACTGTTGGAATAAACATACATTATGTTGGTCTCTATGGTTCTGCTTTAATAAACTTTATTAATAATTCTAGAAAAGCTAATGTTGTTTTTACTTCTCATACAATATATCAAGTTTTAAAAACACAATATCCTATGATACCTAAAATAGCTTATAGAAAATATTTTACATCAATGTTAAGAGGTGTAAAAGTATCAGAAGGATTAAGTCAAATACAAGAACCTGTAAATACAGTAGTAGCTTTAAGAGAAAATTGGGTAAGACAATTAAATAACGTCATTAGACCAAAAGTTTTTTCATATAATAAAGTTCAATATAATCCTCTAGAAGCTCAAAAAATAGCATCACAAACAATTCAAATACAATATCGTCAAGATTCGCAAAAACCATATCAAAATCAGAAAGGTATATCTGTGCAATATAACCCTCAGGAGAATATTAATGGATGAATCTGACATAACAAGCTCTTCTATTCCATATATTGAAGTTAAACTTGGAAATGACAAAGAAAAACCTCTATATAAAATAAGTACTAATCAATCAGAAACTGGTTATTATGATGGTGGAAACTTTATTGCAGATGGAACTGCCTTAATTCAAAGTGCAAATATTGATGGAGTTGTTCCTATGGGAAGACAAGGTAATATTACACTAATTGATATTTCAGGAACATGGACAAGTAGAATGGCTGATGTTGGAAAATCTTCATCATCTATGTTATCACCATCAGGTCCTAATATTTATATAAGTTTTGGATGGAGAGGATTACAAGCAAATAAAGAATATTCAGGCGGTAAATCACATATTAATGAAATGGATGGATTTATTCAAGGAGTAAAATTTGACATTGGAGATGATGCTTCAGTTACAATAACAATAGATTTTGTTGCATATTCAGCAATAGCCTTTAATGATATAATTGCATGGGGATGGGATGATTTTATAAAGACGGCTCCTGATAAATTGTGGAAAGTTATGCAAAATATTACTGGTGCAACAACTGCTAATAGTGGTGGTAGTAGTGGTGGGCGTAGTGGACCTGGAGCAGCTGGTGGAAATGCTACAGGTTATGGTCCTAATATACCACAATCAAAAAATGCAAACTGTACTGCTGCAGATGTTATCAACTATGTCTTAGCAGTTCCAGATTGGGATTATCCAGTAATAGGAAAACAACAACCTGATTTTGCATACTCAAAATCTTTAGCATCTAAAAAAATAATAGTTCAAGTAGGAACTAGGATGTCAGAATATGTTGCTGAAGGTTTAACTGGTAATAGTGATTTAACTTCTATAGAGTTTGGTGAATCACTAAGTAGTTGGTTACAAAAGATGTTAGAAAAAGTTGTTTTAAATGCAGATGGACAAAAAAAAGCAGAAGAAAAGAAACTTGTTATAACACTAGAAAAACAAAATGATAAAGATGCGTATACATATAGTGGAAGAAATCCTAAATTTAAGGATTGGACACTTATTGTTTATGATTGGAAAGCAGTTGCTGATCAAGGAACAACTTCTGGAAGTGCTATATCAGACATAGCAAAATATAATCTAGAAGTAGAAAATAGATATAAATATAATAATGGACCAATGTTATATTGGAAAAATGGAACTGATGAATATGCTTATTTAAAAAAGGCTGCAAAAGTTGTTGAAAAAACATATGAATATGATGGTGCTGACATAGCAAAAGTTATTGTAGATAGAAAAAGAGTATTAAGTTGGTCTAGTAATTTATCATCTATGCCTCAATTATTTAGATTATTTAAAGATGAATTTCGTGATAAATTAAATGAAGTAAAAAGTAATGAAAATTATGGTGATTTTTTAAAAATCATGCAAAAGTTTGATAATGCAACACAAGCTGAAGATTTTTTTAAAGGTAAAATGAGTGGACTTAATAGATTAGCAACATTTGGAGTTGGTGGTCCTAGTAAAAAAACTTCTGACGCTGCAGCTCAAGCATTTGCAACAACAAAAAATATAGGGGATGCCGTGTCTAATATGGGTAATATTACACAAAGAACAGCAACAAATAGAGACCAAACATTTGCATCTATATTAGCAAATAATGTTTTTACAGTAGATGTTGAAGTAATTGGAGATCCAGATCTTGGTACTAGACTTCCTGGTGGTAATACAATTATATCAACTGACTTCCATTGGGCAGATCAAGGATATTTAACAAAAGTTTTTGGAAGTGATAAAGAGTTAATAAATATTGCAAAAGAATCATTAGTCAATATGTTTAGTAGACAGTGGATTCTCATGTCATCTAATCATTCTATATCAGATGGAAAATATACTACTAAATTACAATTAATAGGATATATACCATTAATAGATGCAAAAGAATATGCAGAAAATAGAGCTGCAGAAAGAGCTGGCGGAGGTCTCGGCCGTGCTACAGAGATATAGGAGTTTAAAATGTTTGGAATAGACGTTGCAATCAATTTAGTATCAAACACCACATCTTTTAGTAAAGGCCTTACAGATGCTGGTGCAGGTTCATTCAAATTTTTTGAATCTATGAACAAACAGTTGAGCACAATGAAAAAAGAATTTAAAATAAGTGAAGAACAAGTATCTAGTCTTTCAAATAAATTCATAAATATGATGCCAAAAAATCTTGATGCAAATTCAACAGCTTATAGAATTTTATTTTCACAAATTGCCAATGATGCTCAGCGTGCAACTAATGATATAAAAACTTCATTATCAGACATGTTTGGAACAGGGGCTGTAAAAGATAATAAATTTACAAAAGATTTTAAAGGTCTTGAAAATATATTAATATCCACAGATGAAAAAACACTCCATTCATTGGCAGCTTCTTTTAATTTACTTAAAGGTAATATTGATAAAATGACTCATAAAGAGTTAAAGCAATTTGGTGATATGTTTGATGATCTTAAAGAACATCCAGAAAAAATAGAACAAATAACTAAAGGGGCAGGGAAACTGGCTAATGTACTAGATAAAAGAACAAATAAGAGTTTAAAAGAAATGGTATCTGGAGTTGGGAGGTTTGCCAAAAATGCATTAGAACTATATAGTATATTTGAAATATTTACTCAAATAATTGGAGTACAAAATGAATTAGCTCGTTCAACATGGAAGATGGGTTTAAGTCAAAACACAGTATTTAAAGATCTAAATGGTAATGTGTTAAAAGTTAATAATGCTACAAAAGATGCAAATAAAAATGTAAGAAATACAACATCTTCATTGATGGATATAAATAGACAAGTTGCAGCAAGCACTCAATCATCGCTTAGTGAAGTATCTGCTACAATGAGAGGATTAATGGATATGAGGGTTGGAACTTTAAATGGTGATTTAGCTGGATTAACAGAAACATCTGTACTAATGTCAAAAGCCTTAGGAATAAGTGGAGATGCCGCAAATAGATTTGTTAAAGATTTAAGTCTTATTGGTGGATTAGCAGAAGGTGAGATTAGAGATGCAGCACAAGCAATATCTAATGTTCAACAACAGTTTGGATTAACAGAAGTAGAGGCTCAAGGTGTTGGTGATACGGTTGGTTATTTAATGCGAAGATTTAGAACTTTTGGTGGAAGTGTTAAAGATATAAAAGTTGTCACAAAAGAAGTTGCAAAAATGACTGCAGTATTTTCGTCAGTTGGTCTAGAAGCTAGTGAAGCAGGTTCAATGATTAAAAAAATGATGGATCCTGAAAATTTGTCACAATCTATTATGCTATGGAATCAAATGGGCATGTCAGCTTCTGAAGGTATGGCTATGATGAATGGACAGGGTGGCAATATGGCTAACATGACAGAAAAAATGGTCGTAGCTGCAAAAAATCTCAAGGCTCAATATGGTGGAAATATATTTGCTTTAAAAGCAATGGCTGAAGCCTCAGGCATGACACTCGAATCAGTACAGGCATTATCACAGTATGATTCAAAAAAACTAAAAGATCAAAAAGATAGTCTTAAATTAGAACAAGCGGCAAACGCTGCAAGACAGGGTATGTTAGATCAATTAAATAGAATTAAAGACTCATTAATGGTAGTTCTCCAAGGAGCAATACTTCCATTTTTAAAACCAATAGGTGATTTATTAGAAACTATAGCAAGGGGTTTAAGTTGGATTAATGAATTAGCAGAAAGTCAAAATTTACTTGTGAAAGGTATTGGTATGGCATTAAAAGGTGGCATATTAGTAGCATTGCTTATGGTGACAGGTGTTATACCTGGAATAATTAATGGTTTTGCCGCCATTGCAAGAGGAATACCAGTTATAGGTAAAAATATTGGTACTGCCGCATCTACATTAAAAGACCTTGGAAAATCTGCATGGGAAACTTCTGGTAAATTTATAGATGGATGGCGAGGAGCTGCAAAAAACGGTGAAGGTATATTTAGTCAAATAGGCGCAGCTTTTAAAAATGCATTTGGTAAAAAAGTAGAAGAACAATTACCAGATGCGGCAGCAAAAGGATTGGATAGTGCTAAAGATTCAGCAGCAGAAAAAGCTAAAGATGCTATTAAGAAAAATGCAGAAATAAATCCTGAACCTTTAGAAAAAGCTGGAAAAGCAATGAACAGTTTTCCTTCAGCAGGTCAAATATTAGCAATAGGCGGAGCAATACTAATGATCGCCGTAGGCATAGGTGCAATAGCTCTTGCAACTGCACAACTAGCAAAGGCAATGAAGGATCTTAATCCAGAACAATTGAATGCCTTAATGGGTACAATGGGAATAATAATGGGTGGCATGGTATTAATAGTTCTTGCATTCGCAGGAGCATTAGCAGTTTTAGGAGCAGCAGGTTATGTTGCTGCTGGACCAATATTAGCAATTGGTGGTGCTGTATTTTTAATGGCATTAGGTGTATCTTTAATAATATTATCATTAACTGAGCTTGTTAAAGCATTTGCAGGATTAGGTGAGAATGCTGGCATGGTTGCATCTGGAATAGTATCTATTATAGGTGCAGTAACTAGTTTAATGGTTGTAGCCAGTGGATTAGGTTTAGTTTTGATGGCAATGTCTGGAGCTCTTATTAGTGGAGCTTATGGAATGGCAATATTCTCTGCAGCATCATTGTTACTTGTTGGTTCTTTTTTATTATTAAGTGGTGTTGTTGGAATTGTTGAAAAAATTGGAAATACTTTCTTAAATATGGGTGCTGGTATAGATCTTATTACAGGGAATATATCCTCTGCAACAAAAGGTTTGTTAGAATTTAAAAATGAATTAGGTGGTGGATGGAAAGGCATAGCAGATGGTATTGTTGCAGAGATAGGAAGAGTAAATGCTGAATTAGATAATATGCAAAATCTTTTATCTGGAGTTAATTTAAAGGCTGCAATTTCACAAGTTGTTAAAGTAGTTGGAGGGGATAAAACAGAAGCAAGTTCAAAACCAGTTGATTATACAAGTCAATTAGACATTGCCAACAAGCATTTAGGTGATATTAGTTCAAACACAGCAACAACAAATACAAAACTAGATGGCGTAATAAATGCTATAAAAAGCACAAGATATAATGTGACATCAAAACTAGTAATGAATAATGCGTAATGGAGAAATCAATGTCAGATAATATTGAAGAGAAAAAACCTAGTGATATTGTAGGTACAAACAAAGAATATAAAAGAGTTGAATATACACTCCCTGAACAACATTCTTCAAAGGGTCTTGAACCTATTATTCCAGCATCAACTGGTAATAATAAAAATGGAAGAACAATTGGCTCTATGGGGTCTAGACAAGAAAAATCAATGTTTGATATCAATTCAATTGGAAAACAACCTCATAAATTATCTGATGATATAGTTACACCAGCATCTAGAATAGAAAAAGAAAATCCAATCATTGCAGAAAAAGAAAATAGATCTTTTAAAGATGATATTGTTATACCCCAACAATCAGATAGAGAAAAAAAATATAATGAATTACAACAAGATATAACTCGCCTTTCTATGAAAAGAGATTTGAATGTTAAAACAGAACAACAATACGAAGCAAAAAAAGAAGACAAAGTAGATATAAAACAAAATCAAGTTAAAAAAACAGAATTATTTCTAGAAGAAAAAAAACATCGTGTTAAACAAGAAAGTGATATATTCAAGGATATGAATCATGATAGAAAATCATCCGTTGAAATAGAGCCTAGCAATAACACCTATGTTAAAAAAGAAAATGATACCCAAGTATTATCTGATCACTTAAATAAAAAAGAAATTGATGAAACAATCATTGGAAGTAATTTATCAAAATTAGAACAAGAAATATCTCCTAAAAGCAATGAAAAAAAGAGTGAAGTTCTTATTTCATCTAGTGATGATAGAAAAGAAAAAACAGAGAAAGCTTATGATCCTGCTATAACAGAAAAAAAGATTGACAAAAATATTGTTAATGTAGATACAGGAACGGAAAAGACAGAGATAAGAGAAAATATAATAAATAAAAATACTCCAAAACCTGATAATGAAGTCAGTGCATTCTCTAAAAATGAATCTAGAGATGATAAAGATGTTTATGAAACAACAGGTGATGTTAATTTTATTAATTTGCAGAATAATGAAAAGACATGGGAACACAATACAACAGATCTTTCTTCTCCTAAACAATCAGATCATGATCCAAAAAGATCAAATATAGATTTACCTAACAATAGAAATGATAAAACTGGTTTATTAGGCGATGAAGAATACACTCTTGATTATTATGCAACAAAACCAAAAAGTGCAATACAAGAACATAATATCAACTCAACTGATAATGTAAAAGAAAAATCATTTGGTGACTCAACACCAAATTTTCATAATTCGTCTGCAACTATAGATAGTATATCAAATTATTTAATAGATGATATTGATTTACAATCTTCATTGGATAAAAGAGATGGAAGAGATATAAATAACTATACAGATTATTCTCCTGTTCCAGCGTCAAAGCCACAAACTATCATTACAAAAAAATCTGTAAAGCCAATTGTTAATCTTTCTTATTCAAATGTTTTAGATGAGTTTAATAATGCTTTATTAAATGGAGCAAAAGAAGGATATTCTGATGATAACACACCTAAAAATCCTATAGCACCATCATCAGCACCTGGTAAAACTAAGTTTGATTCTAATAGTATTATTAATGGAGTAGTAAATTATGGTAATGAAGAAGATCATACAAATAGTGGAATAACATTAAATGCTAGGCCTGTTAAAACACAAGATATAAAAAATAAAGTATTAGCTTCACCAAATAATGTTGATGATAGAATATCTGAAGATAGATCAGATTTATCTAAAATTGCATTATCAGAAGATAAAATAAATTATGGTAATGAAGAAGATCATACAGTTAGAGGAATCATAGATACTGCAAGACCATATAAATCTGGTGATACCTTATTAAGTTTTGATAAAGATGGAAAAGAAGTAAAAACACAAATTGTACCTCAACCAAATAATGTTGATGATAGAATATCTGAAGATAGATCTAAACTTGATAAATATACACTAGAATCTGGAAAAATAGATATAAATAAAAAAATAGATTTCAACACTAGAACATTAGGGCCTGTTGGAAGAGAAAATAAAAACTCCAATGATTCAGGCGATATAATAGAGCCTATTGTAATAACTAAAACAGAAACAGAAGATGAATCCATTGCTTATAGACCTCAAAGACAAGATGATTTTTGGCAAAAAATAAGAGGTATTAATACTGCTACACTTGCATCGTTCTTGAGACCAATTGGAAATATTAGAAAATTTGTAAATAATACACGTAAAGGTTCTGGCGATTTAGATTCAGTAGCATTAAACGCTTTAATGCCATTTACAAATGAAATTCCAGATAATGTATTTGGTCGAAATATTGAAGGTTTTAAACAGATTTTTAATGGAAGCAAGGCTATAATACCATTAACGCCAGAAGTTTTTGGGCAAGAATTTACAGCCGGAAATTTGAAAGATGATTTAGTAAATTATACTCGACACGCTATAATAAATGGATTTAGAGTTATAGCAAATAATATTGTTGACAACTTATGGATTCAAGGAGAAAACGAGCAGGGTGATAGAACACAAGCATTAAACGTTATTAAACAATCATCACCAGAAGCTGCTAAAATTATTGAAAAAAGCACTCCAACAGAACCTCCATATACAGGAGCATTAACAAAATCAAGTCAATCACAAGATGTTAGAGGACAAATAAATTCAGACATAGGCATTTTACAAGGTGGATACAGTAATGCAAGTATAAAAAACTCTATAGCAAATAAATATAAAGATTTTGAATCATATAGAGAAATGTTAAAGATTCAACTTGCAAGAAAAAGTTTTGCTTCTAAAATTAAAGGTGCATTCTCATCTGATGAAAACAATAAAGATTTAATAAAAGAATATAATAGATCATCGCCTACTACTCCTCTAGAAATACAAAGACAAAAGATGATTGGCCAAATGATTGATTTTGAGTCTAGAATATTTGAAAATGATGGAAAGACAAATGTTATGATGGGTCTTGAGTCTGCTGCTTCTAAAAATCAATTATTTAGCAGATCTACCTATTCTATTACAAACAATTTATTTTCTTCTGATGATGATAAAAGTTTTAGTAAAACAATAAATTATGGTGATAATGATATCTATGAAGTTCATTTTAAACAATCACAAATAAAAGACTATGGAATGAAAGTGTCTGATAGAAGTTTAAGACAAAACTTTAAAAATGTTTTTAAAAAAAGTGATAAATTTTCTATTTATGATGGAAGCGAAAAGGATTTAAATTTTTCTAATTTAGATTTAACTGGAGAAAGTAAATTTAAAACATCTATAACTACTAATAATAATTATAGGGCTATAGATAATAAAACAATAGACTATAAAGGTTTTTTATTAGAAGATGATAAAAAAGATCCTCATATTTTAAATGCTTATTCTCAAGGTAAAAGCAAAGATGAAATTATTATTACAGATAGAGGCACAAAAGAATTAGTCTATAAGAAACTACTAGAAGATTCTCCAGATGATACTTTGTTTTTTAATGATATGCCTTGGGCAACAAAAGGTGAACAAATAAAAAATAGAGAACTATCAAATAATAGTAAATTCTCTAGTATTAAATCTGAATCTGGTATGTTTAAAAGCACTGAAGATAATGAAACATATAATTTAAGTGGATTGACACATGTTGAATATGAAACAAAAATAACAAAAATAACAAGTAATAATTCTATATATAATAAAGAAAAATATACTAATGATATTAGATCTGCAAAAGACATATGGGCTAAATATGCTGAAAATTATAAACTAGAAAAATGGCAAACAGATAGTATAGACAGAAGTGTAGGTATATTTAAGTGGAATTTATCAACAGCACAACAGTTACTACAAAAAGGCAATACAAATATATATTCTAGTTATAATTATAAAGATATTAATTTAAATAATACAAAATTATTATTTGATATCATAGGCAATGCTTCTTTAAATAATATTGTTTCAGAAGAAAAAATAAAAAATTATTATAATTTAACTCTTCCATCAGATTATACTATTAAAGCAAATATAAATCCTCTCATAAAAGATGTTTTATTTGATAAAATACATGATGGAACAATAATTGATGATCAATTAAAATATATAAAAAATAAAAATATTTATAAAAACACAAAAAATTATCAAGATACTATTGACAGTAATATAGAAAATGTTAATGATTTCAGATATCAAAAAAATATATTTGATAATATTGAAAAAAATATAGAAGTAAGACAATCTATTCAAGAAGATGCTAATATTTCTGGTGCTGTTAATAGTTTAATTAGTAAACTAAGAACTAATCATATCTTATCTAACGAATCTGTGGTTCCACACACAGATGGAAAACTTCCATTAAAAATAAAAGATTATCATAAAGAGCAAGAAAATTTTGAAAAAGAAATTTTTGTTAAAGATAGACATAACTTGGCTACAAAAGAAGGTAAAGATGCTTGGTGGAAAAAAAGTTTATTTAATAAATTAACCGGTGATAAAAGCGGTGCTGATAATCAAGATATTGGTTATTTAGTTATTACAACAAACCCACAAGTAGGTATGACAAAAACACCTGTTTTAAGTGATATTCAACTTAAAGCTGATTTTAATGAATCAGATTCTCTACAAGACACAGTTTTATTTAGAATACCACTTCAATTTAATCCTGAAATAACAGGTGAATCTATTCAAGCAAATTGGTCAAATCATACTGGTTTTGGAAGAACAAGTGAATTTTATATTTGGAACAATACATCTTCTAGACAAATAAGTTTTAAAACAACATATCTAGCTCTAGATGGAACACCTTCTGCTGAATCTGCATATACAACTACTTCAACAGATCAATATTCTGTAGAATCATTTAGAAGATTACCAGCTGAAAAAAAATTATCAAAAAATCCTGCAATGGTAAGAGACAATTCATCTTTTAGTGGGTGGAGTCCTATTTTCTTACATAGAACTATGGAAAAATATAGATCGCTTGTTTATCCTATTAATCTATCAGACCCAAATCTATCATCTCCACCTATTATTATTATTGATTTTAATGGTATGTTTAAAAGATTTACAAAACACTCCAAAGATTTTGATTCAAGATGGATATGTGAAAACGTATCTATTGACCCTCTTACTCAAATGGGATTTACCACTGAGAACTTTCCAATGGGATTTGAAGTTAATCTAACATTAAGAGAAATATTAAATGATTGGGGAGATTATCAAGATATAAAATCTAATTTTATGGATAATGTAAATAGATTTCATGGTTTAAGAAAATTCTAACAAGGAGAAAGTAAGTGGAAGCAAAGAGACCATATTTTAATAAAAATAGTAGAATGAAACATTATGATATAATATTTGATAGTACCATTGAACAAAATAGAGTTGCGTTCTATAAATATTCAAATATTGCTTCAAGCACTAATGATCAAAAATATACTGTCACAAAAGGTACACAACATAGATTAGATTTAATTAGTGTAAAATTTTATGGAACGGCAGCTTATGATTGGTTTATTGCTGAATATAATAATATAGAAGATCCTATAAGAGATATAAAACCTGGGTTAAAATTAATAATACCAGATAGAAGTCGTCTTGGGGGTGTTTAATGTCAGCTGAAGTTTTTTCGGCGGTTGTTTTAGAGAATAAAAGTTTTCTCGATAATGGAATGATTCTTGTTCAACTATCTGAATTGAAGACACCTCTTTATGCAGAAATAATGACTCCAATTGGTGGATTAGAAAACATGGCAATGCAATGGGTCCCTCCAGTTGGTGCTCATGGTTATTTATTATATAAAGGTGGAGATGAAAGAAAACCTGTATGGATTGGTTCTAAACTCCTTCCATGGGATAAAGCAAATGCAACTACAATGGCAGATGCTGAAATTGTGCAAGGAGTTGTTGAAGCTGATGATGGTGTGAGTGATTTTATTATTAAAACCCAAAATACAACTTTTGAAGATCAAGATACAAGATCAAAAGATAATAAAATAGAAAACATATTAAAAATGAGTAAAGGAGAATTTACTCTTGCTAAAGTAAAGCAAGGTGATAAGTATGAATATAAAACTGAAACATATGATATTAAAACTGAACCTAATTATCAAATAATTACAATGACAGATGACAAGATAAATATAAGATTTAATTCATCATCTAAAGATACTGATAAAGCAGAAATAATTATGACAGAAGGTGAAACAAAATTATTAACATCATATAATAATAAAACAGCAACTATAACAATGAGTGAGGGAGGAGTATTAATAGATTCTTCAGAAACATCAACAATACAAATAGATAAAGATGGTAATATAAACATTACTGGAAAGAAGATGGTTGTAAGTGCAGATAAAATTGAATTAGGTGGAAATGGAAGTAAGGGTGTATTGTTTGAACCATTGAGAGATTTCATAAATCAATCATATATGAAACACACTCATGCAACACCATCAGGTCCTTCAGGCCCTCCACCTCATGCAAGAATAAAAATTGATTCAAAAAAGGTGAAACTAGATTGAAAACATATAGAGCATTAGGTGGTTATTCAATGGAAACAACATTCATCAAATTTAATTATGGTTAAAATATTACTGTGTTTTTAATTGAAAAAGATTATGATGAAAGCTACGCTATAAGATTAGTAAAATATAATATTGGATTTTTAAGTATTATAAATAATACAGAAAAATTTGCTTTAATTGATAGTGAGATGTTTTTAAATTTACTTACTATTGATAATAAAGAATTGATGATTAAAGAGGTTTTTGGTATATGATAATATATGAAATAACAAAAAGTGCAACTGTTTTTATGTTTGATAATACAGATTATATTGTTAATATAGTTGATAATAAAGCTATTTTCTTTAAAAACCGCCAAGATCTTAATAATAACATAAAAAGATCATATCAAATATTAGATACACAAGAGTTTATATCAAAGCTTTCAATAGAAACAAGACAAGAAATAATTACAAAGATTTTTAAATAAGGAGTATAATGCCTGTAATCCCACAACTTAGCCAAATAATAAAAATTGGAAAAACTGCATCAGGTGGATTACCAGCTGAAGTTTCTGCATCTATTGACGCTTTTTCACAAGCACAAGTAGCAGGACCTTCATTACAACCTGTTCCTCTTCCTTGTTCTGTAATACCTGTAATACCTTTTGGAATTGCATTATCTATTATAATGACAAAAATAGAAGCTCTCATGTTTAAGAGTTTTGAAGATTTATCATCATTAACAAAACAATTATTAGAAAAATATCAGGCTGATAAAACAAAGGCAGAAACACAAAGAGGAATTGCTGAAACAAAATTATTTAATGATTTAATTAAAAAACAAGAAATAATTAAAGAACAAGTTATAGAACTCCAAACTCAAATAGATGATATTAATAAGCAACTACCTGAATTACAAGCAAAGCAAGATTCTGAAATGGTGGCTTATCAAGCTGTTATTTTTGAAATAAAAAATAGAGCTAAAAATTATGAAGAATCTGGTGATATTAAAAAAAGAGATGAAGTATTAGAAGAGATTAAAAAACATGATAATTGGCTTGCAGAAATAATAAAAATATCAGTTCAAATAATAACATTAAAACTACAACTTCCTTCTTTAAAATCTGAATTAGAAGAAAAGAATATTCTTGCAAAGATGTCTTTGCAAAAAAAATGGGATGATAATATAAATCAGGCAGACTTATTTGAAGTTGCAGCTCCTCCTTATCCAGATATTCCATCTCCACCTAATTTGCCAGTAGCCCCACCAATTCCTAAAGAGAGTGAGTTTGTAAAGGCTATGAGGAAGGCTTATGCAAAATGGCAAGTAACTCCAACAATACTCCCAACTGGAATTCCATTAGCAGCATTATTATTGTATATACAAGCACAAGCTCCAGTTCCTCCTCCTCTTGCTGCTCAATTAGAATCAAATGCTGATGCAAGTATTTTATCAGGAGCAGGTTTAATTTAACGCTTCTCTTTATATAAGATAAAGATATAATATGAAAATCTACAGAAAAACAGAAGATGATGTTGTCCAAGTTGGAGATGATGAATTTGATTTACAAGATCAATATGTTATTACTATAATCGGAAAAATACAATTTACTTATTCAATGGCAGGATATGGATGGAAAGTAGTAATATTACAACAACCAATAGATATGAGAAACTATTCAGAGATTTCAATTAATGAGATTGATGAACCTGAATATCAAGAAATGATAAAACAGATATTCAAGGAATGGAGTTAATATATGGCAGTTAGTATAGATGATAAAAAAAGAAAAATCAAAGAAACAAGATCTCGTGCTATACAACAAAAAATAAATTTATTATGGGCTAGAGATGGAAATGAACATCCATTAATTGAATCATCAGCAGAAGATGATGATTTTAATTTAAATCAATTGTTTGGAGGGTCTAAATCAGCTATTATAGACTGGACACAATTAGGTGTAGAAGGATTAATAAGATGTTATTATGAAATAATATATAATATAAATGGTAAGAAAAGAAATAATATAATAACTAATAACGGAGAAACTCCAAATGGAGGTGCTTTCACTCCTAAATATAATAGATCAGACTTAACAACAACTGCTAGGCAAATTTTAGTTGGAACAGCATATAAATCAGGATACTTTGTTGGAAATGAAGATGGTTTTGAAGGCAGATCAAGATCTTCAGATACTATTAATGCCGCGGCGGCCAAAGGAACATATGATCTTAATTCAACAACATTTTCAACAAATATAGATCAAGAAGTTCCAGAAAATGATTCTGGTAAATTAATAGATCAATTTAATAGTGCTATTAGTTTAATAGGAATTAATTCTCCATTAGGACCTCACATATCATCAACAACTCCAACAACTGAAACTCCAAACCCGCCCGCTCCACAAGCAAATAATTATATTTATAATACAATATTAGGTAAAAGATTTTGTGATGTTTATCCAAGTAATATAAATTATGGATATGGTGAAGGTTCATCAACAACATATACTTTTGGAAATGGAGTATATGATACAAATAATATATCTTTAAGAGATTATTATAATCCAGGTTTAGACAGTAATCTAACAACAATAGTTAATTTATTAAATCTTATAAGACAATATATTGTTTATAGTAAAGTAAGTTATGATAATTTTTTTATGAACACAACTATTATACCAGGAAGAGATAATAATTGGGCATTGCAAGGTGGATGGCTTTCAACAATTGACACAGTATTATCACAAATAAATCATTTTATAAGTTTAAAACCAATGGCAACAAGATTAGAATTAGACCAATTAATTATTGATCTTAAGACTAATCTTTTATCAGCTATATCTCCAATTAATGCTATAGTTCCTGCAGTTGATGCTTTGTTTGGAACACCATTAAGCCCTAATACATTATATGGTTTTAGACTTTTGTGGATTAAAAATCTTATTGATGTTCAAAATGGAGGGTCTAAAATAACTCTTCTTTCTGTAGCAGGATCTATAGAAGATGCTGATAAAAAAATATCACAAGCAGAAGAGGGTTATGGAATTATAGGTGTTCAATTAAAAAATGAACCATCATTTTCTTCACAAAGATATTGGGATGGAGGAATAGTAGATCCAATAATTGGTGGAATCGAAACACATCTTGCTTTAGATACTAGACAGTTTTTAGATACAGCACAAACTATAGAAAATGAAAATTATTTTCAAATGGTGCCTGATGGTTTAATAATTGCATGGCAACAAACGGCTCATGCTACTGCCTATAATTTATATAAATCAAATAATTATGATCCTACAACAGAGCAAGGAACATGGACTGCTTTAATTCCTACTGGACAAACATATACAAATGAAAATATAGATTTAAATACTGGAAAAGTTTTATCTTATTTTATAGATTACAATGTTAGTTTTGAAGCAGAAGAAAGCCCTTACTATAAAGTTAAAGTAATTGATACTGGTAAAATGTCTGCTAATAATTATTGGTGGTATGGATCAACATCTGGATTCTCCAAACCAATGTCAGCATCAGACTTTTTATCATCTCCATCAAGTGGAACAAATGTTCCTGGAATGTCAGGTTCTCCATCAACAAGACCTGATGAGTTGCCAGATTATTTATTTAAATATGCTACAATGAAAATGGGTGGAGAGGCTGCAGATTCACCTGTAAATAAAATATATAAATCAGATGTTGAGTTTGATTCAATAGGTTCTAATTTAGAAGTATTCATTGATGGTGAATTAAGAAATCAAGGTAGTGGAAATAATGACTATAGATTATTAAATCTTGTTGATATAGAGTTTAAAACACCAATAGATTCTAATTCTAAAGTTACAATGATTGTTTATTATGGTTCATCTTCAGGATCAGGTTCTGGTTCTTGGAAGGCACCTGTTGCAACATTAGATCAAAGACCAACAATTGGAAATGTTAATGGAGATATAATACTTGTTATTGAAAATAATACAATTTATTCTTGGAGTGGAACTGAAAATAATTGGTTTAAAGTTTCAAGTGCTGGAAGTGATTTAGTTCATACAGATTTATTAGACATGCCAGATTCTAGTGGTATGAACTCTGACCATGATCAACGCTATCCAAGGAGAGATGAAGTAGATAGTTTAATAAGTGATTTACAATATAAATTAAATAATTTATCATATCTTATTCCTGATAATGCTATCCCTTTAACATCTCATCTTGAAATTACAAATACAGATTATTATACTGGATATTTATCAAGTGGAACTAATGCATTTAATACTCTTCAAGCAAATCAATTATTTAATAAAATTGTTATTGGTGATTTATTTATTATAGAATCTACAAACAAAGATGCTGAATTTGCGGATGCTGATAAAGGTGTATTATCCATTTATTTAAATGATGTATTAATTGATTCTATAAACTTAGAAACAAATTTTATAGAAGATGATAGAGGTCTTGTACAATCATGGACCCCATTCTCTTCATCAATTATTGAAATAACATCAATATATCCATTTAATAATTTTGGTCAATATCAAAAATGTAATTTTAAATTAAATATACCTAAAACAAGATTAACACCAGGAGAAAATAAAATTGTATTAAAACATGAGAGCTCATTATTCTCAAGAAAAACACCAGATTTTATATTTTTCTGGGATTCTTCTCCATCTACAATTTTCTTTTCTGACTATACATTAACAGAAAAATTATTAACATCTCAAAAATATTTGTCTGGTTTAAGATATTATTATTTAGGTGATAAATTAGAAATAAAATTTAGAGCACAAGGATTATTTGATAATACTTATGTAAATGGAGATCAAGTAAAAACTGATATGACTGAATTAGGTATTCAATTATTTGATTTTGATTATACGGATTCTCATACAACTGTAGATGGACAAAATAATCCATCATTAATGTCTACAATGCCAATGTGGTATACAAATACAATATCACTTAATCAAGCAGGTATATATTCAACATCTCCAACAATAAAACTTATTGGTAAAAAACCATACATAACATCTGATGTATTTACTAAAACATTCAATAATGTACTTATTAATACGTGGGCAAAACAATCAGATGATAAAAATGAATATTTTGTTGATGAAAAATACCGTCTCCCTTATGATACCTTTAATTCTATTCCTGGTTCTTTTGTTGATAGATGGGATAGTAGAAAATTATTGACACCAGGCAATCTTATGTTATATGGTGGCAAGTTATATTATCCTGCATATAGTTTTGTTGTTGGATTTAAACCTGCTCAAACAGCAAATTACGGAGCTTTTACTGGAAACTGTGAATATTATAGAGCATTTATTGATGCATCTTCTCCACATAATAATGGAGTTTTTAATATTAAAGGCAACATATTTGATGATAGTCGCGTAAAGATAATGATGAAACTTCCTGGACAAACAAATTGGCTTGATTTGAAAGTTGCTTATAATGAGGCAACTTTCAGTGGGAGTGAGGGTGATGGATGTTTATTAGAATATAGTGAAAATAACTTTAGTTGGACAAGTGGAGGATTCAGCACCGCTATCTCGGGGTATATGATAATCTTACGAGTTATAATGGTAGATGCTGGAGCTGCACCAATTGAAGAAATTTCAATAAAATGGTAATACATATAAAATTTTTATAGGAGGAAATTAAATGGCGCTTACTCAAATTCGTGGCGAACAAATTCGTGACGGTATAGTCTACAATAGACATATCGCTGCTGATGCTGCTGTAGCTTATTCAAAGTTAGATCTTGCAGGAAGAATAGTTGCAACAGATCTTAATACAGATGGCTCAGTTGCACAAAATGTACTTAGTTCCAAACTCATTACTTTATGGGATATGGTTCAAGGTGTAACAACTGGAACGGGTTCTTCTGTTGTTGTAACATCTTTGGTAGAAGCCTCTGCTGCAAATGACAGTGTTCAAAAAACAGTCGCAGCAAAAGGTATTTTAACAACTGGATCTGGCACAAATGGTGCTGGTGTTCAAAATTACAAAGTACAAATTAGAAATTCATCTTCTGGTGAACCAATTGCTGATGGAACTGGTGCTGGTGATAATGAAACTGCAGCTAATGGTGCTACTGTTTATGGTGAATTAAGACATGATGGAACTGCTTGGACTCTTTACTTTTTTAAATCTGATAACACTGCATACTCATTTGCATCCAGTGCTCAAATAGACTTCCTTTTCTTGGAAATCTATTCTCTATTAGATGCTCCAGCAAAGGGATTTATTGCAGGAATGGGATTTGCTGACGTTGTTGGTATTTCTGGTTCACACAATCATAATGATCTTTATTACACACAAACTGAATTAAACGGTGGACAATTAGATACTCGTTATTTCACTGAAACAGAATTAACAGGTGGTTCTCTTGATGGTAGATACTACACAGAAACAGAATTAAACCCTGCAGCTGCTTTAGCAGCCAATGTTTTAGATGCTCGTTATTATACTGAAAGTGAATTAGGATCAGTAGCATCTGGTTCTTCTGGTGCTGATAAAATTGGTATAACTGCTGGTGGTGGTCTTGCTGCAGGAACTGTACAAGGTGCTCTTGCAGAATTACAAGGCGATATCAATGATATTATTGGTGGAGCTGTTGATATTAAATTCTCAATGGATGATACATATAATGATGGTTCAGTAGTTACAGTTGATAATACAAATGTTGATTTTAAAGTTACTGATACAAAATCATTCCAAGTATCTGATTCTGCTGGAGTTGAAATTGTAAAAGTTGATGCTCTTCTTGCTGGTGATAAAGTTAAAGTAAACGCTGACACAACTATTGTTGGTGACTTATTACAATCAGGTGGGGCAGTTACTCTTAACGCTGGAACAGAAGCTGTAAATGTTGATGGTGGAGCAGTTACTGTTGATGGTTCATCAGTTGCTCTAGCATCTACTGGAGCCTTAACTCTTAAAGACTCTTTCTTGACAGCTGGCATTCCAATCTCACAAACTGATAATGCTGCATTAGTTGGTTATACAGCCACTTCAATCGTTGGTGCTTTAAATGAAGCCAAAGCTGCTGCCTCTACTGCTTTAGGTATTGGTGCTGCTGAAGATGCTTCTTACACTGATGGGTTATTCGTTGATTTTGTCCCTGCAACTCCAGTTGGAACAGCAGTTGACCGCTTCAATGAAGTATTAAAATCTCTCGCCCCTCAACCAGCTCCTGTTCTTGGAAATATTGGAACAGATGTAGATGGTGTTACTGGCAGGCTTTCTTTTGGAGCAAGTAATACAATCGCTGGATACACAAATCATCCAACATTAGATATTGGTGGATTATATACAAAGGCCGGTGATACAATGGGAATATTCCCAAAATCTGGAACAATCACTGGATTATTAGCAAACAGCACCCCAGTTGGCGGAGCTAATGACAGACCTTATCCTGCTAAAGCCTTTGGAAATGGAGAATTAGGAACACTTAAATTAGTTGTTAATGGAGTAGAAGTTCATTCAACTGATCTTACAACATTTGCAAGTGGAAATAGTGTTAATGCAAATGGAAGTGGATTCTCACTTTCTGCTGCAGCTGCAGTAAAATTCGATAATGGAAACAGCTTTGAAGTATTCAAATACAGAACAGGTTCTTACATTGTTGGTGTTGCTGATTTCAGAAATGGATATAATACAGTTCAAGTTATTCATACAACAACTGGTGATAGCAGTACAAATACTGTTAACTTTGTTATTGATGATAGCACAACAGCAACTTCTTATTCAGCTGAAACTCTTTCATCAACTGCAATGACTGGTTCTAATGTAATTTCTGGTGTTACATATAACACAGCAGGAACAGTAAGCTATGCAGTAACTGCTTCTAATGTTTACAAGAATACTTATAATTCTGGAGCAACAGCTGTAAATTATACAGGTGTAAATGCTTCTATTACAGATGAAATAATTACAATTCCTTCAGATGAAGCTAATTCTCTTGTTCTTTCAAAGAGTGCAACTATATCAACTGGAAGTAGATTACTTAATGGCAATGTAACAATGAATGTAAATGTTGCAAGAACATTACAAACAACAAGTACTTCATCTGGTGCAACTCTTGGTGGTATTTTATTAGATGCAACAGTTGACAACTCAACTGCAACTTTAGAATCATTTAATGGTGAAAAGTTTAGAATGAACAATACAGTTTCTACAACTGTAACTGCTGGATATTCTGACACTGGTTCTTCTCCTAACGAATGGAGTTCAAATCAATCACTCGTTGGAGCAGATGCTGCACACAATGATGGACTCTTGGTTTATAATGGACAACTTGTTTATCCAACATCTGGTCTTAATGGTGGCGTGTTTACAACTTCAAATGGTCCTGCTAACCCTGATTATTCAGGCGCAACTGGACTTAGAACATATTACAGATATTTCTACACATCTTCTGCAAAGAGTAATTTCAGACTTGCAATGACATCTGCTTCTACAGCATTTGTTCCTGTTGCAACTGGAGCTAGTGGAAATAATCTTACTATGCAAGTTCTCGCCCCTAATACAACTGGTGGATGGAAAGATGGTGCAGTTTCTTATACTGACGATGCTGCTGTTGGTTGTTATGCTGCTACATATGGCGGTTCAATTCCTTCAAATTGGGGAATGACATTAGGAACCAAAAACACATCAACAAGCGGCAATGTTATTGTCATTAAAATTACAGCAGCCGCTGCATGGACTGGAAACATAAGTGACATAACAATTACTTGGTTATAAAAAAATAAAAAATGGAGGAATATAATGGCGTTCGATATAAACACAAAAGCTAATATTGCTTTTAAACAAATTAAAGCTAAGGCCCATACTTCTAACAGCCGCGATCCTGTAAACGAACCTTTCGTAACAAGATCACTCTTGACAAGCAAAGATATTTGGGCACAACCAATATCACAAACAATGTCAATTGCTACTGCTGTAAGTGAAGGAATTATTGGCCACGCTACTGCTGTTGATTTATCACTCTCTGCAGTAAGTGGAACAAATGATTTATCATCAAAGTATAGTGCCTATACACTAACAGTACCTGGAACTGTTCCAGCTGGTTTAGTTGGTAAAGTAAATCCACTAACAGGAGCAGAATATGCACCTGGAGATAGAGTTTCTAATATCATATTAGAAGCTTATTCTAATCAAAACTTTAGAGTTCATCTCTATACAAACTCAGGAAAAGCCGTAGAGGTTGCTCCTCTTGATGCTTGCGATTGGACAATTGATCCAGTAGCCGGTATTGTTGTTCAAGAAACTGATGTTGTTGCAAGTATGCTTGATTTATCAAGTGCTGTTCTTAGTTGCTATGTATATGTTGGTGACACAGCTCAATCAGCAACTGCAACTGCAGGTTCTACTTCTTTAGATCTTGCTTACAATCAAGGTTCAGTTGTTGGTGTTGATAAAGCAGATCTTGATTTACAACTTAATGGTTATGGTTTTACAGTAAGTGATGCAACTGGAGCAAATGAATATGTTTCAGTAAAAGCTGGTGAAACTGTAATTTCAAATGACCTTGATGTTCAAGCAATTAAAGGTGATTATGTTACAACAGCAATTCCATTCGATAATGTTGGAGTTACTGCTCTTTCTACTAACCTCTCTGCAACTTCTATCGTTGGTGCAATCAATGAAAATGCAGATGATTTACACACTTTAATAAATACAACTTTAACTTCAAAAACAAATGGATCATCTGGTGCTGATGGTATTGGAGTAACTGGTATTATTGGAGTTCTTCCTGAAGGTGGAACAGTTGGTGCAGATGCAACTCTTCAAGCTATGTTAGAAGGTCTTGCAAAATCTGCTGGTGGATTAAAAACATTCGCATCAATAGCTGCATTTACTGCTTCTAAAGCAGCAGGTGATTATCTACCAGTAAATACAATTGGTTATATTAAAGACATTGATAGAATGGTTATGGTTCTTGTTGAAGGTGTTGCTGTAGTTGAAGGAACTGATTATGATGTTCTTTGGGATATTAATCAACCATTAGGTGGTACAAACTTTAGAGTAACTTCAACTAGTGTTCAAATAGTTCCTAGTGGAGTTCTTACTCTCACTGGAACAGAATCAGCAGTTTTAACTGGTGATGATGCTATTCTTACTCTTGATAAAACTGTTGCTTTAAGTGCAAAGACTGGAAATAAAGTTACCATCACTTCTGATACAGAAACAGAAATAAACGGTGGAGCTTTAGTTGATATCAATGCAACTGCTGTAACAATTGATGGTGATGTTGCAATCAATGGTGCAAGTAATGATGACTTCAAAGTAACAACTATTGGAGCTACTGGTGGTATTTTCCTTAAATCAGAATTCAAAACTGAAATAGACACTCCTGTTGTTAATGTAACAGGTGATGTTGTTATTGCTGCTAATAAAATACTCAGTGTTGACAAGATTAATATTTCTTCTGTTGATCCTACAGACGCTGCTACAATTACTGGACAAAGAACTGGTATTCCATTCACTGGAAATAAGTTAAAGAATCCAGGATTTGAAAAAGGATCAGGTGCTAATGCAGATGATTGGACAGAAGGACCTAACTCAGGAAGAGATGCTACTGAAAAGTATTTTGATAACTATTCATTTGGTTATGAAAAATCTTCAGAGCTTGGTGGTGATGTACCTATTCTTACACAAGCAATAACTGGTTTAAATCTTACAAATCATATTGTTTCTGTTTGGTTTAAAGGCTCAACTCAATCTTCAGTTGATGCAGTTTTAAATGGAACTACAGTTGAAATTGTTCCTGCTAACACATCAGTTTCTGTATGGACAAGATTCTATAAAGATGTAACTCCAGGAACTGCCGCAGGCAATTTCTCACTTGTTGTAAATGGTGTTGCTGTGTTCATAATAACCATTTCTATGTTGATGCTCTTCAAGTTGAAGAGAAGGCTGCTCTTTCAGCACCAACTGGATTCTTCTCAACATATATGTCAGAACTTATTCTTCGTGTTGGTAACAATGCAGAAGATAAAATTTCATTCCAATCAGTTGCACCTGTAGGTGGAACAATTAAAGAATTAATGGCTATTGATAATAGTCAAGTTAGAGTATATGGTGATCTTATTGTTGATGGTGCTACTACTACAATTAATTCTACAACACCTGTTCAGGATAATAAAGTTACTCTCAATAATGGAATGACTGGTGATCCTGCTACTAATATGCCAAATGGCGAAGCTGGAATCGAAGTTATTCGTGGTTCTTCAGCTAAAGTTGCTGTTAGATGGAATGAAACAACTGATAAGTGGGAATTAACAAATGATGGTACAACTTATGGTGCAATCGTTACTGTTGGTGGTTCTTCTGGAATCTCAATGGATACTGCCTATAATGGTGGATCTGTAGTTACTGTTGATAATACAAACGTATCATTTGATCTTGCTCTCACAAAGAGCTTTACTGTCTCTGACCCAACTGATGCTTCAAAATTTGTTGTATCTGCTGGGTCAGGTGCCGATTCAATAAAGATTGATACAACTGGTGGAGTTGATATTGATGTTGATGGTGGATTTGTTGTAAGTGATAATAGCGGTGCATCGTTTGAACTAAACACTAGTGGTGAAATTGGTATTTATGGTGCTTCTAATAGTACAGTAACACTTGGTGCAACAGGTTCCGGATGGGCACAACTTACATCACAAGGAAATACAAAAGTTTCATCAAGTGGAACAGGAGTTGAATCAATAAAGATTGATACCCTTGGTGGAATTGATATTAATGCAGCTGCTACAAGCCCAATAACTATGGACTCAGGTTCATTCTCAATTGATGGTGTATTGGCTTCTAATGTAAGCGTAACTGGTGCAGACCTTACTCTCTCTACTATAACTTCTGGAAACGTTGTTATCTCATCTGACAAGAATATCACATTTAATGATGAGTTCTTGACTACTGCTCTTCCTCTTGGACAAACTGGTTATACAGGTCTTGTTACTGAATTTGCTTATAATTCACAAACTGGATTTAATTGGTCAGCAAGAGATATAGGAATAACTGCTCCTACTTCTATAATTGGTGCAATAAACACAAATAGAGAAGACTTGTGGCAATATGTTGAGTTGTTAGCAACTCAAGGTGCCGCTGTTGGTGTCGCCGCTGGTGCTAACTTGATTGGTGTTGATGGTATCGTAAGCGTTATCCCAACTGGAAAAACACTCGGTGCTAATTCTAATCTTCAAGAAATGCTTGAAGGAATTGCTTCTTCTGGTGGTGGTTCTTGTAAACACTTTGCTTCTGAAGCTGCATTCAAAACTGCTAAGGCTGGTGGAGAATACTTTAATCTTGGAACTCAAGTATACTTTATTGATACTGAAAGAGAAGCTCGTGTTCTTACTCAATCAGTAAATGCTGTTGAAGGAGCTGATTGGGCTTACTTATGGTCAACTGTAAGACCTCTTGCTGGTCCTGCATTCGTAGTTGAGAGTGCTTCTGTTGATATTGATGTTGCTGGTAGTGTTGCAATTGATGGAGCTACAGGTATTACTCTCGATTCAGTCGCTGCTATATCTCTTGATTCTACTGCTGCTTCTAATTTCTCAGTCGCTGGTGCTAACTTGACATTATCAACTGCAACTTCTGGTAACGTTGTTATCAACGCTGCTACAACAGTTGATATTGATGGTGCTGCAATTGATATGGATTCTACTGGAACAGTAACAATCAATTCAGGAACAGATAAAGATATTACTCTTACAACTGCTGGAACTGGTGATGTTGTTCTCGCTGGTAATGGTGTTAGAGCAAGTGTCACTGGAAATACTGGTGTTGATGCAGTTTATGTAAGTTCTTCTGGTGGAGTTCAAGTAACCTCTGCTGGTTTAGTTGATATCACTTCTGGTACATTCAGTCTTGATACTACAGGAGCTGGGGCAGATTCTATAAAGATTGATACTCTCGGTGGTATTGATATTGATGTTGATGGTGGATTTAGGGTAGATGATGCAGGTGGAAGTAAAATTGCTATTGGACACTTAGCAGTATTTGAAATTACTGCCGCTAATGGGCTTGTTGTTGATGTTAATGGTACTGGAAACTATAATACAACTATCGTAGGTGGATCATTCAACCTTGACATTGTAGATAATAGCACATCAAGTGCATTTAAGCTTAGAACTATCTCTGGTGGTATTGATATTGATACTGCAGCTACTAAACCAATAACTATGGACTCAGGTTCATTCTCAATTGACGGTGTGTTGGCTTCTAATGTAAGCGTAACTGCTGCTGATCTTACTCTTTCTACTATAACTTCTGGTTCTCTTGTTCTTGGATCTGCTGGTGCCTTAACACTTAAAGATTCATTCTTAACAGCAGGACTTCCTCTTTCTGAAACTGGACATGCTGCTTTAACTGGATTTGCTGCAACATCAATCGTTGGTGCATTGAATGAAGTTAGACTTGCAGCTACTAGTGCAAACACTCTTGATGAAATTTATGATGGTGAAGCTGGAACCAGAACAGTGACTATGGATAATGGATCAGTTCTCTTTAAGATGACTGATACCTATGAATTCAATGTTGCTGACTCTGCTGCTGCAAAGATTCTTTCTGTTAAAGCTCTTGCAGCCGGTGATAAGGTTGATATTGTTGGAGCACTTGATGTATCAGGAGATTCTACATTTGATAAAGTCACAATGTATGGAAATCTTGATCAATCAAATGGAACTGTTGTTCTTAATGCTACTGGAAATGTTGACATTGATTCTACAGCAGCATTTACAGTTGACGCTGCAAGCTTCAGCTTAGATGCTACAACAGCTTCTAATGTTACAGTTGCAGGTGCTGCTCTTACTCTTTCTACAACTGGTGCCTTTGATGTTAATGTTACTGCTGGAAAAGATGTTGTTGTATCTGCTGTTGCCTTTGATGCAAATCTTACTGGTGCCTTAACTGTTGATTCAATAGGTGCATCTAGTATTACAACTTCTGGTGGATCACTCACTCTTGCTACTGTTTCTTCTGGTGCAGTTATTGTATCCTCTATCGGTGCAGTAACAGTTGATGGAACTGGAATCTCAATTGATGGAACTGCTGCTTCTAACTTTACAGTAAACGGTAATAGTCTTACTTTATCAACTGTATCAAGTGGAAATGTTGTTGTATCATCAGCTGGTGAATTAACATTCAAAGATTCTAGAACAGCTGCAATTCCTTTCTCTGATGCTGGTGCAACAGCCCTTCCTGGTGGAGCAACATCCATCCTTGGAGCCTTGAAGACAGCTTATGAAAAGTCAATTGATATTGGTTATGGAGAAAAGGATGTTAACTCAACTGATGTTACTAATGATTATGTTGTTGTAACAATTGAAGAGCTTCCTATTAATGGTGTAACATTCCCTGCTACTCCTACTGCTCTTAGAACTGCTGGAGTTTATGCTTCTGTATATCTCAATGGTCTTAGACTATCTGATACAGAATGGAAGTATAATTATGCTGGTAGTGTAAAACAAATTACATTTAACGGTTCAAATGATATCGTTCTTGTAAGTGGTGATAAAATCATGGTTGAAGTCAACAAGATTAACTAATAATTAATCAAGTATGAAAAGGAGGGGGTCAAACCCCTCCTTTTTTTATGCCACTACCATCATATTTTTTATAGTAATCATAGAGATACTTTACTGTCTCTGCCATTGTTTTATTCAACTCAATTGATAAATGCATTACCTCTTTCCAATACCCCTCTCTTAATCTAATTGTCTTATATTGTTCTTTTTCTTCCATTTTGTTCCTTTATATATTTATATACAATTTATTAAAATAATTTATTCTATTTATTAAATATGCTACAAGATAATCTAAACCACAAAACTATTAAAATTAGGAGGCTAATATGCCACGTATTCGTTCGGAACAGATTGCTAATTTTGGAATTAGTGATTTGCAGATTGCTTTAAATGCAGCAATCCAACAATCAAAAATTGCTGATCAACTCGCAGACCCACAAGGTTGGATTAGTAAAGGAACAATGAATGTTGTTGATTCATTTTCAACAAACACAGCAGGTTATCAAGAATTCGGCTTAACTATTTCACCAACAGATGATTCAGGATTAAGACAAGAAACTATTTATTATTTTGAAGTAAATAATAAAGAATATGCAATCGCAACACCAGCTTCTGCACTAACACACCAACAAGTAGTTGATCTTATGCAAGCAGAAATATCAGGTGATGGTCTTGTTATTGCTATTGTAAACAATGATTATAGAATATCATCTGTTGCAACTGGATATGATAAAGTTGTTTTTATTAATCCAAATTGTACAAGACACCGCCTCCATGATTATTTAGTTGGATTTACATCATTTGAAAAACCAGTAAAGGGAACAGGAATTATATGGGGACCAGATCTTGCAGGAAGAATGTTCTTTGCTGCTGATACAAATGAAACATATATTGGCGTAACAACCCAGCCATATTATCAATCATTAAGTGGTTCAGGTGCTGGTGAAAGTAAGATAACAACTGTTGTTGCTAATCAAGCTACAAACTGGAATGGAACTACTGCAACTATATTTAGATCTGAATATGGTTTTGCTCCTGATGGTTCAAATGTATTTGCATATTTAAACGGTCAATTATTACAATATGGTCCTGGTGGAAACAATGACTATCAAATTGAAATGGGAACTGGTACAGGTGGAGAGTATACTGATATCGTTTTAAATTCAAATTATAATATAACAGCAACAGATAAAGTAACGATGATAGTTTATATAAATAGTGAATTATCATCTTTTGCTACTAAGGCATATGTAAATAATAAATTTACAAATGGTGTAGAATTAAATGGTGATACAACAATTGATGGTAGTATTTTACCAGGACAGGGTGGATTATTTGATATTGGATCTACTACAGATACATGGAAAAACATATATCTTGGAGGATCAATTAAATTCTCACCAATAGGAACAGGTGACACAGCAGAAATTTATCATCAATTAGTTGGTGAAAACACTCAATTAAAATTCAAGATTGGTACTTCTGCTAATGATAAAATTATATTTGAAGATGAAAACAACACAGTAATTATGGCTATTGACGGTGAAGGTGGATGTACTATTCCTGGAAACTTAGTTGTTCAAGGAACTACTACATATGCTAATGAAGATAATACAACTATAACAGATGCTGATTTTATTATTAAACAAGGTTCTGGTGATGGTGATGCTACATTCTCTGTAGAAAGAACAACAAATAACACTTCTATCAAATGGAATGATTCAATTGATAGATGGCAAGCTATTTATGGACCAACTGCTAATATAACTTCTACCATCCTTACAGAGGATGATTTGGTCAATGGAAAAAATCTTGATGCAAGATATGTTAATGAGAATCAAATTGTAGTATCAGGATCCACTGTAACTAGTGGTGCTGTAAAATATGCAGGATCATTTACTTCAGCCCCTCCTGATGGAGTTTTCTATGGTGGAACTATAAATCCAGATGCTCATGTAAGACTTAATTATGGTGGAGATTTATATGTATCAGCTTTATATGCTGATGATATCTATGTTTCAGCAAGTTCACTTTATGTTAATGGTAAGAAAGCAATTGAAGATGATAATGATATAATGACATTCCGTGCTTCTGCTGATCAATCTATTCAAGTTAAAACAACTGGAACAGAAGGTGATATTGATTTAATATCAGTAGATAATATCACAGCAATTTCTGCTGGACACCTTGATTTCTCTATTTCAGGAACTAAAACTGGAAAAAATATATCATTTACAAACATTTCATCAGGTGGAGAAATTCAGTTTGCAGCAACTGGTAATAATGGAGTAATTCAAATACAAGCAGGTGGACCTCTTGCAGATGTTGTAAATATCAATACATCAGCAAATGCACCAACAGGAATAGGTAGACTTAACGTTGATGGTAATTTATATGCAACTGCATTTATTGGTAATATATCAACAGCTTCTAAACTTGAAACTGCAAGAACAATTTCATTATCAGGTGATACAACTGGTAGTATTAGTTTTGATGGATCTACGGATAAAGATATTGTAGTTTCAGTTAATAAAATAAGAGGTATTGCTTGTAATACTACAACAACTGATCCTACTGGAGCTAATAGACTTAATATTGAAGGTTATGTTTATGCAACTAGAGTTTATAATGCAGTTTGGAATGACTTGGCAGAATTTATGCCTAAGGCAAAAGATTCAATGGCAGGTGATGTTATTATAATGACTTCATCTGGTGTTGCTCCTTCTGTTGCAAGGGCTCAAAAAGCAGTTGTTGGTGTTAATTCAGATACATATGGTTATATCCTTGGTGCTGAAGATCAAGAGAATAAAACACCAATTGGTCTTGCCGGTAGAGTTCAAGTTAAAGTTAAAGAAAAGTTAGAGATTGGTGATTTATTAGTAAGTGATGAAGATGGTTTTGCTACTAAGGCAACGGCTGAAGAAGAAATGAGAGCTAGTATAATAATTGGAAAAGTTCTTGAAGAAAAAACAGATACAAATGTTTCAAGAATTTGGATGCTTATAAAATAATAAAAAGCGGCATCTTAAATGGTGCCGCTTTTTTTATAAAAAAAGTATATAATAATTTTAATTACGAATAGAATATTTTTCTATCTCCTGATAAATACTTTAATTTATAGTTTTCTATCATTGAATCTTGAAGAAAATAAAATTGATTTAAATGATAATACTCGTTCAGTTCAATTTGTCTATAAAATGTTTTTAATCCTTGCCATGAATTAGAGTGTTTACCTAGACCTAAAACAGAATTTAAATATCCATTAATATTATTAGGCTTATCGAAATAAATAAAGTTAAAATTAAAATCATAATTTTTTCTTAAAAAATTATAAAAATTTTCATTTGTTATATCTTTTTCATAATCATATTTATTGTTTTCTAATATATTTTTTAGTAATTTATCAATATAATTTATTTTTACATCTCTAAGTTTATTTTCAGCAAAATCATTATGAAATGTTGTTGTGAGTTTACTATATACAGTTATTTTAGGAATATCAAGATTAGATAAGAAATTAAAATCATTTATCAATGTTTGATTGCTTTGATCTGAAAGCCCAGCCATTAAATCAACATTAATAATATGCTTTTTATTTTTAAATTTATTAATAATATGTCTTAGTCTTTTTTCAATTATTTCTATTGACGGGTTAAATCTGTCTTCTGACGTTAAAGGTTGTGGACTTAATGATTGAATTCCTATACTTACTCTATTTATAAAATTAGAATCTGCTAAAAAATCTATTTTATCTTCAGTAAGAGTAGAGATACTTGTTTCAAAACTATATATATTGTTGTTCATATCTAAATTAAAATTAGATTTTATCATATCAAACAATCTTTTCATTTGATATGGCTGGAGTAGTGATGCAGTCCCTCCACCTATATAAAGAGACTTAAATACTTGATTCTTAAATAATGGTGAATACTCTTTCATTTGTAGTTCTAAATTATTTAAATAATCATTTATTTGTTCTTCATTTTTATATAAATCTACAAAATAAATACAATATTTACATTGATGTAAACAAAATGGAATTTTTATAAATAATGATAAATAATCATATTCATTTTTTGTTTCAAAATAATCATTCCATAATTCATATATTTGTTCTTTTGAAAGAGAATTTTCTTCTGAATCTTGTTGATAATCTGTTTTTAATTCTAACACTTAAATTCCTTGAGTGCATTATCTATATCATTTTCAATAAAAAAATTAGATTTATAATTTCTATATTTTTCTATTCCTGAATTACAATCCAATACTGAATAATTATATTTTTTATCTAAAACTTCTTTCATTATTTCATATACTAATCCTTCATCATAAACATGATGAAGTGCATCTTTATATACCAAAGCATTTGGATATATTTTTTCTATAGAATCTTTATTATAATCAGTATATTGCACTTCTATTAAATTTAAATGGGATATACCTATTTTATCAAATATTTCAAGATGTGATAACAATAAATCCTTGTGCAAAGGCCATGATGGTTCTTCTATTGTTATAATAAATCCCATTTCTTTTGCATCATACAAATAGTCAAAAACTTTTTTAGAAAAACCACTTGCACTTATGTGCACTCTAAGTTCTTGAATATTCATATTCTTTAATATTAATAAATTTTCTTTATTTAATAACAATCCATTAGTATAAATATGTTTGTAAATATTGTAATTATTATTTGATTCTATTTTTGAAAGTAATTTTGAAAATTCTTCATATTCATTTAAATATAATAATGACTCTCCCCATGTATTAAATGATACTGTTTTTGGTTTGAAATTTAAATCTAAACTCTTTTTATATAATTCTTTAATTTCAGTTTTTGGAATATCATTGAAATAATCAAGCATTTCATTGTCAATATTATTATAATAACACATTGGACATTTTAATTGACATTTAGTTCCAACATGAATAGCAAATGATTGATTTGTTTTAAAACAAGATATACATCCTGGAGATATTTTTCCTATGTGAATGCAATCACCATTTACATGCTTTTCAAGTTCTGGTATAGATTTTTGAGATTCTAATTTTTTCTGGAAAATATCACTATAAGATACTATTTTCATGTTTTTTCGCCACAAATAACTAAAGCACTAAACTCACCAACATTGAATATATTTTCTATATTATATTTTTCTTTCGTTTTGATTAATCTATCTTCTATAAAATTTTTGTCAAAAATAACACCATTGTTAAAAACATTATAAATTAATATTATTTTTCCAGAAAATTTATTTTGTTTATATAATTTATATCTAAAATCAAATTCATCTAGTGTGTTGTCAATGCCTGCATTAAGAATATAATCAAATTTATGATGATCAATAATACAGTCTTCATCATTGATTGTAAAATTAATTTTCGATCCATTAAAAGTTTTTAAAATATTTGCTATTTTAATAGAAGTTTCATCAATATCAAATCCATGTATTAATATATTTGGAAACACTTCTTCTAGAATAAATGAATTTGTGCCATTATTACAGCAAATATCTAGAATTTTACTTCCAGATTTAATATCTAATTGTTTAAGCAATAATTTTCTAGCACTGTAAGATTGAATATCACAGTCAAATAATATTTCATTGTTTAAAATAATAGGTGAAACAAGTTTATTATTCTCTTTTGAATATTTTAATAAATCTAAAATATCTTTTTTATATTCTATTGGATAAATATCTAATTCATTTTGATAAAGATCAACATATTCTTTCCAAACACCTAAACATTTATTGTTATATACACATCTTAAACATTCTTGAGGTTTTTTAAAGTCATATTTAACCATCTCTTTAAAGTCACCATCAGGTTCATAGCCTGGATTGTCATTTACAAGTTCTATACATCTATCATATGATGAATATGATTGATATTCTTCTAATGATCCTTCAATTTGATGTTTAAAACCTTGTAAATAACATGGAGGGAAGGCACTTGTATATATTTTATAATAATATTTACTTAAAATATTATGAACAATATCTTTTAAGTCTGAATATTTTGGAACAACATTGTAAAAATCAGCCAATGCATTTCCCATAGCATGAGGAAATGTTAAACTTGAATTATCAACATTTAACATATGAAAGAAATCAAATGTTTTTTCAAGTGATAATAAATTATATTTTGATATAACCGTTTGTGTTTGTATTTTAAATTTATCAGATTTTAAATTAATTAGATTTGATAGTCCATTCAATGTATCATCCCATGAACCTTCTTTTTGACAAATAAAATCGTGTTCTACTTTATCAAAAGAATGTATAGCTACAAGAAAAGAATCTACATATTTTACAAGTTCTTTTGTAAGATTTATATCTTTAAGTCCAGTGCCATTTGTTTGTAGATCTATAGTGCAACTTGGATTTATCTTTTTTATATATTGAACCATATCAACTAAATCTGGCCTTATTGTTGGTTCACCCCCTGTGATAGTGAATTTATCACATGTAGAGTATTTGTCTATTATATTTTTCAATTCATCAAGAGAAAAATCAGGTCTATGTGTATATTGTTTTTTATCTGAAACAACACAATGAACACAATTATGATTACAATTCCAGCCCACTTTTAAATCAATATGACTTTCTAACATTAATTAATCCTTATAATGACTTTACGTATTCTATTGCTTTTTCCATATTAAAAAACATTACATCTTTTTTTGTATATTCATACATGTTATCTTCAATATAATTAAATTCTGGTATTAATGCTTTTTCTTTTTTAATGTCGAAAGTATCATCCTGTTTAGGATTACTTTTATCAAAATACTCTTTAAATTTATTAAAATTATTAACTTCAATTGTTTTTATTGAACTATCAAATATAAGTTTCCACCTTGTTTTTACCATTTCAAATTTATCATCATCTTTCAGAAAGTTTTTTACTGTCATAATGTCATATACTGTTGGACAGTCTTGTTGTATTATTATTATTTTATTTAAAAGCTCTTTGTAATTATCGTTTATTACAATATCAATATGACTTTTTATAACTTCATCAATACCATAGCCTATATTATTAATTAAATAAGCGTTTTTTATTTCCTCTCCATTATAATTCATTGTTTACCTCCCAATTTAAAAATACATTTGTTACAGGTTTTAAAAATTTATCATCATAAATATAATAATAAGATTTATGAATTCCAAGACAATATTCAAAATGTGTGCATTTTTCACAATTAAAATGAAAAACATTTTCTTTAAATAAATCTCTTATTTGTTTTATTCCATTTTCTTTTTTCAAAGAAGCTAAAATCCAATTATATTCTATAGAATATTTAACAAGATTTTTTAATTCACATATAGGAATATATGCTATTCTATATTTACTTTTATCTCTTGAATTACTAATTATAGTATTTAATATATTATATACATCACCATATAAAGGTAAAAATTTTTGTATTTCACTTATATCAGCATTAAATGGATTATATACTTTAAAAAAAATATCAGCATTTGGCCATTTTGAACTTACATAAGAATTCCATTCCTCCATAGAATCTAAATTTATTTTATTTACAACAACTCCAATTGTTATTTCTTTAAATTTATAATTATAAATTTTATCTATTAATTGTATTTTTTCTTTATAAAATACTCTATTACAAAGTTTATCATGTATTTCTTCAATGTGACTATCTAAAGATGTAGATATTGATATCTTAGATATGTCTCTTTTAATAAACTCATCAAAAAAAGCATTATCATTAAATTTTAATAAATTACTTATCACAAGTATATTATCAAACTTATTTAGACAAATATCTAATATTTCAAAAAAATCTGGTCTTATAGTTGGTTCACCACCTGTAATAGTTATATTACTACTTTCACATTTAATAATATCTATTTGTTTTAAAATATCATTTGAAGATGGAATTGGAGAGTTTTTTTCTCCACAGAACTCACAATCTAAATTGCATATTCCACCCAAATTAATATCATTAACAATCATAGATTATCTTGATATGTTGCTGGATTAGTGAATACATTTAAATATGTTAAATTAGCATATGCTGTTGCTGTGTTTAAATGACTACTTCCTGTATTAGAATGATTTCCATGATTTCTATGGCATGTATAACTTCTAGTATTTGAACTATGTGAGTTGCTATGATTTTGATAACCATTAAGATATGATGGTGCAGGACTATCTGTATAGTTTGAATAATTAGCATAGGCAGCTACTTGTTTAAGTCTTGTAGCAATTTCATCTATTTTTGATTTTGTAATTACTTCTCCTTCTACAACAGGCCCAACTGATCCTAACATCCCCATTTCTGACATTTCATCTAATAACCCTGAATATGTTCCATTTATTACACCACTTTGTTCATTAAGATGTTCTTGTTCAATTATTTCACTATCTGCAACTTCAGTATCTGAAACACGAGTATATGTTGGAGATCCTGCATACCCAAACTGTATTTTTACAGCTTTTGCATGTTGTCTAAGCTGTTTTAATGTTTCACCATCTAATTTTGTATCTGCTTTTACTGTTCCATCAGCATTAAAATATGTTGAGTTAAACGGTAAATCTAATGGCCATTTTTTAGCGGAGTCATCAATTTCAGTAGCTGCATTTGAATAATTTGCGTAATTTACATATCCCATAACTATATCTCCTTTTTTAAGAATCCTAGGCATGGACCTGGACACTCTTTGAATAAGAAACAACATTTTTTACATTCTTCAGGTAAACCTTGTGTCGAATATGCTAACCTTTTTCTAAGAAAAAGTTCATTTTCAACTGTATTCAATAAAGAATGTTTATCCATATCAACTCTTATGTTTTCTCCTGGATAACAATATTGAACTTCTGATGGATTCAAAATATCAACTGGAATTCCATTTTCACAACCATATTTGAACCCTTCAAGCCATTCTAATAAAAATGTTTTTACAGTATTATCTTTGATCATACACGGATAAATTCCGCAATCTAGATTAAATTTTACTTTATTTTTTATACCCCAATTAACAAAATCAATAATTCTATCAATATATTCATAATTATTAAAAAAATACATTTTACTATTAGTATCTTTTGGGTTTGGAAATGGTAAACTTATTCTTGCTCTACTAAACACATCACCTAATTTTTCCTTATACTTATTTAAATTATCTTCATAATATTTAAAATCATAATCAAGATTGATTGTATACCCTAATCTTATATTAGCATTAGTGTATTTAGATATTAATAGCATGTTTTCAGATGTTAAATCAAACTGTTGTTGAGATACTTCAGAAACATTTATTAAAAATCCAAGATTTTTTTCACTTATAAAATCTATAATACTGTTTAAAATTTTTTCTCCAAAAATAAAATTGCTTATTAAAGTAATTTTATTTGGTAGTGTTTTCAAATAAGATAGTATTTCAACAAAATTTGAATTATTTGTTGGTTCACCACCTAAAAGAGATATGTTATTATTTACAGTCATTTTTTTTACAATGTTTTTTACATCATCTAATGACATTTCACTTTTATCTAGAACATCTTTAGCAAAGCAAAAAGAGCATCCTTTATTACATGAAGTAGTTAAGATAAGATTCATTTTTTATTTCATCCTTTAATAGTTCTGATATTTTTAGTCTATTTTTATTAAAAAACTCTGATAACCCTTTATTAAACTCACAAGTTGCATCATCAATAATACCTTTTCCATATTTTTGATATGAAAAGCTTAAGCATCCATAATCGCAAAATGCTTGTGAAGAACAAAGATTACATTTTCTTTCTATAACTGCATCTGCTTTTGATCTATGAAATTGCCACATTTTATGTGTATGTATTAATTCACCAACATCTTTAGACGTTACATTGCCTGATGATACATTATTACTTTTTTCAGAATTTCTACCACAAAAAAGAGTTGTTCCATCTGGTTCAACTTCTAATATTCCATTTCCAGCACCACAATATCTCGTATAGCATATATCTCCAACACTTATTTCTTGACCAAAACTAATGTTTTCAATATATTTTTTCATTTTATTATATAGAGTTTCTTCTTTAAAGCCCTTATTGTCAAACATAAAATTAATTATTTTTATTGATGCTTCTAAATTTTCTTGTGCTGTTAACTCAAATTCACTTCCAGTATTTGCAACATCAACAGCCCTATTAATTTTAATAGAATTAAAACCCATTGATTGTATCATTCTTAAATCATCAACTATTGTTAAATGATTTTGTTTGTGTAAAATAGATAATAAACCTGGTTGTAATCCATAACCTCTTAATTTTATTATATTTTCTAATAATTTACCATTTGCATTCCTATTAGAATCAGAAATTCCAAACCCATCAAAACTCACTCCAGGACTTATATTATATCTTCTAAATATTCCAATCCATTCATCGTCAATTAAAGTGCCATTTGTTTGCAAAGATATTGCAAGCATTTTTCCATGCTCTCTTGCAAGTTGTGTTGCAATTTTACAAAATGCAGAAAACTTTTCTTTACCTATTTTTAGTGCTTCCCCTCCATGAAAAACTAAACTTAGTGGATTCCATTTTTGGAGATTTTCAGTTTTAGTATCAGAATTTAAAGCATCTATTAAACTTTGTTGAGATTCTATATTACCGTGAGATGTTTCTAAAAACCACCTTCTAATAGTATTCTCAAACACCTCATATGACATTGATTCTTCACTATAGTCATCTTTATGAAACACATAACAATATGAGCACCTTAAATTACACCCTCTTGTAACTTTTAGAATTACTTGTCTAGTATTTTGAAACATTTTATTCTCCTATTGTTTTATGCTCATTAAAACCAGATTCACCTATTGGATTTTCAGACTGAATTTTTTCAGATTCAGAAGTAAAATTTTCAATATGACCTATTAACCTATCAAAACAAACGTCACAATACAAAGATGTTGTTTTTCTACACATACTAGCATCCATTTCACTTTGATTTGTATTTGGGTCTTTAATCCATGTTTTAAAATCTATAACTATTTCATGATAATATCTATTTTTATAGATGTTTTTACCACAACCGTCACATTCAACTACTGAGTATTTCATAATTTCTCCTTTGTGTATTCATTAAATTCATCTTCTAATATTTTAATTCCAACCATTATAGAGCAAAAAACATCTCTTGATTCTTTAAACGCTGCATAACATCCTGTTCTACAAAAATCTTTTGCTTTACAATCTTCACATGTTTTATCATAAAAATCATTTGATTTAATTTTATCATAATTTGTAACATTAAATTTCATATTAGGAAAATCATTAAGATTTAAATATATTTTTTTCTTATCATATTCTAGACCACAATGGGATATTTCACCAGATGGAAAAACTGAAAAAGATAGATGTTTATCAAGACAGTATTGCTTATTTTTAGTTATAAAATTTAAAAAATCTAAACTGCCAAACTCCAATGCTGTTTTAGCAAATTGTTTTAATAGTGTTTGAACAAAATTCTTTGCATCTTTTTTAGGTGAAAAGAAATCTATTGAAGTTGAGTGTTCTAATTTTAATGAGTCAAGAAACTTTTTATCTTCTAAAAAAGATCCAGCATTATTTTCTGATATTGTCCTATTAATAAAAACTTTATTTGGAAATATAGATGCAAACGTCATTAGATTGTTTATTGTTTTATTAAATGATCCTAATCCTCTAACCTTATCATGAGTGATTTCACTACTATCTAATGATATGCTTATTTCACTATACATTGCTCCCATAAATTCAATTTGTTCTTTACTATAATCTAAAGTTAAATTTGTAACAAGAGATAATTCACAGTTTGGTATAGACTTTAATATTAATGTATAATTATAAAAATATTGCCAGTCTAATGTGGGCTCGCCACCATTTATTAAAATATGTAATGTATTATCAGGGTGTCTATACATATTAATCATTTGTGTAAAATTATAAAAATTTTCTATTGAAAGCTTTTCTTTTGTATTTTTATGAAATTTATTTTCATTATTTTTATGCACACAATAATTACAATTTAAATTACAATCAAAAGATGGAAATATAGTAACATCATCTATTCTTATTTCATTTTTTATAGGATTATCAACCTCAAAATAGCTCATTTTTTCTCCTTATCAACCATATTTTTAAAATCATTTTCATCATCAAGAACCTCATTTCTATTTACAATATATCTTGCTCTAACTGTATCGGAGTTACAATCAAGAACTGAAAATTTATAATTTTTATTTATTACCTCTTCCATTATATCATATACAAGACCTTCATCATATAGATGATAGTTTAGATTTTTATACATTCTTCCTTCTGGATAAATAGAATTTACTTTTTGAATATTCATTGGAGTTATATCTATTTCATCTAAATTTAAATGTTTGACCCCAATAGAATCAAAAAGTTTAATTGCTTCAAACAACTTATCTCTATTGAGCATCCATGATGGTTCTTCTACTGTTACTCTAAATCCATTTTTTGCTGCATGTTCCATGTTATTATATACTTTAATTGAAAAATCACTTGCACTTATATGAAATCTTATTTCTTCAATATCTAAATCTTTTAATATTTGAGTGTTATTCATATCATATAAAATACCTGTAGTGTATATTCTTTTATGAATATTAATATTTCTTTTTGTTTCAATCTGTTTGATAATTTTTGAGGTTGATAAATAATGTTCTAAATATAAAAAAGGCTCTCCAATTGAATTATAACATATATTTGATGGAGAGTAATTCTCATCAAAAAGTTTTGAATAATAAAATTCATTTGTATTTATAATATCTTTCTCTATTGATTTACTTTCATCAGTATTATTGTGTAATGTTGTGTAATAACACATTGGACATTGAAATGGACATTTATTTCCAATAAAAATACTTTTTCTACATGCCTTTTCAGTAAAACATCCTTCACATCCTGGAGATATTTTGCCTATATGAGAAGCAAAACCATTTGCATGAAGTATAAGATTTGGTATGTTTTTTTGTCTTAAATATTTTTCATTTAATATAGTTCTGAAATCAACTAAAATCATGGTATCCTTTTAAAAACACTTGTATTCATTTCAAGAAAATTAAATTGTGTGCTTCCTTCATAAGAAGGATTTAACAATCTATCAACATCACTGCTCCAATAAAATATTGAATTTGTTCTATTTTTTGAAAAATAGAGATTGCTCATTATATCTAAAGTTTCATAGCTGGATATATACCAGTTTATATTTTTATAAATCTTATTATCATAAAATTTATTTTGATTATTTACTTCAACATCTCTTAGGATGATATAATTAAATTTATCAATAATACTTTCTAATAATGTATAATCTTCTTGAGAATATTTAATAAGAGGAATTTCTAATACTGAATTAGATACAATATATTTATAATTAAAATCACTCTGAAAAGTATATCTAGTTTCATTTAAGTTAGGATAAATACCATCACTATTAACATATCCAAATGTGTATGTAGATTCATTTAATAAATCATTATATTCATTTATATAATTAAATGTTTTTATATCAGCATAACCATTTACTGATACAATATGAGGAGATGATTTATTAATTCTAACATAATTAGAAAGATTTTCTAATCTCCACGTTATATGGTCTGATAATTTAGAATTATAATAATTTGCATAATATTGCACTTCTAATAAATATTGAATATATTCAGACTTTGGTATAGAGAAAAAGTCTATAAAAGAATAAGGAATATTACCTTTATAAATACAATACCCTGAGTAGTCAGAAATATATGGATATTTTAATATAGTCTTATATTTATTTATAAATTCATCTTGAAAATTAATTTTAATCATTGTTATATTAACTATGCTTTTATTTTGAATTAATTATATTCAAAAACTCATTAGTTTTATCTAATAATTGCGTATTAAAGTATTCTCCTTTTGATTGAATATTAATATTCAAATTTTTTTTATATTCAAATGTACCCTCATATTCTTTTAAATATAGAAATGATTCGAATATATATAAATACAAACCACTTATATTAGGAATATTAGAAATATATTTAAAAAACTCAGTAATTATTTCAGAATCTGATTTATAATCATTTATATCAAATTGTTTAAAATATACAGGCTCTTTATTTTTATAAACTTCAATATATTGAAAATCTTGACCTATTTTAGAATAAATATCCACAATGTTTTTCATTCTACCAGGTTTAATCTTATTTTCTATTTTAGAACCTATACCTAAAATAGAAAATGTTGGTTCAGATTTTAATATATCATCTTGACTTTTATACTGTGGATATATCTTATTTATAAATAAATTTAAAGGTATTGTATTTTTTATTAAATTTACCTTATTAAACTCTCGTAAAATATTAAAAATTTTTTCATAAGACAAAGTTTCATCTTTAAATTTAAAAAGTCCAGATGGATAATATCCAAATTTTTTACAAAATTCTAAAATAAATATACAATATGTTTTATATAAATCTTCTGATGGATATAATTCCTTATTATTTTTATCTGAAAAACTATAATCAATTGCTAAATTAATTTCATCTACACCCATGGAAGCAACATTAAACATATCATAAATCATTTTTTCTACATGATCTTTTTCTTTCCAAAAGATTATAAAGTCGGTTAAAACATATATATTTTGTTTTTTAAAATCTGAAATAATTTTAGGAATATTCTCATAATTTTTATATATCCTATTTTGCTTTTTTAAATATTCTTTATCAAAAGTCTGTATACAAAGAATAATAGAGTTAAAGTTGTATTCGCCAAGAAGTAACGATTGTTCTTCTATATAAGCAGACGGATGAATTTCCATTAGTTTTGATTCTATTTGTTTAAAATTTGGAATTTTTTCAAAAACCATTCTCATGTCATCTATAGACATAATATTAGCCGTTCCGCCACCAAAACAATATGTTTCAATTTCTGAATTCGCAATTATATTAGAATAAAAATCAATTTGAGATATTAAATATGTAATATAATCTTGATATTTAGTACTTTCTTCATAATTTTGAGATATTATTGAACCATGAAAAGGACAATATAAGCAATTAGTGAAGCAAAATGGATTATGCACATAAACTCTTACAGGAGTGTTATTAAACTCCCATAAATCTAAAATAGATTCTTTTAATATTTCTTGTAGTTTCATTATAAGAAATATGCTTTTTCAAATGAAAAAGCATAAATTTATGTTTTTTTTCATAAGATAATAATATGATAAAAATAACAACTATTGATAATATATATGAAGTGCTGCAAGATACTACAAGTGTTGAAGAAAGATGTGAAATTGCTATAAAATTAATTGATACTATTATTAAAGATAATTTCAATGAGTATTATATAATTTTTTTAGATAATTATAACGTTCCAGTTCAGTGGAGTGATTTTGAGAATTTTTGTATAAAAGAAAATTTAGATTTTGATAAATATAAAAAGTTGACTAATCAATGTTTCGATAAAGCAACATTATATTTAGAAGTTGTTGATCTAGAAAAAATAAAAATCAACTACCCAAAGGATAAATTTCCAAAAGATGTAAATAACTACACTCCTTATGGATATAGTAACTATCCAAATAGATTCAGAATTTATAATAGAGACATCGCCATGGATCTTATTAAAAACTACTCTCTACAAGAACTAGAAAAGTATAGTCATGATTTATCATAAGTAAGGCATATTTTAGTAGTTAGTAATAGAGGTAAAAATGCTTAAATGTTTAGATCTTGAAACGGAAAACACCAATGATTATTGGGGTTCAATAATTATTTATGGGCACCAAAAATGTATGAATACTTGTTTGTTTTGTTCAGGTAAAAACGAATCAATTGATGATGATACTATAAAATATAAAAAAGCAATTTATGATGCTGATTATTTAATAAGTAGTGGTGTAAATAAAATAGAAATATCTGGTGGAGATCCAGGTGAATTTAGTATGATTGTTGATGTTGTGTCTTATTTAAAAACTAAAGGTATTAAAACAATTCAATTATCAACACACGGAAGAACTCTTATTAATGAAAATTTTGTAAAAAAATTAAAGGATGCAGGTGTTACTTTGTTTAAAATACCATTATATGGTAGCACACAAGAAATACATAATAAAAGTGTCCAGGTTGATAATTCAATAGATAATGCTTTTTCAGACACAATTACAGGTATTAAAAATTGTAATAAACATGGCATGAGTATAATAGGATATATTTTATTAAATCAATATAATAAAAATGATATTACAAATATAGTAAGATTATATTTAAGCATCTCAAATTATATTTATAAAATAATAATAGGAATAACATTTATTTCAACTGTTGAATATAGTTATACAAGAGATTGGTTTTTACCAATAAAAGATATGAAACCATATCTTGAAGATATATTGATTGAATTTTCTAAAAATAATATAAATTTTGAGATGATTGATATTCCTTATTGTGCTATTGGTAAGTATTCTGAAAATATAGATAATAGACTTATTTTTCCAAATCTTGGAAATCATAAAGTAGAAGAACAAAATAGATCAACAATTTCAGATTTTATTCCTCATTATAGAATTAAATCATATTTTAATGAATGTAATTCTTGTAACTTAAAAAATCTATGTAGTGGTATTCCAATCAATGAAATTAAAATGTTTGGAATATATGGACTTGAAGGAGTTGGAAGTGTTTAGATTTACAGATTTAATTATATTTAGATTAACAAGGGGGTGTAATCTAAATTGTAAATATTGTTTTATGCAAAATAAAGAAGAATATAAAAATGAAAAAATAGATTTTGAACTTTTTAAAAAAATAATAGATAGAATTATAGAACAAAGACTAATAAATTCAAAACATACACAACTATCACTTGTTTTTCATGGTGGAGAATTTTTAACTATAGGGAAAAAAAGCCTGTATGAAATTTTAGAATATACAACTGCCCAAATGAATCTAAATAATATAGATTGTGAATTAGGTTGTCAAACAAATGGGGTATTATTAGATGATGAAATTGCAAAAATATTAAGTAAATTTAGTGTAGGAATAGGACTTAGTTTTGATGGTGTAAATGGTTCTAATGACTTGCGTGATATTAAACAGGAAATATTTGAAAGCAAGTTTGAAATATTAAAGAAAAATAAAAACAATTTTGGTTTTCTTATCATTGCAAACAAATCTAATATTGATAAAATCCAAGATTCACAAGATTATATTAAAAAGTTAAATAGAACAAATGGATATAAAATAAATTATTCTGAAGATATGATAAATCCTGGTGAAAACAGTGAAATAGAAGTCTCTGGTAAAGAAATGTTTGAGAAAGTTTTTAAGCCAGAATTATTACGTATTTTAAAAGGAGAACAACCTGAAGAACATAACACAAAAGAACTTTTAACAAAAGCAATAATAGATATTTTATCATATCATGAAAATGGCACAAAATCAGGTTGTGGCACTAAATGGTGTGGTGCTGGTATCTCAATGATAGCAATAGAGCCTGATGGTGAAATGGATTATTGTGATAGATATTCCAAAAAATTTTCTGAAACATATATTCAACATGCTTTAGATTATGATTTTTTAGGTATATATCAATTAAATAAAATGATACAATACAATAAAATGAAAGCTAAATTATATAATAATTATGAGTGTGATACTTGTTATGCTGATTATATATGTAATCATGGTTGTGAATCATTTTATTATTCTAAATATGGTGAATATGGAATTGATACTAGACTAGTGTGTGATCAGTATAAAATGTTTTATAGTTTTGTTCTAGAAAATATTGTTGAATTTGTTAAAAAACGTGAAATTGTTTCATATGCAAATGATACTATAATTAAGATTAGACCAAACATTAATTACTTATTTTTTTCTTATGGAATTGACTTGATAATAACAGATGATAAAAAAAGCATAATTATTAAAAGGACATAACATGAATAAAAATTATTGTACTAGATGTAAAAATGAAATTATAGATATGGCAATTATAGTTGATTTTAAAATAAGTGTTGGAAGAGTAAAAAATAGTGGAATATTTGAAAACATTCCAAATCTTGAAAACAACTCAAGAGAAGTTTTATGTGATGATTGTTTTAACAAGTTTTCACTTTTAATGGAAGGCTTAAATATAAAATACAATAAAAAAGTGGAGAATTAATGATATTAATAGCAGGACCTTGTGTTCTAGAAAATAAAGATATGCTTGATAAAGTTGCATCTTATTTAGTAGAGTTTAAAAAAGATAGTGATTTTTATCTTAAGGCATCATGTGTTAAAGATAATAGAACAAAGACCAATAATTTTAGTGGTCTTGGTTTTGAAAAGTGTTTAGATATATTTATTGAGATAAAAAATAAATATGGAGTGAAAATAACAACTGACTTCCATAATGAAGAGCAGTTAGAAAATTATGGTATGTATTTTGATCTTATTCAAATACCGGCATTCTTGGCAAGACAACAATCTCTATTAAAAAAGGCTGTTGAATTGAATTTGCCTATCCATGTCAAAAAATCTCAATTTACATCACCATATAATACTATAGATATTGTAAGCATATTAAAAGATTTTGGGCACTCTGAAGAAATAATGATAACTGATAGAGGAACTCAGTTTGGTTATGATAGAGTTATTATGGATCCACGTCACATTGCTTGGATGCAAAATGATGGAGCTAAAACATTAGTTGATATAACCCATCCTAATAAACTCCTTGGGGAACCTTTAAAGTTAGCTAAAATATTAGCTGAATCTTATATGATGGCAGGAGTAAATGGTGTATTTTTAGAAACACATCCAAACCCTGCAGAGGCTCTTTGTGATGCTGATACTCAAATTAATATAGATGATTCTGTTGTTCTAATAAGGAAATTATTAAAACTAGAAAAGTATATAAAGGAATAATTGATAAATAACTCAGTTGGTATAATACCTGCAAGATTGGATAGTACAAGATTTCCTAATAAATTATTCTCAAAACTAGACAACATTCCTATATTACAAAGAGTTATAGAGAATATATTAAGTGCTAATGTTGTAGATAAATTAATAATTGCTACAGATAGTAAGCGAGTTATTGATTTCTGTAAATCATTTAATGTTGAATGTTTTTATATGGAGGATATGGTTAGTTGTGGGAGTGAAAGAGCATATTATGTTTATCAAAAGTATCCAAACTATGATCAATACATAACATTCCCTGCAGATGAACCCCTTATCAACCCTGATGAAACAAAAAAATTGTTTAAAGATTATGAAGTTAAAGCTCCTGTGACAACATGTTATTCAGACTTTCACTCAATGGATAGACTCCTTGATCCTAAATCTTGTAAAATTGTTTCTAATAAAGCCAACCAAGTATTGTATTTTTCACGCTCTCCAATACCATGGTCAAAGACTGGATTATTAGATATAAAAGAGTATAAGAAACATGTTGGTGTGTTTATATTTGAAAATGAATTTTTTACTAAATATAAAGATCAGTGGAAGAGTGACTTGGCAGATAAAGAAGGATTAGAACAAATTGCTTTTATAGATAATAATATACAAGTTAATCTAATGAAAATAGAGCATAAATATTATGGAATAGATTCTCCAGAAGATATAATAAAAATAGAAGAATTAATGAGGCAAAAATGAAATATTTATTAGATTCAGTTAAACGAGAAGATATAGCAAAATGGAATAGCACTGTTGATGGAGTAACATCAAACCCTATTTTATTAAAAGAACAAAAAATGACCAATCTAGAGTTTTTAAAATCTATGACTGGATATAGCATGTCTGATAAAAAAATATTTATTCAGATAACAGATATTGAAGAGGCATTTTATTTAAAAAATGAATCTCCTTTAAATATTATTTTTAAAGTTACAATGCATCCTAAATATTATCCATTAATAAAAAAATTAAAAGACAATGGGTATCAAGTGGCGGCAACTACAATGTATGATATTGTTCAAATTAATCAAGCAATAGAGTTTGGGTGTGATTATACAATGGTTTATTTTCACAAGAATACAAATAAATTGTTATTTGAACAAGCTTATAAACTAAAACAAATTACAGGTTCAAAAATAAAACTTGTTGGAGCTTCATTTAGGAATAAACAAGAGGTTGAGAAGGCTATATTAAATGGTATGGATTATAGTACAGTAAGACCAGAACATTTAGAAGTTGCATTTAAAAATGAACAACTAGAGTCAGATTTAAGCGTTTTATACGCATAAATTGATTTTATCATAAAGATAAGATATATGGCAAAAGGAATTGGATTTTACGATAAGAAATTTTTATTAATAAAAAAAGACAAAGAATTGGTTGCTGAGTCTATAACGAGGATTATAATGACAAATCCTGGTGAAAGAGTTGGCCAACCATTTTTTGGTGTAGGGTTAAGAAATGTTTTATTTGATCAGGTTGATGCAACAACAAAATCTAATTTAAAAAAGACTATTATTGATCAATGTTCAACATATGAACCAAGAGCTGACATAACAGATGTTACTTTTGAAGAATTAACTGATAACAACACTATTATTGTTAAATTAAGTTTTCTTATGGATGGAGATACTCCTAAAAATGTAAATATTTTAACATATAATTTTAGCTTACAATAGATGGAAAAATATATTTTGATTAAGAGGTAAATAATGGATAAATTAATCCGTCTTCCACGTTTTTCATATACTTCATTAGACTTTGATACAATAATAGAAGATATAAAGGCTTTAATAAAAGAACACCCAGAGTATAACCAAGAATGGGATGACTTTCTTGAATCTAATGCTGGCAAAATGACTGTTGAGTTAGTTTCATTCATTATGCAAAAGTTTGCAGAAAGAGCTGATTGGATTGCTAGAGAATTGTTTATATCAACAGCAACACAAAGACAATCAGTAATTAATTTATTAAAGTTAATTAATTATAGACCAGCCCTTCCTAAAGCTGCAAAAGCAAATGTTACAATGAAACTCACCCAGTGGGTTCCATCTTTTTATCTTCCTATAAGAGATTCAATTCAAGCAACAGATATAAATGGGAGCACAATTAATTTTGAATGTATAGAACTTGATGATGATGGAAAACCAAATTATAATTATGAACACTTTATTAATAGTGGAACTGTTGATGCCCAAATTAAAGAAATAAATAACATACCCTATTATCAAGGAAGAACTCATGTTGATCAGGAAATATATTTAGATGGTATAGATAATGAAAAATATATTTTATCAAATTATCCTGTTATAGAAAATACTGTTAGAGTTTATTCAGCAACAACTGGAAAAGAGCATATACAAGTAAATTCATTCGTATCACCAGAAGCACAACAACCAGACGTTGCAGCGGATGTTGATAAAATTCCACCATATATGATTGAAATAGACGCTGATAATAGAATGACAATAAAATGGGGATCATCACAAATTGTTAAAACACCTGGTAAGGGTGAGAAAATTACTATTTATTATAGAGTTGGTGGAGGGGCTAATACAAATATTGTTGCAAAAGGTATATCAACAACAAAAACATATTCTTCTGGTGATAAAAGAATAACGATTATAATAACAAACCCAAAATCTGCAGCCGGTGGAGCAAATGGAGATGATATTGATGAAGAAAAATTAATAGCTCCAATTAGATTGAGATCAGCCGAAAAAACTGTAACAGAAGAAGATTATATAACACACCTTGAAGATGATGCAAATATTATGCATGTTATTCCCATTGGAGCTGAAAATGAACCTGCTCAATTAAAAATTGATTATGGACATGCTCTCCCTCCTCTTGATACATGGCTTTATATTATACCAAATAGAGAAGATTGGACAAATTATAACCCATATGAATATAATTCATTATTTGAAATATCAAGACCTTATGATGTATGGCAAGAAAGTGATTATGAAGATATATTCTTTGATTCAACAATACAAACCGTATTTCTTAAAAAACTAAAAAAATATTATGGACATAAACTCTATATTACATTATATGAAAACACAGTTGAAGGATCATGGTGGCTTACATCTCCATCATTTATTCAAGATGTTGATTATACTTTAAATAAAGATAGTTGTGAAATAACTCGTATTACAACAGTTGAAGGTGGAACTATACCATCTTCAACTAGAACATTAAGAGTTAGATATATAAAACAAGATGTTACAAAATTTAAAGAAAAAACTGTCAAGACATTTGATATTAATAATAAAATATATCTTGGTCTCTTTAATAACAAGCTTTTCCCATCAAATGAAATAAAAATTTATAATAATAAAATGACTGTTCAATATAAAGAAGATGTTGATTATAAGATTTATTGGACAAGTGGAATTATTGAATTAATTGTTGATAAGGCAATATTACCAGGACAAGCTGTTATTGTTTATTATACAGATAATTATGATGAAGAAGATAAATCATCTGAGGAATATAATCTTTTAAGTATAATAAAAAACAAAAAAATGATTTGTGTTGATAACTATGTTAAAGAATCTTTTATTACTCCATTTGACATTTCAGGAACAGTTTATTGTTATAAAAACATGAGATCAAATGTTACACAAAATCTTGAAAGTTATTTATTAGATAAATATAGTTTATTAAATGCAAGTTTTAATAAACCTATATTAATTCCAGATATTATTACAGATATAATGAATTTTAGTGGTGTTAGATTTTTTCAACCTGATTATGTTGGTGAAAATTATCATTTATATAAAAAATATATAAGTGATGAAATCACATTTGAAGAATTAGATACCTTGGGTGCAAAGAATTATTTTAAAGAAGAGAATCAACAAATACCAGCAAATTATAGAACTCTATATGTTTTATCAAATAATGAATATGATGGAGATGAAACAATAGAAAATAGAATTCATGGTTTAATCTTAAAAATTAAGGATTCTAATATATAATGGGAAAAAGAACTTATTTTGATACGCCAGTAAAAATTTATACACTCTTGACAGAACATCCTATTATGAGTAATTTATTATCAGAATTTAATATTGATAGTGATAATGTTAAGAAAGTTGTTATAACACTTTTTTCTCTTGATAATGAAATTACATCTACTCCATTAAATAATCTTTATTTTTATTCTGATATAATAGAAGCAATTGCTACTGATTATGGTTTTGATGCTCCTTATGATGATCAAGTATCTGCTAGTGGAACAAAATTATATGAGTTATTAAATTTTACTCTTTATTTATATAAATTTGGAACAGTTGATAATTTTTATGAACAAAATATATTAGATTTTTTACCAGAATATGATAGAGATTATATTAAAAGTGAACCAAAATTAAAACTCTTGTATGAATCAATTGGAAGAAAGCTTGATTCAATAGAACTTTCATTATCTAAGATGAAGGATATTTATGATATTGATGATGTTCCTGAACAACTATTAGATTATTTAGGACAAAATATTGGATATGAAAAAGAAGATTACACCCTCCAAAATGTTTCATTTAGAGAGTTATTAAAAAATATAATTGAAATTTATAAAATAAAGGGAACTAATTATTCATTCTCTTTCTTTTTCAAATTTCTTGGTTTTGAAATAGCATTAAAAGAATTCTTTTTTAATCATGATGTTTCAAATCCTGAAGGTTTTCCAGGAATAGAATCTAATAAAGTTGAATATTATTTAACTACAATTAATCCTATAAAAGATATAACAAATAATAAACCAGCAAAATTTTTAAATAAAATAAAAAACATTAATGACTGGGATATTGAAATGAAAAGCCTTGAAGAAAAAGGTTGTATAAATTCTACAAAATATATGCTTGGATTTGAACCTTTTAATAATAGTAAAGATAATCCAAAATGGCACTCAAATCCATGGACTTATTTTAAAACAAATCTTATTGAATATAATTTATCACAACTATCATCAAATTTAAATCTTACAGCAAGTGATAATGATACTATTAGAAAGTATGTAAAGTTTTTATCTCCAACTTATTTATTTACTTGGATAAATGTAAATCTATCTCCATGGATTGAACAAATTAATATTATTGTTGATTCTACAAAAGATTGGAATATATCAATAACTAATAACCTTGGTGATGTTAGACCAACACCGTCACCATGGCCTTTTGGTTTAACTAAAAAAACAAATCAAGATCCTGGATTTAATGGTTTTAATAATGATGGAAAGTATTATGATCATGAACCATTAAATGAAATATTAAAAGTATATAAACCTGGAGGAGAAACACTTACATTTAGTGTTAGTAATAATTTAAATCTTGGTGGTGTTGATTCAATTGGAACAACATTAAAAAGAAATGGTGTTTATGTTAGACAACCAGGAAACCCAAAATATATATCAAATATAACTCATAAGGGTGATAGAAAAATATCCTTTGACTTTATGGGAATACAAGTAAAAGATTATATTAATATGAATAACCTTGTAACAGTAAATTATTATTCAGAATTGCCACAAAGTATTATTGATGATTCTGTTTATTTTGTAACATTTAATCAAGGTAATTATCTTTCTGGTTATTATAGGTTTAATTCTTTAACAGGATGGGTTTATATTGAAACAGAAGACTATTCATATAGATCTTATCCATCTACACCCGTAAAATCATTTCCAAATGATAATCAAATAATCTCAAATGGTAATTATTTACAACTATCATGGGAAGAAATTAAAGGTGCAGAACAATATTGGATTCAAGTTTCAAAAGATTCAAAATTTAATAACTTAATAATAAATGATAAAACACTGACAACAAATTTTTTTACAAGTAATTATTTATTAAGTAACAATAGATATTATTGGAAAATAAAAGTAAAAAACTCTGCTACTTTTCCAAATCTTCCTAAACAAAATATATTAAATTATCCAACTTTTGAACAAATAAACCCAGATAATTTTATTTGGACTCCATGGTCTAATAACTGGAAATTCACATTAAAAAGTCTTCCATTTCCTTATAATAATGAAATTATAAATGAAGAAACATTATTCGTTAAAATAGATAATGATTTAACAACTTTTAATATTTCTTGGCCAAACATTCCTGGAGCATCTAAATATAAGATCCAAGTATTAGAAAGCAAACCATTTGTTTGGATAAAAAAGGATCTTGAATGGGTTCAATCTTTTTCAAACTTAATGGAAAAAGAAATAGATGATGTTTGTTACGTTAAAGATGAACAAAAATCTTATAAATATACAAGCACCCAAAAAGACTGGGTTATTGTTGAAAAACCAGAATCTTTTAGTGTAATAGATCATTTTATAGATTTACCAAAAACTGAACAAAGACTTGGTGATTCTTGGCTTGTTATAGATAATGGTCAATATTATACTTGGACCTCTATTCAAAATGTATGGCAAGAATATACTCCTTTATATAATATGATTGGAAATGTCAAAGATAATAATACTCTCTATCAAATAAATACTAGTCTTTATTCTGTTTGCTTTTTATTAGCAGAAAATGAATTTTATGAATATGTTCCAATAGAAAATACTTCTCAATATATTTCATCAGTATATGACACAATTGTTAAAGATAATTCTTTAAGTGTATCATTAAAAAATGGAACATATTATTGGAGATATAGTAAATATAATTCTATAAATGATATAATGGTTTGGAGTGATATTTATAGTTTTACAATTAATTTTGCATAGTTTAATAAGGAGATTTAAAATGAATTGGTTAGAAAATATTAAAATGCCTAAAGGATATCTTGAGATAATTATAACTGATCACAAAACAGGTGAAATTCTTCGCCATGATGAAGATCATAATCAGATACAAGACTGGACAAGACATGCTCTAACATATTTACAATCTGGTAGATTGTTTTCTACATGGGGAAATCATGGTGAAACATTTATAGATACAGGTCTTAGTTTAAGTTATGATCACATCTCACATTTTAAAGATAGTACTGATGGAACTGGTCTTGGAGAAAGAGAAGTTTCTTCACCATGGACATATACAGATTCAATGGCAGGTCTTATTCAAATAAGAACACAAGAATTAGGTGATTTAACAGGAGCAACAACAACAATTGGATCTGCTCTTTATCCTTTCTTTCCAACAAAAATGAGATTTGGAATTGGAGGACTTGATGCTGATCAAAATCCAAAAACTGGTATTTCAACATCAGCAACAAACTTACAAAATGTTTTAGATGTTTTTCCATTCGTTACAATAGATAGAACACGTGCAGTAAATGCTCAACATATTACTCTTGCAGAAGGTGATATTGGAGTTGTAAATAAAGTTACATTTTCTGTAAAATTACCAGGAGGGGGAGCTAATTTCCCTTATGATAATTATGTTATATCAGAAGCAGGATTGTTTTGTGATGCAGCATTAAAAGTAATTAAAAATGGAAATACTGATAATAATATGAGAACAGGTATTATGCTTGCTTATAGAACATTCTATGGTATAACTAAGAATCCATCAATTGATTGCACATTTAATTGGACCCTACAATTTTAGGTAAAAACCTAAAAAGTAATATCTACAAGCATACTCCTATGGAGTATGCTTTTTTTATGTAATAATGGATTATTATGTGTTATATAACAAAGATATCATATGCAAAATCATTATTATCAGTGGATGATTGTCACTTTTTACTTATGGAATTGGGACTAATTACGATTCATGTTATATGGGCAAAGATTTTTTTGGAAAATATTTTCAATTTTTTTATGCTTATAGAACTAAATATTATTATGAAAAAAATATTATATTAAGTGCTGATTGGATTGATTTTGATGGATTAAAATTTAATAAAATTAAAAATATAAAGGGTGATGTATATGATGAAAGAGGTAATGGAAAAATTGCTGACAATTATTTAGTATATATTGAAGATAAATTTTATTTAATAAAAGGTGTTAGGTCAATATCATCCTCTTTTGGTGGCACATCAAAAGGCGTTTCATATGACATATTAAGAGTTAAAACAAAGGAATTAGATCCTGAAAACAATCTTGATTATATTACATTCAATATAAAAACTGTAGAAGGATTTAAAAGAAAAATGACTCAATTAGATGTTGAGATATTTGAAATATAAGGCACCTTTTTAACAAGGTGTCTTTTTTTATGCAAGATAATTATATGACAATATATAAGCATTTATATGGAGACAGTAAAACAATAAGATATTATTTTATTGTTGGAGATGATTATTATGTTCAAAAATTGAATAATTTTTCCAAAACATATAAATCTTCATTTTTAGAAATAAAGGCTACAAGAAGTGATACTTATATAAGTGAATTTACAGATGTGACTATTGAAGATGTTCCTACTAAAGTTATAAAACTATTATTAGATTGTGTTTTTAATGATTAGCTGTTCATATTATGAACAGGCTGTTTTCTTGGTGAACTCTACTGTTCACCTGGTGAACGTATAAATATAGTCTTATAAAAATAAGTACTACTAAGGAGGATATAATGCCAAAAATTAGATTTGGAGAATACTTAGTTCAAAAACAAATAATTACCCAAGAACAGTTAAATAAAGCTTTACTTATTCAAAAAGAAGATACTTTAGAAGGTTATCATAGAATGATAGGATTTGTTCTTTTAAATGAATATAAATTATTTTCAAAAGATGGTTTATATGATTTATTAAAGGAATGGGAAAATGGAAAAGATTGAAGATTTTTTATATCAACCATTTGTTGGAAATGGTGGTTCAAATTTTGTGATAATTCGTGGATCTATTAATGGCCAGTTTTATGGACTATTATATGACATAGGTAAAATATACAAACTTACATTTTTAAATGAATTAAATGCCAAATATTTTATAAAAACAAATAAAGGTGTGCCTACAGACAAAATACCAGAAGAGACTATGAGATTATTTGTTAAAAGAGCAATGGATAATGGAAACACATAATCATGCAGTTTTAAAAGTTAAAGCATTAGAGTGGTTATATTTAAATGCAAAATGTCAATATGTTACAACTGAATTAAAAATAGGAAGATATATTTTCGATGTTGTAGGATGTGATGGTAGTAGAGTATTTATAATTGAAGCAAAACAAGATATAAATGATTATATAAGAGATTTAAACAATCCTAATGAAATAAAAGAAAATATACTTTTATTAAAAAAAGAATTTTTAATAGATAATAATAAAGAGAAATATGTTGATAATGTAAAAAAAGAAAGAGAAAAAAGTATAAAATTTTTAGATGATAGTTTATTAAAGCTTTCTTCACATAGATATTTAATAACTCCAGATGGAATGTTAACAGAGGAAAACACTCCACAAGGATGGGGATTATTAAATGAGGAACCAAGAGTTATAAAAAAATGTGATGGAAACAGAATAGACAAGAAAATAGCTGAAAAGATTATTCGAGATATTTGTGTGAGAAACACCAAGATATATCTAGAAATGAAAGAAGGAGTAGAATTTGGAAAACAAGTAACCTTTCCAGATTTAATGTTATTATGATATTGTTTGGAGCACTAGTAAAGATGATGAATTAGTTGAAAGAGTTGTTTCTGGTGGAATGTCATTAACAAGAATTTTTGATTCAAAAGAAGAAAAAGATTGTGAAAGATTAATTTCTTTGTTTTTTGAAAGAAAAGATGAATAATTTAAAATAATTGAATAAGATATATTGAAGCCTCTAATTGCTTCTGAAGCAAAATGGTATATAAAATATAGAGGGTATAATGGAATTTGAACAAGTATTAAACGAATCTTTTAAAAAGTATAAATTGACTTATATAGGTAGTAGAAAAGACTACAAGATTCACGATCCAAATCCAATGGTTCTTGCCGTTGATGAAAAGTATGATGTTGACGGCAATGGAGAATCAATTCTTGGAATAAACCTTAATTATTATAAAGGTGATAAAAGTAAACTCATTGATGATATAAATAAAAAAGACAATGAAGCTGGATTTCGTAATTTTGAAATAATGGCTAAATTGAAAAAACAATTTAATAATGAAAAAGATTGGGAGATTGAAGAAAGAAAGAGAAGATATAGTCATCTTTCCACTCAGTTTCCACATATGATGAAGTTTATTCGTCGTTATAAACTTTCTGGAATAGAAAGTAAAAAACGCAAATTCTTTTAATAATTGAGGGTAAATGAAATTTAACAATCTAATACAAGAAGCATCTCAAGAAATAGTCACTAATTTTAATTCTTTTTATGATGAAATAAAAACTAAAAAAGAAATTTTAAATTATGGTGATTTACGTATGCGTGAGATATATCCATCTAATAATAATTACTCAATGCAATTTCAATTAAAACCAAAATATTCAAATTTAGAAAATAGTGATGAAAATATAAAATATATAATTAGATTATTAAAAGATATAGCAGTTAAATATAATCAAGATGCAAAAGTCAAAAGAGAAATTGCAATAAACAATCAAGCTGTTATAAAGATAATATTTAAGGATATTCAACAGGGAGAAAACATGAATAAAGAAAATAATATAGGTTTAAATAGACTTGGGGGTACAATTTGAGTGTTATCAAACGTTGGTCAACAGGTTCAATAGGTAATGAATATCCAGATCACAAGGAAAGAAATAATCCAAATACAAAGGGTCTTTCTTATGAAGGCTCTGAAATAGTAGGTCCTGGTATTGAAGGATATATTGAAGAAGATGAAGTTCTTGCTTCTAGTGATAATAGACCATTAAAAAACTTGGTTGAAAATGATATTATTCTTGATAAAAATATTTCAGATGTTGCATCTGAAGTTGATCATGGAATTTTCAAAAATAGATATAATGAATTTAAATTAGATATTTTAACACAAGATTATTTAAATGATCCTGAAATTCAATCAACAGAATTTCTTACAACACTATTAAGAATTAACTCAGGATCTTCTATTATTAATGGTAAAGTTACTCGTATTGGTAATCAAAAAATATTATACTTTATGAGAACAACTGACAGTTCAATTATTTTCCCTGATTATGAAAATAACACAGATTCAATTTTAATTGAAATAAATGATGATAATTATTTTAATGATTATAATGTTGTATATACTACAATATCAGATACTCTTCCTAATAATTTTGAATCATATGAAGTAAAAATAACAAATAAATCAACAATAAATACTTCTGTTGAAGACAGAGTATTAATATATAAAATATATAGAGATTGGGAAGATATAACTCCATTAAAAGCTGACTCTAAAGAAGCAAAAAATGAAATAATTAATTTCCAAAATGATATTAACTTTGGTAAAACTAGTGATGGTTATTGGTTAAAATCTCCAACAGGTCTTGGAGACCCAATAAAAGGAACGTTTGTTACTGATGTAAAAATAAAAAAAGATATTGAAATAAAAGACAAATTTCTAGAAAAAGATTTATTTACAATAAATACAACAACTGGAAAAAAAGAATACGAAATCATAACAGATGGTATTTTCTTTAATGATATTCAATGGTTTATAGCTGATGAATTAATAGATAAATCAGCTGATATTCAAGATATTTATGTTGATGAAAACAACAATATATATTTTATTATTAGATCAAAAACATCAACACAATTATATTATAAGGCAGCAACATCAACTCAGCTTGTTGCAAAACCAATAAGAAATGTAGGTGAACCAAATACTATTTCAGTTAATACTAGATTAAAACAAATTAAAAATTATTTGTTTGTATATGGCACGAATGGTTTCATAAGAGCAGTTCAATTAGATAGCAATAATTATATAGAAACTCCAGCACTTGTATTTAGTAATATTCAAACAACACAAGAAATAACTTCTATATATGTTTGGAATGATCAAATTTGGATTGCAGGTGAAAATACATTATGGCATTCTAATCAAACATTATCTTCAATAAGTAATTATTCTACAATATTTCCAACCTGGACATTTACAGAATTAAAATTGAATGATGTTGTAAAAGATTTATCAGGTCAACCAATTGTTAAAAAAATAACAACTCTTGAAAGAACAAAAGGAAATATTATTGTTGATACTGCTATTAATACTAATATTTTTAACTTGGTAAAAAATGGTTCTTTTGAACAGGGAACACCAGGACAAATACCAACAAATTGGAATCTTACTGATGATCTTTCTGAATTAAATGCAGAATTATTATCAACATTTGAAATGACTCAATCATCTGGAAGTTCAAACACAGATAGATGGGGAAATTATAAAGGTATATTAAAACTTGGATCTGGTGTTACAAGAGCTACAGTTTATCAAGATTTTATATTAGAAGAAAATTCTCAAAATAAAATATATAACTTTTCTGTTTTCTTGAAATCAGGAGTTCCACAAGGTTCAACTATAAAAATAGCTGAATATAATAGTGACAATGAAATTGTAACAAGTATTGATAGTGGTCTTTTAAATACTTCAAGTGAATCTTGGGTTATTGATAATACAAATGTTAACACATGGATTAGACCTGAAATTGCATTTAGAATTGCAAATAATAATTCAAAATATTTAAGATTTAGTATTAACTGTGAAAGTGCAAGTCCTCTTCAAATAGATGGTGTTCAATTAGAGGAAATTAATAACTCTGGTATTGAAATAACAAATATCACATGTGCTGCAGATATTGATGGATCACTTTCAGGAAAATATTTATTAATAAGTTCACCTTTACATAATTATTATGCTTGGATAAATGTTGACATGGATTTGAATGGTCAAGGTGATTCTATAGATCCAAAGTTATTAGAAACTTTTGATGGAAGTGGTATATCTAAATATCCTGTTTTATTAAATAAAACAGGAATTCAAGTTCTTATTTCTAAAAATTCTCATGCAGATGTTGTTGCAGAAAAAGTTGCAAAGGCTATAAATTTTGTTTCAGATCTTGTTGCATATAGAATACAAAACACAATTCAAGTTCAAGTAAGTAGTGAAATACCAGGTCAAGTTGCTGATGCTAGTATTGCTACATTAGGATCAGTTGGATTTTTTATAGACATTGTAGTTCAAGGTCTTTATAAGGCTTCTCAATATATAGAAAATTATGAATATTTGTTTATTGGTTTTGAAAAATTTGAATCTAATAGAACAGATCAACCTTTCGCTTTTATTGATATTGCAAACCCAACAGGACCACAAGCAATTAAATATGTATTAGGAAAATATGGTAATGTAATGAGAATCAATGCTGCCATACATGATGATTCAAATAGAATGTATGTAACAGATGATAAGAGAATTTATACTTTAACATTCCTTAATAACTATAATATGTATGATCGTTTTACAATGGTTGATATTAGTAATAAAAATTCAAATGAATTAGATTTTAGTTCTAATATTTATAAGTTTGAAACAATAGCAAAATTTAATAATAGAATTATGTTTGGTGGAACAGTTGATAATCGTGTTATTAAAGCAAAATATGGAATAGATGATAAAAAAGATCATACTATAGAATTTGTTGATGCTCTAGATGGATTTAAGAGTTTTAATAGTTTATTTGGTGAAACTGTATTTGTTCATTCTAATGGTATTGATAATTCAACAATAGAATTTAAAAGAACAAAAAGTTGTTATGAAAAAATATCAACAACATCTGATTCAAATATTGGATATTATGAACCTGGAGAATTTTATACTTTTAAAATATTAATTGATGGTCAAGAAGATAAAATAATAAAAATACTTTCTCCAAGTTGGAATAAAGGTCCATGGACTATACAAAAAATATATGAACAAATTAAATCAAACTATAGTGGTAGTCTAATAGACTGGTTAAATCCTGAAGGTAAAGAATCTGTTGTTAAAACATTGGATTGGACAAATCCTGAATCATCTTCAATTAAAACTGATGGTTTTTATTCAATTGGAAAACAAGATTTAACAAGACATGTTAGAGGAAATATCCATAAAATATTTATACCAGCAAATCAAAATAAAACATTTTATATTATTCGTGGAAAACAAATATTCCAATCAAAATTTGATCCAAATGTTTTAAAAGATGATAATGGAAAATATCCTGGTGTTATAGCTCCTAGAGGAACTGTTTTATCTTATGATCTCCTTCCAAAAAACCTCGATGCAACTAGTATAAACTTTGTTTGGTTTGTTCAAGATAAAGGATATTATAAATGGACTCAAGATGGATGGGAAGAAGTTCAATATTATACAAAATGGGATATATATTCTGAAGGTATTAAACTAACAAAATATAAACATATTAATGATATTGAAAAAACTTTTGGTGATGCTTCTAATAATAAAGTATGGGTTGATCTTCCAATAGAACCTGGTTATAATTTATTAAAAGGATCTGTTAGAGTAAAAACAAATTTTATTGCAGAAGTTGGATTTACAGAAGGTGAAGATTATTTTATTGATTATGATAATAATAAAATGATAAGATCAGATACAACAAATATGTTGTTAAATTCTGAATTTTCTTATGCAGATACATATATTAATTTAAATAATCTTGATTATAAAGGTGAAGTTTCAAGCACAGGATCATTACCAACAGTTGGTGTTTCAATTGGTGATGCTTATAAAGTTGGAAGCGATTATTATAGATGTAAAGAGTTACCAATATCTGGATTTAGTTCATGGATAAAATTCTCAAATGAAATTGTTCCATTAAACTGGAAATATTATGCTCAAAATGATACAGGTTTTGAAACAATTTTAAGAAAAACACGAGATGCATATGATAATAGAAATGATGTAGCAGAATTTATAGTAAAATCAGTATCTTCAGGAAGTGAAGTTGGTGTATTATATCAAGTTGTTGATATTGATTATGCTCAAGATGTATATACATTCTCCGTTGATTTGAAGGCTTATAATTATTCAAAAGTAATAATAAGAATATCAGAATGTGATAACTCAAATATTTCTAGTTTTGGATATAACAAACTAGGAAATTCATTTACTGATTTAGTTTATAAATCATCTAGATTAGATTATCAAATAGGAAATGCTAATAACTCTACATCTGTTGATAGTTATGATAAGTGGAATAGAGTTGTATTGTCACATGAATTAAAAGATGCAAGAACAACAAAACTTAGAGTTGAAATTTATTCTTTAAAGAATAATCAACTTTATGTAGATAAGGCTCAACTTGAAAAAAATGCTTCTCAAACACCATTTGTTGAGACTGCAAGATTATCAAGAATTGATCCTAATATGCATGTTTGGATTGATTATGTAGAATATACAACTGCAATAAAAGGAACTGATTACAAGTTTGATTTAGCAACAAGAAAAATAAAAATGATAGAAGACATATCAGATAATGAATATTTTTATTTTAATTACAAATATAATAAAATATTTAATCCATATGATTATGGAAACTCAAAACCAGTTGCTGCTGTTAATTATGATCCTAGAGATGATTACTTTATATTAAAATCAGAAGGTCATATATGGGCAATAAATCAAATGTTCGCTATGATTTCATTAGAAACAGAAGATCCTCTCCTTGTTTCATATAATTATCACTATCCACGCGTTGATCAAATTAAAATAAGAAATCAACCTGATAGATTTGGTAATTTTATTTATGTTGTAAAGGGCGAAGCAGCTTATGACAACCCATATAAACCAAATGACATTGGATCTGGTTATGGAATAAATGGATCAAAACAATATTATAATGGTGTTGATATTAGTGAAATAGAAGATTCTGTAAATAATGATATTCTTTATGAAATAAACGTTGTTGATAATAATTATCAAATAAATGATATTTATGATAGACGTATTTATATTGATGCTAGAGACAATCTTAATTATAATATTTCTCTTTTACCTGAAACACTTGCATACTTCCCATTTAAAAAAGATTTTAACTCAACAAATGGTTTAACACCATTGAATTTTATTCAAAATAGTAAAATTATTCCAATAATTAAAAACTATTCTATATTACAACTTGTTGAAGTTGGAGCTTGGAGAAATGGATATCAGTTAGGATTAAGAACACAATTTACTTATCCAGGAACTTCATTCTCTGTTTTCGTAGATCCTATAGATGGAAATGATACAAATACTGGTAAATCAGAAAACAGTGCATTTAAAACTGTTCAACGAGCATTAGATGGAGATGCACTATATAGTAATAGCACTGATGATTATGTAACAAACATTATTATTACAAAACCATCAACAATTAAAGAAAATATAGAAATCAATAAACCATTTACAGTTTCAATTGTTGCAAAATCATATTGCTATTGGGTTGGTTCAATTCAAAACTTGACAGAATGTAATATTCAAGGTGTTTGGTTTAAAAACACTGCAATATATCCATTTAATAAAATAAGTTTTTATTATTGTACTTTTGATAATACATCAATAAACTGTATATCACCACAAAATATAAGTTTATATAATTGTGAAGCCACAAACAATCATAATCCTCTATTAAGAGTTAAAAACACTCTCTATCCATCACCATTCAAATTCCCATATATGAGAATGTCAGAAAGAGATGATGGAATAATAGGATATCCTGATAGTGTTGCTACAAGCAATAATGAATCTATTGCACCTGGTGACGTCTTTAATACACCACAATTAACAGCCTCAACATATATTTTCAAGAATTGTTTAATTTATGGTTCAACAGATCATATTATAAAATTCGATCCATCACCTGCATGGACTGGAAGTTTTGGTTTTGATTTCTGTACAATAGCAGATAACGTTGGAATGTTTTCAACACCAAAATATAATCTATCAATAAATTATTCAAACTCAATTATTTCAAATAATAGAGAAATAATTTCACAAACAGATGATGCAATTATTAAAAAAGTTTTTAATTGTAATTCATCAATAAACTTTGATACTTGCTATATTGATTTCCCAAATAAATCAGATGAAGAAGGATCTTCAAATCTTTGGAATAATTTAAGTGGTGAATTATTAGGAAGAGAATCATGTATTTATAGTAAAAATGTTGGTGGATCTCCTCAATTTTTAGGTGATAATGATTATCACTTAAAGTCAATAGCAAAAGGATCAACAACAGATTCTCCAGTTCTTGATAAAGGAACTGGCGGTATAGATCTTGGATGCTATACAGAAACAAGACAACAAACAGAACAAAACATTCCAAAAAAATTAAAAAACTATACGGCCTATATTGATGAAGCAATTCATTATGCAATGGTAATTAACTCTGAAAAAATAACTGTAACACTTGAATTTAAACCATCAGGAACAGTTACAAAGAGTGGTATATTATTTGATACAAGAACATCAGATGATGACGTTGATTATATTGTTCTTGCCTATAATAACAATAATGATAATGATCATAATCTTGAACAAAGTGAAGGTAACTTACAAAGTAATCCTTATAGATTTAGAGTAATAGTTGCCAACAAAGAAAAATCATACTCAATAATATCACCAATTCAAATAACCACTGATGAAGAATTTCAAATTTGGCACAGAATTTCTTTCACTATAAACTATGAAAAGATAATAAATACAAAACCAAAATATGATGAATATAATAAAATTCAAAACATTATTATATTATATCATAACAAACAAGAATCAATAGAATCTTTTGTAAAGTATGACTTGTCAAGATATACAAGTGGTGAATTAATTTCTGGCAGTGGAAATGATGGATTCAATTCTTGGAATTATAATGATATCACAAAATATATAACTATTGGTGCAGATTATAAAAATACTGAAACACTAAGAATGACTGGTTATTATGATGAATTAAGAATTGACAATAGATTCATAGACAGAAAACAATTTGAATTATGGAATGTAAAAAAAGTTCAATTCAATGATCCTGTTGCCTATGTTAATCAAATTCCATTAACAAAATCTTTTAACCCTCGTACTCTTCAAGAATATTGGTCATTAAAAGATATATATGATGTTGGATCTAAAGGAAATAAATTCTTAGAAAATACATCTAAAAGAATGACATATGAAGATGGATACCCTGCATGGTTTATTGGAAATACAACTAATAACATAATTGAAAATTCTAACTTCTCTGGAAACTATAATGCTCTCCTAGAAACTGAATCTTTAGTTTTTGATACACCAATTGTTTTAACATCAAACTGGCATATATCAACATCAGGATCAAGAAATACAATTGATGAAGCTGGATTTGATATTACAATATTAGACACATCATCTCCTCAATATTCTGATGCAGCAGGCTATCAAGATCTAGGATTAAATATAACAGATACCACAGTAACATCTAGCTTAGGTGCTAAAACATTCCCATTTGATGTTAAAATTAATAATACTCTATATCACAAGAATCTTATCCTCCAAGCAGATCCTGGATATCAAGAATTATCATTAATAAGCGGTGTGGCAAACTCTTTAATAGTTCCAGGAATAAATCCAAATGGAACAGAACCAGAGTATAATCTTAATTATAAATTATATGATAGTAATAATCCAACTGGTATTGATAAAATAATTCCATTATCTATATCTGGTGTAAATGAAATAACACACATTACAACAGTTGGTTCATTAACAGAACTTAAAAACAAATATTTTACTCTATCATCAACTGGTGACAGTCATAGATATTATGTTTGGTATGCACAAGAAGAAGGAACTACAAATAAACCAACATTAAATTCTCACGATCCTGCTGGTCAATTACAAAAAATAGAATTGACAGTTACTGCGCCTATACCAAGAGAACAAATAAATAGTGGCAAGTATGAGGGTAAAGGATTTACTATTTATGATAATGCAGGAGTTGCTAGAAATGTTTATTTTGATGAATCATCAACACTTATACCAGTTGTAACAATGCCACCATTATGGGTAGGAACTGATCTAACAAAAGTAATAAGAGTATCTTTAACAACAACTTCTGCTAATGAAGGAATGCTTACACCATACATAGCTGAAAAAATTCAAGAAGCTATTAATCCTGTTGGACAATGGACTGTTACATTAAATGGAAGTACTTTAACAATAGAGAATAAAGAAAAAGTTTCTTTGTCAGACGTAAACTTAACAATTGGAAACTCTAGTGACTTATTAAGTGTTAATAAAATAACAGAAGGTTGTGCACCAATAGCTGGTTTTGATACAAGAACTGGAATTATGGCTCTTATTTCTTCAACAGATGATCAAGATGCTATTTTATTAAAAACAAAAAATGCATTTACTTCAGCTGTTAACACAGATATTATGACTGCTGAAAAAATTAATGGTAATGTTGAAGAAATAGAAATAACCTTTAATTCAGGTGTCAAGAATGATTATGATAGTAAATATTTCACATTAACAAGCAATGATCAGTTTGGATTTAGTTCAAATTATTATGTTTGGTTTAATGCAGGAATAGATGGTGATAAACAAGTAACAAGAGTAACTTGTAATGCAGATGAAACATTAGGTGGAGACCCAAGCAAAATATTAAACAACAAATATTTTACTCTTCCTACAAATTCAGGTGAAAATTATTTCTGGTATAATGCTAATGGACTTGGAAGAGATCCAGGACAAAACCACTTAGCAATAAAAGAGGAATTTACTCTTTCATTTGGTGATGATCTAAAAGACAAGAATTCTTATCATGGAAAGTATTTTACGTTATCAACACCAATTGAAAATTATTGTGTTTATTATACAGTAAATGGTGTAGATGTTGATCTCGTATTAAATGAAGTGCTTGATACTTATCAGAAAATACGAATCGATATTGGTTCTGATGTTGGTGGTCTTGATCAAAGATCAACAATCATGACTCAAACAAAAAATGTTCTTAGAGCTCAAGTATCAGGTTTTGTAGATAGCTCTATTTCAATCCAAGGTAATGTTATGAGCTTTTCAATTCCAGAAGGAAAAACAAGAGCAATATCAACTACTGGTAGTTTTAGTGATGATATAACTTATACAAGAATTACAATTGGAATGAATACACAGACTAAAACATATCAAGGCGCAGGACTTGGATATGTTATTGCAATATCAGAAAATGATAGTGCTAACGCCATTACAGTTGCAACTCAAAGTGTAATTAATAATACTGGTAAATATGATATTGTTGCTAATACAAATATATTAACAATAACAAATAAAGTTGTTGGCAAGTGTAGTGTTTTTGAAAGTAATACTGGGTTTACAATAATAAGTGTTATTGGTGGTGTAAATTCAACAACAAATCCAAATATATTAAATTCTATAGGTGTTGAGATTGATATAACAGATACGTTAAATGCTGTTGGAGTTGCAAGTGCTGTGAATTCTGTTATTAATAACTTGAGTGATTTTAATTCAACAATTTTAGTAGATACAACAAAAATAAAGATTGTAACAACAGATGATGAAAAGAACTTCGTAAATCCATCTATTGGAAATTTAGGAGAAACAACAACACTTGATATTATAAATCATGGAAAGTTGCCATATGTTAAATTTACTAATACTGAAAATGGAGTTGTAACAACAAAGCCAACTTTCTCATTTAATGGAACATATGAAATTACTCAAACTGGTATTTTTGCTAATACAGGTTTTGGAAACTTGATAACAATATTAAATCAAAAAACTTTAAATGATTTAACATGGTCAATTATTGGTGGAAAACTAAGAGCAACAACAGTATCACAAGGAGTTGAATCAACAATTGAAATAATAAATACTAATTTGACAAATGACTTAATAAAAGTTATTGGTTTTAATATTTCTCCAAAGGTTTATGGACTTCCTGTTGATGATGATTTGGAAACAGTTTTATATGAATTGAATAAGATTGATTCTAGAATACATTGGGAGTTTATTACAAAAACAAATGGCAAGAAAGATATTAGAGCTATATTGACATATAAGGGTCAAGAGTCTTTAATAAAGTTTGAAGATACTGGTAATGTTCTTGATTTATTTACAAAACTTGGTGTTGTATATAATAATATAACTTCATTTGATGGATTCTCAAAAATAACATTATACAATCAATATCAAGCTGAAGAATTAGTCAAGCAAGTCTTTTCAAAATTAAGACAAGAAAAAAAAACTGATATAGATTGTAATATAAGAAATCAAAAATTAATTATATTTACTGATGATTTTATTACTAATACTATTACTGTTGACTTTAAAAATGATTATGCAAAACTTTTCCCAGCAAGAAATCAAATTACAAGTGTTACAGCTGTTGTTGGAAATAAAAACCATGGTGTTTGGAATGTTAATTTAACAAATATTACTCCTGTTGATGATACAGTTTCATATAACTATGATAAAGAATATAATAAATATTCTGAAAATTCATTGGTTGTTGAAAAGAAATCTAGTGATGCTTTAAACATTAATATATCACAATATATAATGTTAAAAAAAGAAACAGATTATACATTATCAACTTATGTTTATTCAGAAGATTATCTCTCATCAAATAATATTAAATTTAAGTTTACAAATGAAGAACTTGATTGGGATAATATTGAAAGACTTGATGGTAACTGGTGGAGATTAGTATACTCATTTAAAAATGAATATGCTGGACAATATCATATTGGTCTTGTTGTTATAAAAACAAATAGAATGTATATTGATGCTGTTCAATTTGAAGAAAATAAATTTATGACTCCGTTTGTGCTTAGTTCAAAAAATGATATTGGTAAGTTGGGAATAAATAAGTCATTATTAAATAAAAAAAGAGGAACATTATTCTTTAAGTTTAAACCTTATTTTGATTACTACAAACCAACTATTACTAATCCAAGGGTAATAATAAACATGCCTACAATAGATGATAATATTGTAGATCAATCTCTTGGTTTTAAAGTAATTTATTATTTTGATCCAATTAAAAATAGAGGAATATTTGAGTTTAGTATAAATAATGAAGATTCATCTTCTTGGAAGCTTGAAGCAATAGAATCATTCTTTAATCAATGGCACTCTATTGGTTTTGTTTATGATTATATTAACGATAGATTTATTTATTGGTTTGATTATTTTAATAATATAATTGACTCTCCATTTAATAATTATGAATGGGCAAATCTTTGGATTGGTCATAATGGACTTGATTCTTCTAGTATGTCAGCCGATATAGTTGTTAAAGATATAGTTATACAAAATTATACAACAACAGACTCTGAAATTCTTAATTGGAATACAACATATGAATTCTTTAATACTTCACTTTTTAACTCAACAATACAAGAAGTTAAAAATGAGTTGTTAGGATTAAAACAAGGAACATTAAGTAACTCTGATTTATCTCTAGATTTACAAAATCAACTCGCTATTATTGAAAACAGAGTTGATGAATATGACTCTAATGAAGTTGATAACTTGAACTATATTACAAAGTTATCAAGTTTCATAGGGTATCCAAAACCATTAAGTGATTCTTATTCTGAAATTCCTTCAGATCAAGGAAATCATGAAAACAGAATTAAAGGTGTTGAAATAACTACAACTTTCTTGAATGGAAAAAACAGTGTTTTTGAAGATAGATTAAATTATGCTCTATCAGAAGTAGATAATGTTAATAACTCTCTTGGAAATATTTTAGCTGAAATAAATACAGAGAAAAATACAAGATCTACAGAAGATCAAGCAATAAAAAATCTTTATGCTTCAACATCAATTAATAAAGGTGCTTCTCTTGTTGGTATATATGATGTTAATGGAAGATATTCAGCAATTAACGTTGAGGATATATTACAAGAAATTGCAGGTGGTGGTAGAACAACTGAAAGCTTGAAATCATTAAAAGATGATATATCAAGTCTTGAATTATTGATTGGACAAAATGATGAAGATTTTGAATATATTAAAGATGGCAACACACAACTTTTAACAAGAGTATTATCTCAATCAGCTGGATATAATGTTTTTGATATAAAAAATGATTTAACTACATTAGAAAATGATGTTTCTCTTATTAGAGATAATAACAAAAAAGCAAAACTTTCTTCTCAAAAAATAATTGTTAATTTTACTGATAGTGGCTCATTTGTTCCACTATTACCAGAAACAGTATATTCATTTATTGTTAATGGCAAAGAATTTAGTATAATAACACCAGAAGAAAATGTAACTTGGAATAGTTTAATTACAAACTTTTTACCAAATGCTACAAGTGCCGATAATGAGTTATTATCACTAAAACATAATATACTCAGAACATCAGATAATAATATTTCATTCAATATTCTAATTGAAAACAAGGCTGATATTGTAGAAGGTTTTACTGTTGATATACTTCCTGGAATAACAGAAATAGATTTGTTAATATCATTAAGTGCTGGTGTTGGTATTGCTACAAGCACACAAATTAATTTTATACCTTTAACAATGAATAATGCTTCAATGTTTGAGAAAATTAATACAGAAATAACTGATAGACAAAATTCAATTTCTGCAATACGAAATGATCTAAGTAATGATACTTTAGTTGCTCCTGGAGCTTCATTAATTGGAATTAATTCTGCTGGTATATTTACATCAACAACAGTTCAACAAGCTCTAGAAGAAATTTCTGGCATAGAGAGAAACTCAAGTATGACAATAGCAGGAAACTATAATAACATTCAAGGTATGTTATCTAGTATATCTACATTACAATCAAATGTTTCTAATTCTTCTTCAAACATTGTTGGTATTAAAGAAAATATACAATTAATGAAAGATGGTAATCTTGGAATAACTTGGGATGGCGTGCAAACAATAAAACCAAATCTTATGGATTTATCATCAAGACTTGGAATTGCTGAAGATGATATTATATCATCAAACACTGCAATTGGTGTTAATGCTCTTGGTCTTGCAAATACAAATCAAACATTAAACAATGTAAGTAATAATCTAACAACAGAAATTACAAATAGAGTAAATGGTGATAGTAATATCATGCAACAACTTGCAAGCTCTTCTGTTAATAAAGGTGCTTCTTTAATTGCTATACAAGATGTTGCTGGAAAATATACAGCAACAACAGTTGAAGGTGCTTTAGCAGAAGTTGATACAAAGCTTGCAGCCTTAGCAGGTGCACTATCATGGCAATCTCCAGTTGCTAGTCTATTATTATTACCAACAACTGGAAATATAATAGGAAATGCAAGAACAGTATAGAACAGTATTAGATGATGGAGATGGACACCAAGCACAATATGTTTGGTCAGGTAGTGAATGGATCAAGATTGCTGATATAAATTGGGGTGATGCAAGTGCTATAGCATTTAATAGTTCACATCTTGAAATAACATCATCAAATGTTAGAGATGCAATTGATTTCGTTTATCAAAACCAAAAAGATAAAACAAAAGCTATTGTTGAAATTAAGAATACAGATTGGATTGCAGCAACTGGACAATATAATGGTTATTATAACACTGTTATAAACCACAATCTTGGAACAGATAATGTTGTTTGTTTAATTATGGATGGTGGAATTGTAATTGGTGTTGAAGAAATTGAAAGAGTTGATGAAAATAATGTTAGAGTATATGTTGTTGATAACACATTAAATCTTGATGTCACAGTTTTTGGTGTAGTTGATAAATACTCTATCATAATAAATCAATGGACTCCAGATGGAACTGGTGGATATTATGCAGATGTTGTTCATAATTTTGATTCAAAAAAACTAATGGTTTCAACATTTGATATTGATACAAAACTTGGTATTGGATGGTTAACTGGAACAGAATCAATAGAGTTTATTGATAATAATACTATAAGAGTAAGAACGGCTGAAAATACAACTGTTATGAATGTATTTATTATTAAAAAGACAACTGATGCAATAACAAAAGATATTCAGAATTGGATTTGGGATGATGTTAATAAAACATATTCAGCTGCAATACAAGTTAATGCTTCTTATGATTCTATATTTAGTTTCTTTGATCCAATAAGTGGAAAATCAATTGGAATGGATATGGTTCAATTAGAAAAAGGCGTTTTAACAATTTCTAAATCAAAAAATAGTTTAGTTAGAATGATAATAATTAAATAAACCAATAATGTGGGTACTCAGTACCCACAATGTTAACAGATAATATTGGAGGTATAATATGAGATGGCAGGGATCGATTGATTTTGAAAAGGCTATAAAAATAGATGGGAAACCACACGGTGTTGAGCACATTCCAACACTGACACTTTGGTCAGATAAAGACATAGGAAGAGTTATTCATACAGAAGATAATGATAAAGTATTTATTGCAGGCTCTTCTGCTTGGATTGAATTGACTCCAGGTGGTGTTGGAGCACACGATCATAATTCTGTATATTATACAGAGGGTGAAATTGATAATTTCTTTTCTGGTGAAGCATCTGGCAAAAAAGAAATAGATTATTCTAATGTTAAGAATAAACCATTAACTTTTACTCCATCAAGTCATAATAACACATCTCATAGTGAGACATATATAACTTCTGCTGGAGTTACTTTTGAGAATCTCCAAACAAATGGAGATGTTGGTATAGGTATTAATCAGCTTGCAATAGGGAGTCATAATCATGACTTAGTTTATGCTTCAAAAATACATACTCATACTGAGAGCGATATAACAAATTTGGATAAATATACAAAGGCAGAAGTGAATAGTGCCTTATCTAATAAATCAAATTCTAACCATATCCATGATGATATATATTTTACACAAACAGAATTGTCTTCAATAATTGATAATCTATCAGGAGCTGATTTAGTTGGAGCCACTGTTTTATCAGGTGGGGTAAAAACAACTGTTCAAGGTGTATTAGAAGAATTAGATGCAAGAATAAATACATTGAATCTCAATGCTGCAACATTTGAGGCTTTAAATGCTATTGGTGATATAGGGCCTGGTGTTGATCAGTTATCAGCAGGTAATCATACTCACACTGGAGTATATGAACCAAAATTAAATAATCCATTAACTAATGGATATATTCTTTCTTCTACAACAACTGGTGTAAAATCATGGGTTGGACAATATAGTTATTCTCTCCCAGTAGCAACAGATTCAGTATTAGGTGGTGTTAAACAAGGTGATAATGTTATTATTGATGGAAACGGTGTTATATCTATTGGAGAGTATGAACCTGTTATAACAAAAGCTACAGGATTTAATTTAGCACTGGGAACAACCGTAGGAACTATAGCAGCAGGCAATCACCTTCACACTGGAGTATATGAGTCTGTTATAACAAAAGCTACAGGATTTAATTTAGCACTAGGAACAACTGCAGGAACTGTAAACACTGGAGTATATGAGTCTGTTATAACAAAAGCTACAGGATTTAATTTAGCACTAGGAACAACTGCAGGAACTGTAACAGAGGGCAATCATACTCACACAGAAAGTGATATAACAGATTTAGATAAATATACAAAGAGTCAAGTTGATACAAAGTTTAGTCAATTACTTGTACCATCAACAACTGGACTCCCTATTGATACACCAGGAAGTGGAACTGTAAGATTTGATGCTGCAGGAAGTAAACTTTATATTTATAATGGCACATCATGGGTGAGTACAATACTAAGTTAATAATAGGAGAAACAAATGGCATTTGAAGGAACACCTATCTTAGATCATAAACCAACTCTTGTTTGGGAAAATAATTCTGGTACGCCGTTGGCTGCAGCCTCACTTTCAAAATCAACTGATTTAAAAGTTTCATATTTGGATTTTAATTATAATGATCCAACAGATCCTCTTCATAGAGAGGGAACAATTTTGGTTGCTGATCCAACGTCAGTAAATCCAGCACAAATAGTTATGAAAAGAGGTGTTGTTTTTTCAATCATTAATCAAAAAGATACTATTTCATCTCCAAATGATGAATATAAAATATTTGATTCAGGATTAGATGATTTATGGATTACACCTGCAAATAAAGATTCTGTGTCAGCTAGTATTTCAGGATGGGGCGTTAGTAAACAATGGTTTATATTTATTTGTGATGAAAGAGTAAATAACCCTGTTACAAAACAAAATACTGCACAAATAATAGTATCACAAAGTAATAATACACCACAACTTACAAAAATACCAGGAACAAATGATTTTTATTCTGCTTTAGATACTCGTCTTATTGGTGGTTTTAAATCTAATAGTATAGGATCTATTATAAAAGAATCTGTTTGGGATATTGCTGGAAAGTTTCATACTGTAAAAGCAAAACAATATATGATCTTGGATGAATATTCAACAACAGAAGGTCAACATTTATATAGAAAATTAAGAGTTTCTGATCTTGATTCTGCTGGTTTAAGTTCTATTATTGGTGGTGGATTATTAGTAACGGGAGATACTCAATTAGGAGGTGATCTTCTTGCTAAAAAAGATACAGAAATTATTGGAAATTTAAAGGCAAATGATATTACTGTAAATGGAGATTATATCTCCATAAAAGATAGAACATTAGTTGAATATAGATTAGAAAGTGATCAAAACGAAATAATAAAACCAGGCATGGTTTTAAGAGCTTTGGAACAACCATTAACTGGTTCGGCTTTGTTTTCAGTTAGAACACAAAATCAAGCCGATATTTTAAGAGTTGAATATGACGGAAAAATATCAACAACAAACAATGTTTTATCTCTAAATGGATTGACACTTACAAATACGCTTGGAACTCCAGTTATTGGTGGAACTGATAAACTTGTTGTAAATGGTCATGTATATGCAACAAAAGTTTATAATGCTGTTTGGAATGATTTAGCTGAATTCTTTTTATCTGTTGATCCAGTTGTTCCTGGCAAGGTATATGTTTTACATAATGATGGAAAAGTAAAAATAGCAAATAAAAAGTGTGATGGAAAAGTTATTGGCGTTTGTTCAGACACACCAGCATTTATAATGAAGCAAGAATATGAAGATAAAGGTGGAGTTCCAATAGCAATGTCAGGTACAGTTAATGTTTGGGTTAATTCAATAATAAAAGAAGGCGATGAATTAGTATCTGATTTTGATGGTTTTGCAAGAAGAGCATCTTTTATAGAAAAGATTTTTATGAGAGATTCTATTTTTGGAAAAGCTTTGCAATCTTCTTTCGATAGAAATGAAAAAAGAGTCTTAATGTTAGTAAGATAACTATAATATAAAATAGGAGATAAAAATGAAAAAACTATATACAGTTAAAGATTGTGAACCATGTAATGATTTAAAAAAATGGATTAAACAACAACCTGATCCATTTGAATTAGAAATAGTTGAGTTGGTAAAATTAGAAAATGAATGGCATGAAAAAACAGATGATGGTTTTATAAAATTTGACAAGTCTGTTATTTCTTTTCCAGCTTTAATGATTGGAAAACAAGAAGAAAGAAATGTATATGTTATTGGAAAAGAAGGGGTGCAGTCTGTTTTAGAGAAAGGTTATTTATATGAAAAGAAATTATGTCCATTTTTAAATAAAGATTGTATTGAAAAGAAATGTGCCAAGTTTGTTGTAATGACAAAGGGACCTGTTTTAGAAGGGAATTGTAGTGATTATTGGACATCTATATTATTGACTGAATTGTTAACAAAGGGGAATTAATAAATGCCAGGAACTGTTAATGCAAAAATTATTTGGGAAAATAATCCAGATACATCTCTAAGCTCTTCAAATTTATCAAAATCTATAGATTTTATTTCAGATTCTAAATTTATTGAATATATAAATACTGATGAGGCTTATTCTAAATGGGCAGATTTTTCTATAACAAATAGAGTTCCTTTAGCTATATATTATGATAAAATTATTTATATAACTTCTGAGAAAAAGTTTTATAAAGGTTCAAAAAACCAAGATGAGACGCCTGGTTTTATAACTTATGGTTTTATTCCTCCAAATGAAAAACTTTTAAAAATAAAAGCTAATACAAAAGTAGCAATGAGTTATACTAATTTAATACAATCTCAAATAAACTTAAATTATGAAATTGGAAATGAAGATTCATTTTTTTCTGTTGAAAGTCTTATCATAGAAAACGACTTTTCTCCAAATACTGTTTATTATATATACTTGTATAACTCTTCAACAACAGGTGATTTTTCTCAATTAAAAATAGTTTCTAAATATAATGATGATAATAATACAAGTGATTGGAAAAATGGTGATATTGATTCTAATTCTCCAACTGGAAGGAGAGTTATTGCTATTAGAAAAATAGGTGGATTTAAAACAAACTCTAATGGTAAAATAGATGAATCATCATTATGGGATTTATCAACATATAAAAAAGAAATAACACCAGAAAAATATAAAATATTTGAAGATAATAAAGCAAGAGATTTAAATGCTGCGGATATTCCAATTATAGATTCAAAAAATAATTTTGATTCAAATAATGTTGAAGAAGCTTTGAGTGATATGAAAACAAACTTAAATCAACTATATGGAGATATGTATTATACAGCTGATAAATATGGCGTTGAATTAGAATTTTCTATTTTTTATGAAAATAATGGAAACTTACAACCAATAAATTTAAATGCTAATTCAACTCTTTTAATTCCTCTAAGAATAACACCAGGTTATATTAATGTTTTTGGAAGAAGAATAAATATAGAATCACCTATTTATTTTGGTAAATCTAATTTTGAAGTAAAAATAAATTCATATCCAGGAACTGTCAGTGGAATAAAACTAGGAGGTGCTCCTGTAAATCCATATGATCCATCTTTACAATCTGCAGTAATATATCCTGGTATTTGGAGAGTTTTTATTGATACAGATGGAACTATTATTCTAAGAGAAGGTGATACTTATTTACCACAATTTATTGTTAATACAATTCAAAAAGGATGGTATTATTCAGGTGATAATTCAAGATGTATTGGTAAATTTAAAGTAACTTCAAATAATGGTTATTATGTTGAAAAGATGTCAATAACAAATACTTTTGATATTCAAGTTCCAAAAAATACTGTTCATATTTTTCATGGAACGATGTGCCCTGATGGTTTATTTTTATGTGATGGACTCTGGCATGATACAAATGGAAAATCAAGTTTAACTTATGAAAACATGCCAATGTCTAATGTTGGATGGGGCACTAGTTGGTGGGATCAAACACCAAACATGTTAGGTAGAACAATTAAGATGTTTGATAGAGAAGATTTTGTTCAAAACACTGGTGGAAGTTCAAACCTAAAAGTAATAAATCAAAATGCTTTTACTTGGAGATTAAATACAAATGGAACACAGGCACTTATTGTAAGTGGATCTTCTCCTGATTGTGGTGCTGAAGATGGAAGTGCATCTCATGTTCATAGTATTAATCATAAACATGATCCTGGAGAAATAAGAATTGTTAGTAATCAAAATGATGTTCATGGTCATGCAACTCAATCATTTGTGACACAACCTCCACCAACTCCAGTATATGCTGTGCAACATACAAATGAAATTTCATTTGTTCAAGTAGCACCTATAAATCATACTCATTCTGGCTTGATTCAAGCTGTTGATGGAAAACATGGTCATTCAACAAGTTCTTTTTCTGGTCAAGTTAGTAATCCAACAATTCCTGACTCAGCTACAACAAGTAGTTGGGCACCATATAAAGAATTTATTATATGTATAAAAAAATAAATGGAGAAAAATAATGGTATATATACAACTTTCACAACCATATAGAAACTTTGATAAAGCAAAAATAAAAACAGTTTTTATATATGATGCTCTTATTTCTGTTAATTATTCTATTATCAATGATACAAATGAATTATTTGATAAAAACTTTAATGTATTAGAAAGTGATTATACAAAAATGGTATCATCTTTATTAAAAAATAATTTTTCTATTATGGATAATATTCATATATTATTATTAGAATACATGATAGAAAAAAATATAGAAACCGGAACTTTAGAGGTTAAATAATTATGGCAAAACTTAAGCAAATATGGGAAAACAATCCAGATACTCCAATAACAGCATCAAATCTTTCTAAAATAACTCAAAACGATGAATCATTAAATTTACTTTATTCAGATTCAAATGGAGTAATTGATTATTCAGATAATAAAATTAAATTAAGAGCTAATTCAAAATTTAATTTAAATATAAAAAACACATTTGCTTTTTTTGATTTCAATGATTCATTAATATCTCATGATAGTAAAACAACTGCTAGTCTTGCAAGTAATATAAAATTTAGAAAAGAAACACCTCTATTATCTGGTAAATCATTAGCTTTAGAAACTGGAACAGTTAATAAAATAGTTAATGGTGATTTCAGTAACAATCTTGCTAATTGGATTAGTGATCCAGATGATGCACAAAGGTTATTTACAAGAAATGATGGTTTATATAATAAGTCAGCTGTTTTGAAAAATTCAGTTATTGGAGAAAAAACAACATTATCTCAAACAGTTGATTTTGGATCAAGTATTGCTGATTTTATATCAATATCATTTTATTATAAATCAAATAATATTATTAATTTAAATTTTATTGGTAAATGGGATACTCAACAACCTCTTTATTGGAATAATAATTCTTTAGGTTGGGGAATAAATCAATCATCAGCAAATATTATACTTGAACCATCTTCTGTTTGGAAAAGAGTAGAAATAAAAAAAATAAATACAACACCTTTAAAGCCAATAAATAATATAAAAATTAATTTTATAAATGATAAAATACAAGAATGTTCTATAAGTGCAGTTCAAATTGAAGAAAAAGAATTTTGTTCAACATTTACAAATACAACTAGTAATGAAACAATCTTAAATTATAGTAAAGATGTGTTAAGATCAGAAAAGGGATTAATAGATATAGAATTTTTACCAAAAATATTTAATCAAGAATCAAATATTATATTTAGATTAAAAATGAATCCTATAAATAATTTAGGTATTATTTATTCAGATGCAATGAGGTTAGAACTAAAAAAAGATAGTTATTCATTAGTATTTTCAATATATGATACTGTTTCAAAAACTGAAAAACAATTATCAAAAATTTTTACACCATCAAAATTTGATGAGTTAATTGATAATTGGCAAAGACTTATAATATCTTGGGATAAAGATTTTTACTTAAAATTCTCATTAAATGGTGGTGAAATAAATATTATAACAACTGAATTTTCACCAATTGAAAAAGAAAGTATATTATTTTTTGAATTAGGAGGAGACTCTCAACTAAAGTTTGAAGGATTGATATCATCTTTAAAATTTAATTTATTCACAAAACCAACTGAAGAATTAATATTGGATTGTTCTTTAACTCCATCATCTGATGAAGATTACTTTAAAGTATTTTGTATTGGAAATGATAAAATAATTATTGATTCTTCTTTATTAGAAGAAGGAAATGACTTTATACAATCAACAGAATATTATATTTATTTAATTGATAATGATTTAATAAAAGATGAAGAAAATGTTATTATTGCTTCAAATATTGTAATATCATCTAGTAATATATCTCCAAAAAATATAAGCAAATATTTTACGTCTATAATTGGCGGATTTAAGACTGATGAAAATAAGAACATTGTAATATCTTCATTGTGGGATAGAAAAACAAAATTATTTCCAACAGTTATGGCTGAAAGATTTGTTATTCATGGAAAAGATTCTGATAATAACAGTATAGAATTCAAATCAAGTCCATTTATATCAGATGCAAAATTCAATATACCAACTTATGTTACAGATAATTTTTATGGTGTTACAGGTACTGGTATTAATTTTCTAAATATAAATCCAAATGGTTATTTAATTGTTGATAATGTTAAAATTGATAGTAATGGTATTTCATCAGTAGGACAAAATGATATTACAATTGGTGCTACAGTTGGAAGAAATGTTCAAATAAATAGTGATAATGTTATTATATCATCAACTGTTGGAACAGTTCAAGTTGAAGGTTTAAAAATAAAGGGTCAAACTATAAGTCCAAAAAACGGTCAAGATATTTATATAATGAATGATTCATTTACAAGTAATGTTATAATAGATTCATTATTAGGATCTACTTTTATACGTGGATCAAATCATACAAATCAATCAAAAGTTATTAATATAAATCCAGAAATAGATTATCAATTAAATACTGGAACAGGCACAACAGCAATAGATAATATTATATTTAAAACAAATATTATATCATCTAAACCAAATCAAGATATTTATATAATGAATGATTCATTTACAAGTAATGTTATAATAGACTCAACAACAGGAAATAACATAATTAAAGGAAATCAAATCAATGTTGAACCAGCTGTTAATTTTCAAATAACTACTGGAAGTGGAATTACTGCTATAGATAATATTGTTTTTAAATCAAGCACTATTTCTTCAAAAACAGGAAATGTGCATTTCGATGCTGGAATTAAATTTGTTGGTAGTGTTGAAATTGGAAATCAAACATCTGTTGAATCTACATCCAGAAAAAATTCTATCTATAATAGAACAGAAGGGCATTTTGCATGGTATAGAGGTGGAATACATAATTCATCTTTAGGAAATCCTGGTGCTGGTGGAACTGTTTTAGGTCTTTTAACTGGTAATAATATGTCAAAACAAAATTTAGGAGTTACAATTGATCCTAATTCAAGATTTTATGCTGGTAAAATTTATAACGCTGTTTGGAATGATATTGCAGAGTGTTGGGATAAAGATCCTAATGTAGATCTTGATTATGGACAAATTGCCATCAGAACAAAAACAGGATTAAAACCTTCTTCTCAGAGAGCTGAAAAAGCTACTATAGGCGTTGTATCTAATACATATGGATATTTATTAGGTGATGATGGATTTAATGAAGATTTATCAAAATCAAAAAAAATACCAATTGGAATAAGTGGAAGAGTAAAGGTTAAAACTATTGGTAAGTTAGAAATAGGTGATGAAGTTGTTTCATGGAGATTTGGATTAGCAATTAAGGCAAATATATTTGAAACAATTTTTAAAAGAGCGAGAATTATTGGTATGGTAGATTCTATAATAAACAGTAACGAATGTTGGATAAAGATTAGATAATGAAATCACCAAGAGAATCAAATGAAAGAAAAATTGAATCTTCTAATATTAGGTTATTAAAAGAATCAAAAGAAAAAGAAGTTCATATAATATCTTCAGGACCTTCAATTAAAGATTTTGATTGGAAGAGTTTAAGAGGTAAAGATATAATGACTTTAAATGATTCTATATTTTATTTACCTTTAAAGACAACATATCATGTATATAATGAACCTTTTGAAAAAGAACAAAAAAATTATTTAAAAATGAGTGCCAAGTTTTATAATACAAAGAAATTTACTACATTTGATATACCAGGGTGGTATCAATTAAATTTATATGATGATAAGAATTTGGCATTTATGCTTGCAATAAATCTTTCAATAGATTTAGGATATGAAAAAGCTTTTTTATATGGTTATGATTTTGAGTGTATAGGTGGTTTTATACATTGGTGGGACACTATTTCTGAAAAAAATGAAAAAACAATAAAGATAAAGATGGAATTAGTTGAAAAACAAAAGATAATGTTTGAAGAATTTAAAGAAAATATTTCTGACAAAATCATTCTTCAACAGGTAAGGGTAAAAAAATAAATGAATGGCGAGTATGAAGAAGTTTCACAGAATTTAGAAAAATTAGAAAATAACCTCATTACTGTCATTAATGATTTAAAGGCATCAACTGAAATTATTCTTAAAGAATTAACAGGATATCTTAATGTATCAGCCCATGATTTATCAGAAATAAGATCTACAGTTATAAAAGTAGAAACAGTTTTAGACTCTATTAAAGACTATATCTCTAAACTAGATAATATAGAAAGAGAAATATATTCTATAAAACCAATCATAGCAGCAACAGAGTTAAAAATTATAAATGAGTTTCAGAAATTATTCCAATATAATAATGATAACTTTAAAAAACTTGTAAGTTACGTTGGACAATCTATGAAAAAACTTGATTTAAATGATTCAAATATTGACAAGAGATTAGAGACTGTAGGGTTGCAGATTAAGCATGTTGGTATGTCATTTAAAGAAACAAAAGAAGAATTAATAAAAAACCAAGAAGGTTTGTATAAAATAATAAATACACTTGTTAGTGGACAAAATGATGTAGAAAAAGCTCAAATTTCTCTCCAAGGATCAAAGATAAAAACAGAGGCTGAAATACAAAAAAATAAATTATGGTTTATAGTTAAAATTGTAGGTATATTTTTTAGTTCAGGTGGAATATTGTTTTTTGTCATTAAATCAGTAGTTGAAATGTTTATCTAATAAATGTTTTAAAGGAGAAATAAGTGAGTGAATTATATGATATATTCGTGCGAATAAAAGAACTCCTTTATGAAAAGAAATTTGAAAAATTAGATCTTCCTGAATTAGTCGAATTAATACTAAAAGAAAATAAAACTAAAAAAGATTTAGAAACTCTGAAATCAGTCTATGAATATGTTGTCGGAATGGAAAAATCTCTTGAAGATTTAGGAACAATAGTTTATGAAATGATGAGTTTTTCAAGTTCTACTTCTATTGTAGAAATAGAAACAAAGGTTAGAGGTATAGTTTTAACAGTTGATCAATTTATAGATGGTCTTGCTGCTGTTATTAGAGTTGTCAAATTTAGTGAAAGTAAATTAAAACTTAAACAATCATTAGCATATTTAAAATCTATTAGAGGTCTAATAATTAATAAAACTAATGAATATAAATTAAAAATAGGAAAGACATCAATAGATTCTGATACATTTTTAAGATTTCTTACAGATACAATTGATACCTTTTTAAGAGAGGCTTATATAATTCGTATTCTTAAGATAAAAGATGTAATTCAAAAAACTATAGATATAAATCATGATTGAAAATGTTATTGTTACAAAAACTGGTCAAGAAGCAGATAATACTCAAAAAACCATTTTTTCAACCAACACTCCTTGGGAAAATAATGGATCTAATCTTGTAGTCTATTTAAATAAAGCTCCATTAGATAAAAACAATTATACAATTATTGATTCATGGAGATTGCAATTTCAGTCTCCACTTAAAACAACAGATGAGATTCAGTTTATTATTACAAAACTTGGAATATCATTTCAAGCACAAGTTGACAAGTTTAACAAGAAAATAGAAGGCAAAACACAAACTTCATTATTAAAAAAAGAATATGAAGAAACAATACCATCAAAAATAATAACACACTCAGATGAAATATGGTCATCAACCATACCTTCTTCACCACAAACTGCAGTATCAAATGGTGTTGTTCAAGTTTTATCATTAAAAGAATTAACTCAAGACACCACTGTCCCAGGGAGAAAAGGATGGTATGCTTCTTCTAATGGATTTTTATCAGGAAGAATTAAAGATTGGGTTCCTTCAAGATTTGGACAAGCATATCACATACGATTATTTGATGCTGATGGAAAAGAAATAGTATCATCAGATAAAATAGATTGGAGTTGGGATTATGCTTCTGGGTATTTAACTATATTAAATTCACATAATTATAAAACGCCATTTAAAGTTACTGGTTTTCAATATATTGGAGGTTATGGTGTAGATTTAGATGGAATCAGTCAATGGAAAAATCCAATTCCATCTTTTGGACAATTACCAACAGAAGGAAATACTCAAGGCGATGCAAGAATTGTTTTAGATGATAATTCTCTATGGAGATGGGATTCACTTAAATCAATTTGGATAAAAATGGTTTCATCTATCATGAAAGATAGTGTTACAACATTTGCAGATCTTTCTGCTGTTATTTCTTATCCTGGTGATATAAGATTAGTTGATGATGAGAGTATGTTCTATAAATATACTCTCACTGGTTGGGAAAAAATCCTATTTTCACATAATCATGATGAGAGATATTATACAGAAAATGAAATAAGTCAAATACTTACAAGATATTCACCAAGTAGTCATGTTCATGATTCTTTATATTATAGACAATATGAAGTTACGAATATGGTTAGATGGAGAGTGTCTGCGGCAACAGAAGCAGACTTACCTGAATGGACATCATCAAGAGACGGTGATGTTGTTTTAGTTAGATCTACAAATACAATTTATAGATGGGATCCTAATAAACTTCCTCTTGGTAAATGGGTTGCTATTATATCTGGAAATCTTACGTGGAAAATGCCAGTTCAAACAATTGCTCTTTTACCAACAGTTGATAATAATACTGGTGATGTTAGAATAGTTCTTGAAAAGAAAGAAGCATATATGTGGGATGGAACACAATGGCTTCCATTTACCAATAAAGTTCATAATCATGATGACCGTTACTATACTGAGAGTGAAATAAATGTAATGGTTAGATGGCTCCCACCTGTTGCAAATATATCTCTCCTTCCTTTATCTAATAATACCGATGGTGATATAAGATTAACACTTGATAACAATGCAATATATAGATGGAAAGGATCGTCTTGGATAAATATATCAGCGTCAAATACCTGGCGTGATCCTGTAGATTTATTTACAGATCTTCCAATCATGGGAAATAAAGAAGGTGATACAAGAATAGCAAAAGACACTCTTCTCATTTATATTTGGGATAATAATTATAATATATGGAATGTAGTATCAAACCCTCCACATAATCATAATGATAGTTATTATACTAAAAGTGAATTAGATTCAGGACAATTGGACAATCGTTATTATACAGAAAATGAAATCAATGCAATGTTCAATATAAATACTGGTCATAATCATGATGGAACAGATTCTGCAAGAATAGATTATAATGATTTATTAAATATACCATATTTTTATTGGAAAAAGCCTGTTGCTACTTATGCATCACTTCCTATTATTGGAAATACAACTGGTGATGCAAGAATAACATTAAATGAAAATGGATTATATGTTTGGACTGGAGTAAATTGGAATCTTGTTAATTCAGGTTTATTTGCTCCAATGAATCATAATCATGATGAGAGATATTATAGAGAAGATGAGATTAATAATATCATATCAAACCTTCAACTTTGGGTAACAGATCTTTTATTAGAGAAAGCAAATGTTATTCATAACCATGATGAGAGATATTATAAAAAAGAAGATATTGATCAAGAGTTTGATGATAGATTCGACAAAGATTTAGGTCATGATCATGATGGTGTTAATTCAAAAAGAATAAGTTATTATAACTTAGAAGATGTCCCTCCATTAAATGCTCATACTCATGATGATTTATATTATAGAAAAACAGAATTAGCAACTCCTGGAGAGGCTGAAGTTCATTGGGAAAATGTAGCATCAAAGCCTGATTTAGCAAATGGACACTGGAAAAGCCCTGTTCAAACATTTCAAGATTTACCTGCAACTAATAATGAATTATATGATATTAGAATTGTATTAAATGATAGTGATATATATGAGTGGAGTGGAACAGAATGGATATATGTTGGACACTGGGATAATCAATATGTAAATTATTGGAGAGAACCAGTTGAAACTTATAACTCCCTTCCATTAGTTAATAATGTAAGAGGTGATATACGCCTTGTTATATCTGACAACTCTCTTTATAGATGGGATGATGAAATAAAAAGATGGGTTGTTTTATCATCAAATAAAACAAATGTTCAGATTTATCAAAATGGTCTCCATTTAGTTCAAAAAGTCGAATGGCTTAGAACAAAAGAAAAGGCAGTTGAATTGCTCACACCAGCATTTGGTGGGGATAGAATAACGTTAATTATTAATGGTGATTATTATATTCGTAAAGACTTTGTTGCTTGGCAAGGACAAACAATCTTTGAATTAAGTAATGAGTATTATAGACAAGATTGGGTTGTTCAACAAAATCAAATGGTTTTTATGTTAGATAAGAACTATATAATGAATGCTAAAAATCTTGTTATATGGTGGAATGGTTTATTACAAAGAAAAGGAAAAGATTATATTGAATCTTCTCCAAACTCTTTTACGTTTAATCATATTATATATCCTGAAGATCATGTTATTGCAATAATAATGGACCAGGCTTCTGGTGAAGGAACATATGTAATAGAAGATCAACAAGCAACATCAGGTCAAACAGTTTTTAATCTTGAAAACTTTTATATACCAGGAAGTAAAACATTATTAGTTTATTTTAATGGAGATTTATTAAAACCAGGTGATGATTATTATGAAACATCAAACTCAACTATTGAGTTAAGAGCAATAAGTGCAACAACTGAAGATACCCTGTCATTTATTATATTTGGAAACGGAATTGGTGGCGGATGTTGTAATGCTAAAGATATTATATTAGGAACTCCAACAGATGGAGCTTGGTCTGATGGTCTTTTATATTTATTTGATGAAATGAAATTAAACGACTCAATTGATGATATTAATGAGGTGTTAAAAGATATAGCACCAGAAGCTCCTACAACTTTTGATAACCTGCCATTAGATAAAAATGGACTCTCATTATTTTCAGGATATGTATCTAATAATAATATAAATTATGAAACAGGATATGGACAAACTGGAGCTGGTCAATATCAAAATTATTTAACAGAAAGTCAATCTTTTTATCTATACTCTCCAAATGATACTTGTTTTGGAGATGCTGATAAAGGAACTATTACACTTTATTTAAATGGCGTGATTATAGATTCATTTAGATTATATGCAGCCTTTGTTGAAGATAATGCTTCAGCCTCTCAAACATCTATTTCTTATGGTCAATTGTTTTCAGGTGCAAGAGAAAACGAAGGTATAACTGGAACAGATGGTGCTTTGAGAAATTCTATGAATGGATATATTTCTATAATGAATGTTGGTATTTATAATAATTTTAAGATGTGGCAAAAAGGAAGAATAAGAATAAATATAACACCAGGAACATTAAGACAAGGTTATAATTCAATCTATATTGTTCATAAGTCAGCAAATTTTAATAGAAAATCTGTTGCATTAAAACTATTTTTAGATACAGCAAATGCCAGACCATACTTGGCACAACAAACAATACTTGAAAATACATATTTGATATCATCCAAGTATTGTTCAGGTATTAGATATTATTCTATTGGTGATAGGTTTAATGTTCGTTTTACAGGAATTGGTATTTTTAATAATACATTTGCTATGGCTCCAGTTGAATTAGATATGCCAGGACTTCAACCTTATGAAATAGAATGGAATCATGAAGATATAACAGGGCCACAAAATCCACCACGTCTTGGAGATTTATTTAATTTTAATGGAGAGATCATATTGAATGAGTATAATGAATATGATTCAAATGCTATAATGACAATAACAACAAAGGATCCATTTGGATCTGGTGCTACAACCACTACTACTCCTGTAAATAGATTGATTAATACATTTACAAATGGAAGTTCTGATTTAATTGAATTTTTCAGAGATGAAATCTATCGCCTCCCTGCTGGTGATTATAATTCAATACCATCAATTAGAGTTAATGCTTGGAATAGTCAAAACTTGCTACAATCAGGTAATGCTATGTTATTTAATAGAAAATTAAAATATGCTAATTTAAATTTTTCTAATTATACGCCACCTCAAACAGCCAATTATTCAGGTTTTACCGGACCACAAACATATTATAGAAGTTTTTACAAACATGCGGCAAAAAATGGTGGAATTATACAAATTAATGGTGTAACAATACAAGATATAACAAGCAATAGAGTGTTAATTGATATTAAACTTCCTGCTAAAACAGGTTGGTTATCACTTAATAAAAATTATGATGTTAGTGTTTTTACAGGGTCAGATGGAAACGGATGTTTGCTTAAAGTTGATGGTAATAATTATTATTATTCATCAGGAACATTTTCAACCGCAAGTAGTGGATATATGGTTGTTGTAAGAATAACTCTTCCAAACTCTAATATACCTGAAATAGAATATATGGAAATGAAGTGGTGAGGTATTAAATGACAATAAGACAATTAAAAAAAAATATATGATTATACAGATGATGAGTTTATAAATGGAAGGCTTGTTGTTAATTTAAAAGATGATTGGGGACACGTTGATAGAAATGGTAAAGTAACCACTCCAATTATTTATGAATGGGTTAGTGTTTTTTGTGGAGAAAGAGCCAGAGTAGAGTTAAATGGAAAGTATGGGCATGTTGATTTAAATGGCAAAATAATTACACCTATTATTTATGATATAGCATATAGTTTTAATTCAGATACAACAAGTGTTTCATTAAATAGAAATTATGGACAAGTTAATTTAGATGGGGAGTTGCTTGTAAAATATAGAAGAAAATTTATTAAAGCAGTTTTTAAATTGTCAAAGAAGAAAATATAGGAGAATAAGATGAGATTAAAAAATATTAATATTGATGAAAGAAGCTCAACTTTTTCAGACGAAAATCAAAAAAAGACTTTAAAAGAAATGTCATCTTCTGTTAATAAATTAGGAGAAGTATTTGATAGTATGGTAAATCTTGAAACATTTATTCTCCAAAGTATTTATCAAGAGTTATCAATTCTAATTGGTATAAAAAATGATAAAGAAAAAATAGTTCAAGAAAATGGATTAGATTCATATTTAGAAGATTATTTTAAACCAGCTGCATATAAAATGGAAGAAAAGATAATATCTTCTATAAAAGATTGGGATGGTGAAAATGATAGATTATCAACAAATGAAATAAAAGAAACCATAGTTGTATTAAAAGAAGTTTCAAACTTTTTAAAAATAAGTGGAAATAAATTTCAATCATTAAGTATTTTAAACGATATGATTGATGAATTTGGATATTTTCAAATATGTAAAGCTGTTTTTACAGGTGATATAGTTGATAGAGTTGTTGTATTAACAAAATTGAAAACAGAAATAAAAGAAGTTTTTTCAGAACAATCAATTACAAAAACAGAACAGCCTAAAAGAAAAAAATTAACAATAGATGATTTATAAAAAAGGAGTTTATTATGTCAAAATTAGAGGATAAGGCAAAAGAGTATGCTGAAAAAATAAACAATCTTGAAAACTTAAATATTCAACCCGCTGAATTACAAAGATATCATTCTTTGTCTGAGCAAGAGTTTGATAAAAATATGCAAAAGATTGAAGATTCATTGCAAGATGATATAAAAAAGATACCAGAAGTTTTAATTGTTTTCAATAAAATTCTTGGATCGTTAAAAAGGATTTCAAAATAATGTCAATTAAAGGTTTAAATAATATATTAAAACAAAGAGAAGAACAGTATGGTTTTAATAATGGTGTAAAGAAAGAAACTTCTAATTCTGAAGAATTTGATATTTTACAAAAAGCAATAGCAACACTTGCTGAAAATCAAAAAATGATTTACGAAAAACTTATAGAGATAAGAAATAAACTAGGGGAATAATTTTGGCATCTAAAGATACTCAAATCAATATTGCATATAAAAAATTCCTCAAGCGTCAATATACTACGACTGATAAAAAATGGCATGAAGAGTATCCTGGAAAAGCACTCAATATAAAATTAAGTGATGTTTGGATTGATGTCATTCCAAATAACCCACCTTTAGTTGATACATCTGTTATAAAAATAATAACAAAATTAGAATTAACCCAAGATGTTACAGTTGATGGAGCTGTATCATGGGTGGCATGTTCTACTCCAGGTGATTTAAATACACGCCTTGGTGATTTTATTCAACCTGATAAAGAGTTGAAACAAGGGTATTATGTAAAATTATATGATTCAAGTGATACTCAAATATATGTTGGAGATGATTTAAATTGGGAGTTTGATTATGCCAATGGAAATTTGACATTTGAATTTTCTCCTACAAATTATGTAGCTCCATTTAAAATATCATGTTATCAATATATAGGAAGAAGTGGTTTTAACACTGAAGATTTCGTTACTCCATTAGATGAATCTTATGATGGAAAGAATGGATCAGGGTCTGGAAGGATAATTCATGCAGACTTTGGACCTGTTCAAATTACACCATCAAATGGTTCTGCAGCTTTACAATTAGACCCTGTAAACTATATTCCATCTATTGGATTAGCTGATGGTCAGTTAATAAATAATAGTGGAATTTTATATATATATGATTCAACTCGTGTAAAATGGATTAGTATGAATAGACAAAACATTACATTTGGAATGAAAAGAGCAGATGGATGTTATTTAAACATAGCTGATTTCTCATCATCAACTTCAGGTTGGCCAGCTTTAAGAAAAGGAACCATATTAGGAATAACAGCTCAAGCATCATCAGGATATGCAAATAAAAAATTTATAATAAGCAGAAATAATGATCCTACATCTATATTTGATTTTAATTTAAATAATTATTATTATGCAAATTCAAACATCTCAATTGACTTTGAAATGAATGATATAATTAAAATACTAGCAACATCAGAGTTTACAACTACATATAATGTTGTAATTACTGTTGAAGTTGCATGGAGGTTATCATCATGATTAAGTTTGAAGAAGGGTATAAACAAAAAGATTTTATATTTTTTAGAAATCCAACCACTGGTCCTAACTTTTTGAAGGATAATAAGCCTTTTTATGAATTAGCCATTGTTGAAATAGCTAAAGGTGGTGTTTATAATGATACAATGTCATGGGATGGTAATTGGAATTTTAAAATTATAAAAAGATTTTTTGGTGATGGCAGTTATGATAGATTTATTTAAGAGATAAAGTGTAATATGTTATATAGAGATTGGGAGAGTTTAGCGAAATACTTGGATAAAAATGGCTTATTTTCAGATGTATTTAATGAGATTTTTAATAAATAAGCATATATTAAGATATGGTTATAGATGAAAAATACTATCTTGAAATAGAATCTGATTTAAAGAAGTTATTAGCTTATGAATTAGATAATAAAATTTGTTCTATTAAAAATGATGCTTATAAAGCATATTTTACGAAATCGGATGAATGGGACAAAAGGAAAAAATACTTTTTTTTTGATATAAAAACATTCAAAAAATCTCTCGGCACAAATCCAATTATGGCAATGGGTGAAGTTATGATAAAAATTGGAAAATTTGTGCAAGATAAGTCTGATGATAAAATTCAAATGTTGTCAGAAATAAATTTTGTAAATCAATATACTGATGATTTTAGAATTCGCATCAAATTTATATCTTATGATATGGCTGCCAAGATTTTATTAAATCAGAGCCAATAAGGGGAGAGATGGCTTCGTCTAATGATCAGATTATACAGAACTTTGATAAAGAAACATGCAAAGAATTGTCAGTAGATATTTCAAAAACGGATAATAACATTATAATTGTGAGTTTAAAAGGATATATAGACACTTATAATACAACATTTCTTTTAAGTAAAATGAATATGGTTTTTAATAAAGGTTATTATAATATTATTATGAACCTTGCAGGTATAAATTATGTATCATCAACAGGTATAGGAGCCTTTACTTCATTCTTAAAAGAAGTAAATAAACAAGGTGGTGGTATTTGTTTAATGAATTTACAATCAAAAGTTTATGAAGTTTTCCAACTCCTTGGATTTACATCATTTTTTACTATAGTAGATAGTATTGATCTTGCAACTGAAAAACTATTGGATAAAAAAATACACAAAGAGTCTAGTTTCCCAGCTGTGACAGAATGTCCAGTTTGTAATAAAATGCTTAAAATGATGAAAGCTGGCAAATTTAGGTGTTCTGAGTGTAAAACTATACTAAGAATAGATGATAATGCTAAGATGTTTTTAGTTTAGAGATCAAGATTATATAGTATAATAACTTCATGTGGAGGACACATGAACTTAAATCGCAGAGAATATAAGTCTCAATCCTTTGTAAATCGTATCCAATTAAACCTCGCCAATGTTTCAGCCAATCCTGGTGATGAATTTACTCTTATAAATGCTTACTATGATCCTGCAATGTTTGATTGTGAACTTTGTGGACATAAGGGGTGTATGTTTGCCTTTGAAATTCAGAATACAGAAACAAAAAAAACCATTAAATTAGGTTCAGAATGTGTTCATCATTTTAAAGATCGCGGCGTAAACATTGACCTCGCCGAGGCTCTAATGAAACGAGTCATGTCTGCAACAAATAAATCAAGGCGAGAGTTGGTTGAAAAGCTTGGAGATGAAGCTTGGAAAAATCTATCTGAAGAAGAAAGAAAAGAAATAGGCTGGAAAAGATTTGAATGGAAGAAAGAAGCTGGTAAAAAGGCATACAAAAGTCTTGATAAAGAAGAAAAACGAGTTCTTGTTGTAAATGAATTTATGATTATTCAGGCAAAAGAACTTTTAACTCAGGTTGCTTATAATAAGCATTATTTGACTGAAGAAGAAATATCTAAAATTATAAGCCTTGGTCTTGAAAAAGAGATAGAAAAAGCTAAGATTTTTTCCAAAACTTACTATAAATAACAGTCAAATATACAAGATATATTAGTTAAACTAATATGGAGTGTATATGACTTTTATAGAATTCTTGGAGTCTGAGGGGAAAATAAATCATAATCAATTTGATGAGGTATCAAAGCTGATTCAAAAAAACAACGAAAAGCCTGGGCAGATTCTTTTGAAGAAAAATATTCTTCAAAAGAATGATTTATTAGAACAACTCAAAGTATTTGTAGAACAAAGATAAATACTTTAGACCAAAGCCAAAAAAGGATATAATATATCTATGGCATTAAAATTTAATATTGAGAAATTCATTTTCATTATGAAAAGCAACTCTTTGTGGGGTGTTTTTTTAAGTAATACTACTACAAATTCAGTTCCGGCGTGTATAGCATTACACACTTATCTAAAATTATTAGATCTATTTAATAGTGATTTAATATCAGAGTCTGATTTTACAAAAATACCAAATATAAAATTAATTAGAGATTGTTCTCGTCAAGACATATATGATGAAAATGATCATATCATAGATAATGATGTAATGAGTCTAAAACTTGCAAAAGAGTTACTTGAGGCTCTAGTTAGTCTTGGGTTTATTAATGAAAAAGAAACTCACAACCCTGAAAACACATGTCATACCCATCTTTCATGTTGTAGTTACCATATTAGTGATACAGGAGTATTATTATATAAAGAAATAGATGAATGTTTTTCAGGCGTTGATAGTGAAGTTATTATCTTAAAGATACTATTACTTTTACCTTCGTGCAAGTTATTTAGTAAAGGAATTTATCAATCTGAATTTGCAAAAGTATATTTAGATTTTTTATATTATGGAGGCAAACATGTCTGAGCTCAACGATTTATATGAAAGCATCAGGCCTCAAATTGAACAGAAATATGAAACATTTCAAACTGTTTGGGGTCTAGGTGATGCTGAAATTTTTCCTGAATTAGTTTTTTGTTTATGCACTCCACAAACAAATGCTAAACATGGTTGGAAAGCTGCTCAAGCGCTTATTGAATCAGGGCTTTTATATGAACCAATAAACGGTGTTATAGAAGAACAACAGCGACTCATCCAAGTAGGAGAAATTTTATCTAAAGCAGGAGTTAGATTTAAAAAGAATAAGGCAAAATATATTGTTCAAGCTATTCAACGTTTTAATAATGGAAATGCCTTTAAAATATTTTTGACAAATCTTATTAAAAAAAGTAATAATATGAGAGATGTTAGAAATTGGTTGGCTGAAAATGTTTATGGTATGGGTATGAAAGAAGCTAGTCATTTTCTTAGAAATGTTGGGCAGGGTGATGAAGTATGTATTCTTGATAGGCATATATTAAGAAACCTTGTTGAGAATGGTGTTATTGAAAAAATACCACAACATTTAAATAAAAAAACATATCTTGAAATAGAAACTGAAATGATAAAGTTTTCAAAGGAAGTTGATATTCCTTTATTCGCTCTTGACTTTGTATTTTGGTATAATGCAAAAGGTGAACTTTTTAAATAAGGAAGTTGTGATGGATTTGAATTTGGTGTTTGAGAAAGAAATTGAAAAAAGAATGGGTGAATATAGAGTCAAGAATGAAGAGTTAACACTCACCATTAATAATTTGACCCAAGAAGTAAAAAGACTCAAAAGTTTAGAAAATTGTAATTTGTCAAATGAGGCTAGGAAATTAGTTACAATTCATACTATAAAAAATTTAATTTCTTTTGAGCCAACATTTAGTGGATATATTGAAAACAAAGAAGCTCAAGGTATGAGAGAATCTCCTGAATGGTTTAATTATTTAATTGAATATTGGAATGATAGAAACTCTCTCCTTGATTTCTTTAATTTTTTTGGTATTGAATTTTCTCCATGGGCGAGAACTATGAAAATGCCTCATGAATGGAATGAAGAAGAGTTGATACTTTTTTTAAAGAATATAGAAATACAATATGTTTGTAATGGTGATTTGTTTGAAAAAAATTTAGGATGGTGGTATAAAGAACAAGCACATCTTAAAGATGCCTTTTCAAACCCCAAGAATATGATTACACATAGGTCATATACTGAGATTCCATGGCAGTTTGTTTTTGAAAACCCACTATGGACAAGTGATGTTGTTTTTGATGAACTTGTAAAAACAATTGAAAGTGGAAAACAACATTTTATTTCTTTATTAAGGATTGTTAATTATCATAAATTTGATGAGGTTAAAATCAAAAAACTTGTCAAGGCTTGTGTTGTTATTAATAAAAAAGTAGGGTATAGTGAAGTAAGAAATTTCATTTCACGTAATATACCAAGTATTCAGATTAATAAAAGTGAAAAAGATTTACTTGAATATTTAACATGTGAACCTCCTAATGCTAATTCTTGTTCAATTGTTCATGAATTTTATATTGAAAAGATTGCTGATTTTGTTGCAAAAATTTCTTATATTGAAAAATGTAATAAACTAACTAAAATAGAAAAGGCTAATCTTGTTAAAAAATATGTTCTTGAAAAATACAGCAATGTAATTGTTGCAAAGGAATTGTTAGAAGAGTAAATTTACAGAGGAGAGTTGTTTAAATGGATATTCTTAAATTTATGTTTAGTAATTTTTGGGTTTTTATTGGTTTTATTATATTGATAGAAGCTATAACGTCATTTATAGTTAACTTTATTAAAGCTTTTATTCCTGATACTCATTATCATATTGATGGAACGAAAGTTGATATTGATGAATTTATCAAATGGAAAGAGGTAAAAGATGATAAATAGATTCCAAACAAAGTTCATGAGTGAAGTAGCTAAACTGGGTCTTGAACATGGATTTTTAATTACAGAAGATGGATATATTGAACCAATTCTTGATTGGTTTGATAGCAATCAAGTATTTCATTATACCTTGAAAGAAGATGCTATTGGTGTAAAAATAAATGGAGTGGAGTCAGGTGTTTAATAAAGATGATTTATTTCTTATTTGTGATGATGGTTTTGATTTTTCTTATAAAGAAAGAACAAGTAGTTTTACATCTGTAGTTCATAAAACAAATTTCCTCCCTGATAATTATCTCAAATATATGGAAATAACAGATGTTATAAAATATAAAACTAAAAGAACATACAAATGTCATTTCTTTATGGAAAATAAATCTGTTACTAATGGATTGTGGGGCATTAATAGTGAAGATGATTATCCAGATTATAACAAAGGTTTATACAAAACATTATCTGATAAAATAATCAAATCAAAAATAGAAAATAAGATTATTACACCTTGTAAATGGAGTGATTTAGCAAAGGAAGAACTGGTAAAAGAAAATGATACCTAAGGCTAAAACAATTATTGTCTATAAATCAAAATATTTTCGTATCGGGCAAAAAGTACAACCATCTTGTTTTGTATTCTTGAAGACAAGAAAAAAGACTCCAAAGTCTTATGAATATCAAGCAGAGTTTTGGGACTGGAATTATGAATTTAATAAAAGTGAAAGAACTATATCTCTTTTTTTTATAAAATCTCTTTTCCAACACCGTGAAGCTAAATATTTTGATGGTAGTGTAGAAGACTTTGATGCTTATATAGCTAAAGAGTTGTTATTAAATGAATGAATTTTGCATAGTTTAATAATGAAAAACAATTTTTATGCTCATTAGATAAGGAGATATCTAATGAAATACTATTATGATAATGTTGAATATGAAGACTGGTGGAGTTTAATAGAAAAATGTTATTATCATGGAACTAGTTTAATAGCTCATAATGAAAATGATATTCTTTCAGTTTATAACCGTGGAAGATTTAAGCTCGTTCCATCAAAATTAACTTATGAAGAAGAGATTGTTGAAAAGGTAAAAAATCTTTTATTAGGGAATCAGACTCTTTATAGCCTTAGAAAAAGAGATGTTTTTAAAAGATATAAACAGGTTTTTGATGAGAATGGTCAAGTTGTAAATCTTGCTGAGATTTATCAAGCAATCGCCGATTTTAATCCTGATATTAAAAGATGTAAAAAAACTGTTCATTTCTATGGCAATGAATATAGAAGAGAGCCCTGTCCATGGAGAGGAAAACGCCATCATTGTTCAATAAGAGGAAAATTAAACTTAAATTATTATTTAGATGCCACAAGTCATTATAGTGATTTTAGGATAAAAAAGCAACTTTCTGCAAGAATGGACCCTAAGTGGAAGTATGATTATTCAGACAATCATGATTTTTCATGGAAAAGGCAGACAAAAAAGAGAAAACAATGGCTAAAACAATAGTTTAGAGAACTGATAGAGAGGTGTATAATATGGATATGACTAATAAATGGAATACTTTAAAGCATAACGGACCGGTTTTCCCGCCTGAATATACATTCAAAGGTTTGAATGTTATAGTTGGTGGAGCAAAATCTAAACTCTCTCCTGATGCAGAAGAGCTTGTTTATGCATGGGCTCAAAAGCATGCAACTCCTTATGTTAAAGATTCTGTTTTCCAGAAAAACTTCTGGTCATGTCTTAAACCCCTCCTTGACACTTCTCTCCAAGCAACTAAATTCCCTGCAGATTGGGATTTTAGTGAGTTTGTTGTTGAAATTGAAAACCTCAAAGAATCTAAAAAGGCTAAAACCTCTGCAGAGAAAAAGGCAGAGAAAGAAAAATCAGAAGCAAGAAAAGCTATCTATGGTTTTGCAGAACTTGATGGTGAAAAAACACCCCTTGGTAATTACATGGTCGAGCCTCCAGGGCTTTTTATGGGGCGTGGAAAGCACCCCAAAAGAGGTTTTTGGAAGGCTCGCATTGCTCCTGAAGATATCATAATCAATCATTCTCTTTCTCTCAACCCTCCTTCTCCTCCTGCTGGACATAAATGGAAGGCTGTTGAAGAAAATAAAAACTCTCTCTTTACTGTTGGATGGAATTGCAAACTCACGGGCAAATTTAAGCCTGTTCTTTTCTCTGCCATCTCTTCTGTTTCTCATAAATCAGCAATGAAAAAATTTACCAAAGCCATTGAACTTGCAAATAACTTTGATAAGGTAAATGCTTATATTGAAAAGAAACTTTCATCTCGTGATAAATCTACCAGAAAAGAAGCAACTGTTTGTGAGCTTATATCAAAAATGTCTATTCGTGTTGGTGATGAAAAGGGTGAAGATGAGGCTGATACTGTCGGTGCCACCACTCTTCGAGTTGAACATGTTAAAATAGATAATACCTCAGTCATCTTTGATTTCCTTGGAAAGGACAGTGTTCGCTATTACAATAAAGTTGATAACCTCGACATCAATGCAATTCGTAATATTCAGGAATTTATGACTGGCAAGAAAGCAAGTGAAGAAATTTTTGATGGTATTACAAGCCATGATGTCAATCTTTTCCTTGATGGTATTATTGATGGTCTTACTGCAAAACAGTTCAGAACAGCTACTGGTTCAACTTTACTTGCCAAGGCTCTTCAGAATCAGACAATTGACCCTTCTCTTTCTGAAAGAAAAAAGCTTGAATATTATACTAATGCTAATCTTGAAGTTGCTATAAAGTTGAATCATCAGACTGCAGTTTCAGAAGCCTATGAAAACTCTATCAAAAATATGAAGGATAAACTTGACCTTTACAAAAAAGAATATGCTTCTAAAAACAAGGATATCAAAAAAGAAATTGATACTCTTAAAGATGAAATGGAAAAAAGAGTTGAATTTGCTAAAGAAAACTATACTGGTGAAAAACAAAAGAATAGTATTCAGCGTGCTAAAGAAAACTTTAAAAAGAAGCAGGATACTTTGAATAAGCGAGTTGCAACTCTTTCCTCCCATATTGAAGATCTTGAATCTAAAATTGATATGAAGAAAAAGACTAGGGGTATTGCTCTTGGAACGAGTAAGTTGAATTATTCAGACCCAAGAATTGGTATCAGCTGGTGCAAGGATAATGGTGTTGATATTAAGAGGCTTTACACTCCAGCCCTTCAGGCAAGATTTGCTTGGGCAGTTGAAGTTAAAGATAATTTCTATAAAAAATACCCAATTGTATGACACCTGAAATTAAAGTTGGAGATATTTTTTCATATAGAAATCAACCAAAGTGGGTTATATATGATGAGATATTTTTCATTGTTCTTGATGTTAATATTGATGTTTATAGATCAAGAATTGTTATGAGAAATAAACAAAAATTAAATATTGGTGAAATAGCAGAGATAAGATTGTCTGATCAAGATATTGATCATATTAGTTTTGATCCTTATATTATTACTGATCAAGCCTTGAAGGCTAAAATACTTTTATTATTGGAGTGATTATGATTGGAAAACTATTTCAGGTAACTATTCCACCTGCTGTGTTTGATGGTGCTGATATGATAAGAGTTATTGATGCTAAAAATTATGCTCCTAAAGAAGGAGAGAAAAACGATTTATTTCTTGTATGTCGTGTTAGTAAAGATGGACAGTTCGTAAATGAGCAGGATATAAAGATGGATGATTTTTGTGATCTATTAACTGGTGGGATATTGATAAGGCCAGAACCTCATATTGAGGCAAAGATATTATTGACTGGAAACAAGGTGTAAAATGTCAAGCTCTTTTAGTGGTGAAGCAAGAAGGTGTTATATCTGTGGTGAGTTATTAAAAACAGATGATAGAGCTTTCATGCTTCAAGGTGCTAAAATTAAATATGGTGAAGATCCTATTTATGTATGGAAATCAGGAGGTTCAAATTTTATTTCACATGCTGGTTGCCAACAAGAAATATTGTGGAAACAATTTAATAATAATTTAACCTTAGAAAAGGAATACTATCCATTTATTCGGCTTTCTTGGAAAGATAATAAAAGACGATGGAGACTTGGAAACAAGTATCTTAAAGAAAATTGTAGTCAGGAGGAATTAGATAACTTAGTTGCTGTTCTTGCAAAGGATTTATTAAACGATAAAATAACGGGGTTTTAAATGTTTGGATTTAAAAAGGAGAAAAAGATGACATCTTTTGATGAAAAATTTGTTGAAAATAACAAAAATGCTCTAATGGAAGAAATGGCTGAAAAAATCAACAGTATTAACGAGCTATTAAGTGCTATTATTCAAGCAGGTCCAACAGAAAATCCTGTTCATGAATTATCTATTATGAAAAATGTAACAATTGCAATTGCTCAGCATGTTGGAGCTTTGACAAGTTGTTTTAATCAATATACTATTTTTGAAACTGGTAGAGTTCCAAAAGAGAGGTTAATTGGTTTTAAGGCAATGATAGATAATGATGATGATGAAAAAGAAAAGTAATAATTACTATAGTTAAAAAAAGAGAAGGGCTTTACGCTCTTCTCTTTTTTTTTCACAAGATAACTACATGGCGTATTTTAATATTGGAGAAATATATGTTTCTGGTGTAAATAGACTTAAAAGTGGCGATTCGTCACAAAGATTAAAAGATGATTGGTTACAAATAATAAAAATAAAAGAAATAGATGGAAAGCTTATTTACTTGGATGTTATTGCAACACATCCAAGCTCAGAACTTAAAACTGATAAAACATATAATACAATGTATGAGACACCAGCAAATATAGAATTTTTTAAAAAAATAACAGACCCTGAGTTGTTAAAAGCGACAAGAGATATAATAATAACAGTTTTTAATAAAGATTGAAATAATCTATATTTTTATGAAATAAAGATAAAGATAAATGTATAACCCTTGACAGGAGTAATTAATAATGAATGAATATTATCTTAAAAACAGTACAGGATCCGAAATAGATATTGATGATCTTGGTATTGTTATCTCAGATGGCCAAAGTATAACTATAGATATTAACGACATTGGTGGTTATTTATCAGCTGATATGATTGCAGCTTTAAATGATAATCCGGCTAATGGCCTAATCTTATCAACTACAGATGTTGGAGACACCTCTGGTGATTTTATAAAATCAATTGCAATAGAAAGATTAACTCTTAAAACAAGATGGAAACCAGGTGTAGCTACTTTTGCAGCTCTTCCTATAAATGGAAACGAAGATGGTGATTTAAGATTAATAACAGGAACTGGTATAATTTATAGATGGTCATCATCTGGAGCTGAATGGATACAAACAACATCAACATTCTCTCTTACAGTTACTGAATATGATAATGCTCCTCTTGGAGAGGATATTGAAAAGTTAGTTTTCGTCCAAGTAGAAGATAATGTTTATATTGATACAGAAGCTGGTAAAAATGTTGCCTATATTGGACCACCAAATCCACCTCTTTCAATGTCAGGACAATCTTTACTTACAACTGGAACTTCATTTGTTACTGGTGGATTGTCAGATTTAAATATTAATTATAAGCCAAGTGATTTAGCAGGAAGTGTTGTAAATTATATTACAAAAGATTCAACACTTACTATTTCAACACCAACTGGAAACTATTCTAATTATGGAGATAGAGGTGTTGTAAAACTTTATGTTAATGGGGTTGTTATAGCTTCAATAGATCTTGGTGCTAACTTTAATATAGCTCTAAGAGATGGTTCACAAGTTATGAATAATTATGATGTTCAAGGTGTTGGAAGCCCAATGTCAAATGGTATTGTATCATTTACAGGTGGAACATTCCAAGTAAATAATGTTCAAATATATGGTGGATTTAGATTTTATCAACGTTTTCAAGTAAGTGCTAATATAACAGATGCTGCTTTCTTTAGACAAGGTTATAATTCAATATATATTACACATGAAGGATTAAGTGCAGTTGAAGGTGGAACTCAAACATCAGAAACACTTAATCTTTTTTATGATATTGATACAGGATCAAATCCATCTGTATCAACTCCAATTATTACAGAATTAGTTCCTGTATTTAAATATCTCTCAGGTGTAAAATTTTATGATACAGCATCAACATGGGAGGTTGACACTACTGCTTCTAATTGTTTTAATAATGTTTATCATTCAACAGGCTCTCCAGTAACTTATTCAGGATGGCCTGGGTTAGTTGCAACTGATATTAGATATGATAATCCAATGGTTGTTGGAGTTTCTAATCCACCAAAAATTGGTGAGACAATGTCTATAACAAACTGGGTCCTTGGTCAAGTTGCAAATCAAATGGCAAGTAATGCAAGAATAACTGCAACACCTCGTGATCCTTATAGTTCATATACTGCAGTTCAATCTTCTACACAAAATATTCTTGTATGGTCATATCCACCTTCTTCAACAAATCTTATTGAACACTTTAGAGATGAAGACTATCGCCTTCCTATAGCGGAGTATAATACAATTCCTGCTACAATAACAGGACAATGGGATAGCACACAATCTCTTGATACTTATAATACAGGAAATGGATTGCAAGTTTATTTAGATGAGTTATACGCTCCAACATTAAATTTTTCAACTTATATGCCAAGTGGCAATCCAAACTATTCTTTAATTGCATCTGAAAGTGATAAAGTTTATATTCGTGCCTTTAAAGATACAACAGCGTCACATGCTTCAGGAACTTTAAGAATTACTGGATTGACAAAAACTCAACTTTATAATCGCAATGTTAAAATATGGATAAAGGCTCCAACACAAACTGGATGGCTTGATTTAACAAGAGATTATAACTTTTCAACATTCTCTGGTATAGATAATGATGGATGTTGGGTTAATAGAGATGTACAATCAACAAGTGATTTTAAATTTACTCTTGGAACAAACTATACAGTTAATTCAGGTGGCATGATTATAGTTAAGGTTCAGTATCCAGATAATACTGCACCTCGCATAAGTTATATGAGTGTTGTGGACTGGTAAAATATGACATAAAGAGATATGAGAATAGTAATTAAATATATTTTTATTGGAAAGGTTTTAGATTTTGATGATGAATATAAATCAATTCAAGATATTATTTCAGATTTAGATGAAAATATATTTGAAGGTCTTGGTATTGATGGAATTGATGTTGCATTTCTTAAAGAAAAAGGATATGATAAATCAAGGAAGATTATAGAAAAATATTATTATAATATAATAAAGTTTATGTATGGTGATGAAGTTGAATTAAAACCAACGTATGAAATATTGAAATCTTATAAGGATTTAGCAATAGATTATTATTTAGATAAATTGGGGGTTACGGCATGAGTTTTTTAAGAAAATTAATTAATGAAGTATATGAAGCAGAATTAGAAGAACAAGAGGTTAGCAAAAATCTTGCAAAAGAAGATGCTCTTACTCTTATAGCAGAATTTGTTAAAGATGTTAAAAAAAGATTTACAAATTCAGCAGATAGAACAGAGATTCTTGATGCTGCATTAAAAACATTGGAATTTTTTATCAATGAAATAGATAAAGAAGAAGTTGATTCTATTCCAGATGATAGTTTCGGTATGACTATTGATGCTGAGGATGAATCAGGATTTAATGATGAAGAAGACGATGATCAATTAGAGGATTTTTAAGGAGGACTTATAATGGCTTATTTTTTAGGGAATGTTGTTCCAGTTGCATATGCAAGATTAGTTAAATTTTTTAAAGCAAAACCAGAATATATGAAATTCACAGCAACAGATCCAATTTATTCTGTATTAGAAAAATCTGCAGATCTTATGGATGATAAACTTGTAAATGCATCTAATTCTATTGTTCCACCAGTTAAAGTTACTGGTATTACAATTGACGATGCTGACGTTACAGTTTCTGTTGGATTTACTTTAACTCTTCCAGTTAGTATTGTTCCTACAAATGCTGCTAACAAGACTATTGTTTGGTCATCAGAAGATAAAGCAATTGCAACTGTCGTTGGTGGAGTTGTAACAGGAGTTGTTGAAGGTGTAGTTGATATTATAGCAACTGCTGCTGATGGAAGTGGAAAATCTGATTCTATTGTTATAACAGTTGAGGCATGAAATGAAGTTTAATAAATTGACAAAAGAAATAAATGAGAATGATATTGTTGCTGCAGGAACAAAAAAAGCTGAAATAATTGCACAATTGCAAAATGCTAATCTTGATCCTGCAGTTAAGGTAAAGGTAAATGCAGCTATTAATGCTGATAATTTAGAAAAAGCTTTAAAAATTGTTATTGCCTCTTTATCAAGGTAGGAGTTTATTATGAAAATTAAAATTGAAAAAAAGAATGATGAAAAATATCTTATTCTCTTTTCAGATGATTCACAAGTACAAGGTGTTTATGTCACAAAATCTGAGCTCAAGAAACTCAAATCTGACATAAGCCAGATTATGGATTATGATGCACAAGAGATAGGCGACCCACTATAATTATTGGAGAACATAAATGGCAGATTTATCACAAAATGAAAAAATAAACTTAGCCTTCAAAATGGTATTTGGAATACAAGGAACATCAAATACAGAAGACTCATCGGGTTTGGATTGGTTTGAGGAAAGACATGGGTTTAGACCATTTCTTTTAAATCAAGATCTATATGTAGAAATAGTTCCAAAAGTATCTACATCTTCTGAAGCTGATTTAGCTGTCACTGCAAATCCAGCAATGATAGAAAAAGTAACTTTAAAACTCACCAAGGTTGTTGGAACAAATGACAGAGCTTGGGTTGCTTTTCAAACACCAGGAAATGATACATCACCAATTCTTGGAGAATGGCTTATTCCACAAATATTTGGAAAGGGTTATGCAATGAAACTTTTCAAAGATAATGGATCAGGCGCTCCAGGTCAAGAAATAACAACAACAGAAGGAGCTTGGGTTCCTTCATATAAAATGGGATTTATTATTTTAGGAGCTGGTTACACTGCTGCTAATTTAGGATGGACTGAACCTCTTTGGGTTACAGTTTATCGTTATATTGGAGCTGTTGGTCTATCAGGTGGAACAATACCAGGATTAAGCATGGATTCTACCTATAATGGTGGTTCTACTATATCAGTTGATAATGGACCTGTTGTTTTAAATGCTTCTAATAATTATGCACCTCTTCAACTTACTCCAATTTCATATACTCCTACAACAAATGTAGCAGGTGGACAAATAGCAAATATAGATGGAATATTATATTCATATGATTCTACCAGAAATAAATGGTTAAGTGTTTATCAACCATCAATTTCTTTTCAAGCTAGAAAAGGTGATGCAAATTATCTTTCTACTGGTTTTCATAGTGATCTTAATTCAGGCTATGTTGCAATAAATGATGGAACAATTTTAGGTATAACAGCACAAGGTGGTTCTGGTAATCAAAGTAAAGGTTTTGCGATTCGTAAAAATGGAGTTATGACTGATATAACAACTCTTTCACTTACTGCAGGAACATATAAAAATAACTCTTTAAATGTAGATTTTTCTTCTGGAGATATATTACAAGTTTATTGCACTGCTACTGGAGCTCCTATAAATGACCCTAGAGTTAATATAATTTTTTCTTGGAGAAAATAAATGAAATTTAAAAACTTTGTTAATGAATTGGATAAAACAAAAATCAATCTTCAAGATTGGGTTCAAGATTCAAAACAAAAAGATGTTTTCTATTTTTGGGAAAGTGATGAAAAAGGATATAAATATTATTCTAATAATATAGAAAATATCTTTAATAAAAGTGATTATTCATTTTTACCTTTTGAAGATGATTTATTAAAAGAAGATTTAGATCATGCTTTATCTAAAAAATTAAATGAAGATAGTCTTATTGGTGATTATTCAAATCTATTTGGAAAATGGTTAATGGATGAAGAGGATAATTCAAAATATTATTATTGGAAAGGTGATAATAAAGGATATTTGGTTGAAATGCAATATGATGGTATTAGGCTTCCAAGAATAACTAATGTTGAATTGATTGATAATAATTATTTAAAACCACATTTGATGAAAGAGTTTAAAGACTATAAAATAAAAAGAGCTCTTAATCAAAAGATGCGAGAAATTAAAGATGAAAATCTTAAATCTATAAATGATATATTTGAACATTGGACACAAGATTCAATTAAAGATGATACTTATTATTATTGGAAAAATGAAAATGAGGGATATATTGCTCTTGTAGAAAATAATCCTCTTCCACAAATAGTAAAATTTGAAGCTGTTGATAATGAATATTTTGAACCTCGTTCTCTTGATCAAGTCAAGAATAACAAAGTTAAGAAAGTACTAGACAAAAAATTAAAATAGGAGACAAGTAATGGCAACCTTATATTTAAAAAATACCAGCGGATCACTAGTAAATGTTATAGACCTTGGTATTTCACTTCCAAATAGTCAATCTCTTGTAATTGACAGTAACAGCATCAATGCTTATTTAACTTCTGACTTACAAGCAGTTATTACTTCTGGTAGTTTAATATTATCATCAACTGATATTGGTGACAATGGTGGTGATATGAGTATTACTGATGCCATTGCCGCTCTTTCAATAACAACAAGATTTGATAGAGATAATCCTCACAATACTACAATAACTCAAGCCTTATCAGCTGATTCTACAACTACTGTAACAGTTGCACAATTAAATGATTTAACAGATGGAGGGGAAACAACCCTTCATATTCATGATGGAAGGTATTATACAGAAACAGAACTTTCAACATCAAATCCTGCAACTGTAAATGTTCATTGGGATAACATAATCAATGCTCCACAGTTTGGTTCTCTTGAATGGCAAAGACCTGCTCTTGGAAATCTTGTTGGTATGGGAACAGCTGGATCAGAACCAACAAATCCAAAAACTGGAAGTTATTATCTTAATACTGGTGATGAACACCTTTATAAATATGGTGGCTCCTTATGGATAGATCAAGGCGCTCCTGCTTTAGAAGAAAGAGTTGTATTTAAAGATGGTGTTGGAAGCAATGATAGAATATATGAATGGAATGGAACTGATTGGACAACTGATCCTGTTCCACAAGATAATTGGGCAATTATTGTATCTGATGATGGTGATGGTAAAGCAGCTCAATATGTATATGATACATCAGGTGCCCCTCCTGATTGGATTAAAATAGCTGACGTAGATTGGGGTAGTCATAATGCTCTTGCAAACAGAGATGATACTGGTTCTCACCCTGCATCTGCTATATCATATAATAATACAATCTCAGGATTGAGTGCAACAAATGTTCAAGACGCTTTAAATGAAATTGCAACAGAACAAGGTGTTGATTTAAACAATATAGTATTCGTTGCAAAAAATGGAGTTGATGTTAATGCAAATGTCACACTCGGAACAATTGCAAACCCATATTTAACAATAGGAGCTGCAATTACTTCAATTACAGGAGCATCTTCAACTAATAGATATGTTGTTTATGTTATGCCTGGTGATTATAATGAAAATGTAGTTTTAAATAAATCTTTTGTATATATAGCATCTCCAAATAAAGAAGCAACAAGAATAACTTCTTTAACAGGTAATACTTTAACACTCTCATCAACTTCTGAAAAATCTACTGGAGTATATAATATATCTGTAGTATCTAATTCAAGTTTAACTACTGACAATGCAATTTATATTTCAGGAAACAATCCTTCATTATTTAATATTGATGTTTATTCACCATCTGGAGCGAGGACACTCCTTGTTAATGGAGCTTATTCACAAACACTTAGACATATAAACCTTAAAGGTGGAGAATTTAGAGTTGATTCAGGTGTTGTAGAGTTTTATGATTCAAAAGTTATTGAAGCTTTAACAAATGTAACTGGTGGAACATTACGTGTTCATAATGGTGATTTCTCTCATAATGGAGGGGATGCAATATCTCAAACAGGTGGAACTGTTTATCTTGTATCAGCAAAACTTATATCAGGAGCTTCTGCAAAAGATTTTAACCAATCTGGCGGAACAGTTTATTGGGGTTGGGTTGAATATGACGATACCAAGATAACAATTGGCGGAACAAAATATCTATTATTTGAATCAAATGATTTATACTATAATTCAACAGGCAATACTGTAATATTAGGAAATGATATTGATACTGTTATTAGTAATATTGATATTGCTATCCAAAATATTTTAACAGCTAATTCAACTCATGCAGGTAGAGTAGACAACCCTCATGTTGTTACATTTACTCAAGCTGTTACAGCTGATCCTGGAACTGATATAACTGTAGCTGAAGCAGAAACATTGACAAACGGGTCAAATGCAGATTTATTACATAAACATGATGCAACAAATATAACATATACAAATTATGGAAAAGTTAATGTTGCTGGGGCTCTTGATGAAACTGAAAAAGCAATTCGCCAAAGATTCTCTGGTCATATTTATGTTGATCAAAATAGAACAGATACTTATACAGCAGATGGTTCAATTGCCTTCCCTTATAAAAATATTGGAATGGCAACAGCAGATGTTGGTGCTGTAAATGGAACTGTAATAATAGTAAGTGAAGGTAATTTCGTTGAAGATATTACTCTCCCTATTGGTGTTTCTCTCCAAGGGGCAGGAACTTCTAAAACATATATTGAAGGAACAATTACAACAACAGGTTCTGCTTTTGTAAATATCAGTAATATGTCAGTATATGACAATATTCTTCTTACAAGCAAAGCCTTACTTGAAGATATGTTTATTAGAGGTCAATTAAATATTGCAGCAGTAACCGCCGCAACTGGAATTGAAGGAAGAAATATAACAGTTAGCCCAACTACAGGTTCAGCTCTTATAATTGGAAATAATGTTGAGTTATTAAGATTTATAGGTGGAGCAATTTATTCAAATGATGGAAGCACCGCTTTATCAGCATCAAGTGGAGTTACTATGTTTGATGATTATATCATTGCAATAAGAAACACTCCATCTTCAAACCCAACAATTTCTCTTACAGGAACCTGTAATATACATCTCAATCAATCAGTTGTTCAATCAACTGGTGGAAATACTTTAATATCAAATGCAACAAATACTTATCATAATATGATATCAGATGTTCAATATGCAGGTGGAGTAATGAATTTTAATAACTCTCCTACAATTATTGAAGGTGTTCATGATGTTATGAATGGAGTTAAAATACCTACAGGTAATGCAATCATTAAAAGACCTGGTGAACAAATTGCTTATAATGATAGTGCAACATCTCTTGGGGCTACAAATGTTCAAGGTGCAATTGAGGTGTTAAGTTCACTAATAACATCTTTTGAAATGCCTGCAGGAACTACATTCCCAACTGTTCCAGCTCCAACTGCTGGTGATATTTTCTATAGAACAGATTTGAATATGACATATCAATATGATTCATCAAGAGGAAAATGGCTTAGTATGTCTCAAATGTTCTTAGATTGGGGTAGTAATATTGCTGATGGTAAGTATCTAAATATCCATGGAGCTACAGCAACACAGACTGGTTATCTCATGCCATATAGTGGAACAATAGTTTCTATCACCGCCAAGATTGCTTCTGGTAATCAATCAAAGGCATTAGAATTAAGAAGAAATAATGATAGAGTAACACCTCTTGAGAGTTTCTCATTAACAAGTGGTTCATATTCTTCAACTGTTAAAAACATTGATTTTAATGCTGGAGACTATATACAGGCCTTTATTCCTTCATCAGGCGTTCCTGCCAAGGATATTGTTGTTATGGCTGTAGTTTGTTGGCGCTGATTTTACTGCAAATTTTATGACCTCCCCGAAAGGGGAGGTTTTTTAGTTTAGAGACAGTTTTTATATAGTATAATTGTAATAAGCATATTTATGTTAAAAGGGGCAGTCAAATTCTAAAATTAGAAGTTTGGGATGAAGCAAAGCTAAAACTCCAATATAATGGCACCGTCCTGGTAAATACCAATGATGAACACTACAAGTTTTGGGTTGTTGAACAACTTACCGAAGACACATATAGAACAATATGGGGGAGAATAGGCAACACCCCTCAGTCTAAAACATTTATTGGTGGTAACTATGATATACGCACAAAAATAAGAACCAAACTTTCAGATGGGTATAGAGAACTATAAAGGGGTGAAGAGGTGAAAAAGCTTTTAGTTATTGTTATGCTCTGTATGTCAGTGTTTGTGTCTGCTCAAAGTATTGTTGGTGTTTGGAATATGTCAATTTGTGATTGGAAAAATAAGGTTACAAGTTTTGCAAAAGTAGAATTTGTTACAAATAACACTTATTTTATTAATCAACCTGGTGAAAATCAGCGTATTGGAAGGTGGAAACTCGTTGATGATTATTATTATTTAGGTGAATTTGGCTTTATTTTGAAATGGGTCAATGATGACAAATTTTATTTAATCCCGGCATTTGGTGATACAGATGCTAAATACTATATTTTTCAAAAGAAATAATACCAATTCTCCTCTTGAGGAAAGATAACAAGAGGAGAAATATATGAAACTTGAAAACATTTTACTTGGTATAGTTGGCTCTATTTTAATAGCATCTATTGGTTTTTTTGGAGCCTCAATTTTAGACTCTATTAAAAAAGTTAATGATGATACAGTTGAAATTAAATTAATTAAAAGAGATATTGATCTTTTAATTAAGAACATGGCAAATGTTGAAGCGGCATTAATAATACATTCATCTGATAAGTCAATAGATTTTATAAGAACGGATATTGAAGTATTAAAAACAAGGATTGCTAATTTGGAGGAAGAATGAAAAAAATATTGATTTTTTTATTTCTATCATTTAATTTATTTGCTGAACCCCTTCCTTATTTAGGGTTGACAGATGTTGAAATATTAGAGAATGAAAAAACTATTATTGTAATTGATAAATTTAAAATAGAATCAGCTAATGATGCAATGTTTAGGGTTAATTCTTTTTTAAATTCATTAAATGATTATTCAATTATTGAATTGCAGACTCCATTATCTCAATCTGTATTAAAGATTAAATATATGAATGACAAGTTAAATCTTAATATAGATGTTGATTGGGTTAATAGATATTTTTCAAATATTTCTTTATCTGACAAATCAAAAATGTTGAGTGAATTAATATCACCAAACACAGAAAAATATAGATCTTATAGTTATTAAGGAAACAACAATGAAAAAGATTATTATTCCATTATTAGCCTTTTCTTTGTTATCATGTTCAAACAAAATAGAGGTAGTAGCAGATCCAGCAATTAAAAAGCCAGCTATAGTAGCAGAAGTTATAGAACCAGTTGACAATGTATTAAAACTCCCCATGGATTTTTCTTCACCACTTGTTAAATATAATATATCAAGCAAGTTTGGTTATAGAAAAAAACCCATGGGTGGAAGTGATTTTGATTTACATAAAGGGGTTGATTTAGTAGGACCTAAAAATGCTTTGGTTTATGCGGCAAAAGATGGCAAAGTTATAGTTCATTATCCACCTCCAAACGGACATTTTAAAGGGCATCCTATTTATGGTGGAATGATGTTAATTGATCATGGAGGGGGCATATATACCTTATATGGTCATTTTAAAAGAACATTTGTAGGTGAAGGTCAAAGAGTAAAAAGAGGCCAAGAAATAGGTGTTCAAGGGAATACTGGAATATCAACTGGGGACCATGTTCATTTTGAGATATTAATAGATCCAACAATCTATTTTAAGGAATAAAGATTTTTAAGGAGGTGATAAATGATCCAAACTGGTGATATAGTTTATTTAAAAGGCCACAATGATTTTGAAACAGCCAAGGTTATTGGAGTTTTTGATAAATCAGATTCTAAGCAAGTTTTTTTAGATGACTATCTCCAAGGTCATAATCATTGGGAAGAAAGATTTCTTGAAAAAACTGAAGCTAAAATGGTTTGTTTATATTGTGGAAAGATAATCTATAAAAAGTGTGATTGTGAAGGATTGTTAAAAGCGCAACAAGAGTATCAAAAACAAAAACATTATTTTATGAAACTAAAGGAATAAAATGAAAGTTTGGATATTATCAGAATGGGGTGGAGATTATGAAGATCGTTGGGAAACTATCAAAGGTGTGTTTGATAATGAAGAGCTTCCACTCTTAATTAAAAAAGAAAAAGAACAGGAAATGCAATCTTATAGAGACGAATATAATAAAAAATATGAATTATATGCAAAAGAATTTGATATTATTATAGATAATGGAACTGCTAATAATGAAAAAGAATACGAGAGAGTAAATGCTCTTATGCCAGAATATGATTATCATGCCCAAGAATGGGGCGGTATGAAAATAAAAGAGTTTGAGATCAACAAGAGGTGAAGTATGGATTATCACAAGTTTGTTTATGATGAAGATCAAATTAAAAAATTTCATTCTATTCTCTCACCATTAAAAGAACATGAAGCCTATTTCTTGAGCATGTCTGCAAGAAATAAATATCTATCTGCTGAAGAAAGAAAAGAAATTGATTTAGGCAGAACAGAAATGTTTGCAAGAAAATTAGTAAAGTATCCTGATTATGAAACATTTATTAGAACTATTCATTCCATGGAAGTGGCAAAAGGTGGATATACATCTCGCTCAAATATTACTCTGCCAGAAAAGTGTTTGGTTGTTTATGCAAACATTAATCCTGTTGATGGAATTAAGGCTCTAAAAGAGTTCCAAGAGAAAACAACTCAAATGCTTTTTGATATGGTTGATGGAGGGGATGTATTAAAAAGTTTTTCATCTCTTGATACAGTATTAATGAATTGCTATCAAAGAGCTAAAGGTGAAAAGAAATTAATTGATGTTGATTTTGACATCCCTCTTGATGGTAAGTCACTCCTTGATAATGTAATTCAAGATTTCCATTCACATGGAGTTAAAGAGTATGTTATTAAAACAAAATCTGGTTTCCACGTTTTAATAGAAAAGGATACTTTGAAATATAATTATACTCAAGTAATTAATGAAGTTGATAAAGAAGCCAAAAAGATGTTTGACAAGTCTGAAGTTGTAATCAACTCTAATTCCATGGTGCCAGTTCCTGGCACAATTGCTGCGGGTCATCAGGTGAAATTTGTAAGTTTTTAAGTACATATAGACATATGAATTATATTTATAAAATTATATTTCCTAATAATAAGGTCTATATTGGAAAATCCTCAAATCCACTTAAAAGATTTGAAGATCATTTCTATATTGCTAAACATGAATTAAGAAATACAATGTTATGTAGGGCTTTAAGAAAATATAATATGCAAACTATTATTTTAGACATAATTGATTATGGAGAATTTACTTTTGAAATAAATTGGAAAGAACAAGAGTGGATTAGAAAATTAAATAGTAATAATAAATTATATGGCTATAATATGACAACTGGAGGAGATGGTGGAAATACTTATGATAAAATAAGTAAAGAAAGAAAAAAAGAATTATCAAAAATAAGAAGTAATAAATGGAAGGAAAATAATCCAGGGACATTGTATAAAAAAGAGACAAGAGATAAAATTGCTGATTCAGTTTCATATCATATGCAAAATATGACATTTATAGAAAAAGAAAACCTTAAGAAACAAATTTCTATTGGTGTTAATAAACATTATCATTCTAATAAAGGAATTAAACATAAAAGTTGTATTAGTAAAAAAATGTCAGGAGATAAAAACCCGATGTCATTACAGTCAATATCTAAAAGGTGGAATTGTTCTTTAGAGGAAGCGAAGAAACTTGCTCCAAAATATGGCAAACATCAATCTAGTTATGCAAAACAAAAAGCTTCAGAAACACATAAAGGTAAAGTTGTATCTAAAGAGACAAAAGATAAAATAATAGAAAATAAATTAAAATATAAATATATTATTACCAATACGGAAACTAATCAAGTTTTTGAAACAAGAAATCTTAATCAATGGTGTAAAGATAATAATATTTCTTATGGAATTTTGATGCATAGAGCAACTAAAAAAGAGACAAGATCTAGACGTTCTTTTAAAAAATGGAATATAAAAAGAGTATGTAATGGTTAAAAATATGTGTAATATAGAAGTATTGATTAATAGAGTAATAGATGATGGACTCTATATAAGATCTTTACAAATAGAAAAAGAGAGTGATTATATAAGAGAGATAAACCAGTATTTAACTGGATTTAAAGTTCATTTTATGGATTTGTAAAATTAGAATTATTATTGCTTATTTAATGTTAGTTATTATATCTGCCTTAGATCTTTATCTGTTTGATATTTCAGATAGAATTATTTTAATAGCTAATATTTTAGTGGCAGTAAATTTTATATTTTCATTTTTATTGATTATTTTTTAATGGGAGATGGGAATTACTTAAGTCATATTATAGAATATACTACTTTATCATTGTAAGGTATAAAAAAAGAGGAGCTTGGCTCCTCTTTTTTATTTATTCCTCAACTTCTGGTTTTGGAAGATTATAGGCTAATCTCGCTTCGTCTTCACTGTCAAACCATTGCCATCCATCTACTGGATAAGTATAAGTATCTTTCTCTTCTACTAAAAGAGAATAATCTTTTGAGTATACAAAGTTTGGTGCCTCTAATAACTCTTGTTCTTGTTTCTTAAAAAATGACATTTATTCCTCCTTATTTTAACCTGTTATAGTCCAACCTTTATTAGTTGCTATTAATCTATCAGCTGCTGTTAATAGTGCAGCTCCTGGATTACCTGTTATAGTGATTGTTTGTCCTGTTACTCCAGATGCTAAATTATTCAATATTTCTATTAATGCTAATCTTGATAAATTACAACTAGTATAAGATATTGTTTTACTCATTCCAGTTATTTTAACTTGTCTTAATAA